GGTCTTGCTGCACAGGTTCGAATCCTGTTGGGGCAACTATACAAAAACACGTGTTCTGTCATTCCCGGTTCGAATCCGGGTCGTCCAACTAATTTTTAACTGTATGAACGGATACAAAGCAATGCTGAGGGACAGAATGCCCCTTATGTTAAACTTGGCGTTGAAGTGGTGTAAAGCCAAAGAACGCTGGATTAATTATGTTTATGACAACGTAGTAAAGCGTTATCCGCAAAACAAGCGTTCTGTAGTTGTTAAGCAGATACTTGGTATCAAACAACGATGGAAGCGTCAGGAAATATACGATCAGTTAAGGTACGCTGAACTTAAGCCTGTTACAATGGAACAGGTGAACAATATACCTAAGTCTGAGCTGTATATGAAATTTGCGGATACTATCAACTGGACTAAGTTGTCAGAAGAAGATCCCGATATGTATTCTTATTGGCAAGTAATAGCTGGCTGGGTAAACTGGTTTAGTACAACACATTTGCCTGCACAAGAAACATATGACCACTCTAGAAAATGGGGAATGTCAGATGATGAAATAATCCCAATCCTCATGAGTAAGTATGGAATAGACAGAAAATTTGCTGACTATTTAATCAAATCTTTTAAATAAAATGTTTCCAGAAAATTCAGGCGTCTATATCGCCCAACGTGAAAGTGACCTTTTTATTGTAAAAGTAAAAGGCGTGTATCCGACATTACAGTTGGATAAAAAGGCCGTAGATTTAGGAGGCTTCCTAAGTAGCGGCAAGACCGTAGAAGTACCACAAGACGTGTTGGACAACATTGAGTTGTGTCACATGGATTGGGTATTTCATCCTCTCAGTTTCATCAATTTCGGTGTATTTTCCAAAACCGAATTTAGTCCAAACGGCTCTGATCTTTATTTATCAGAAGATGATGTACGATCCTTACAAGGAAAGTATTACCGTCTCTGTCAGCAGGGAGTATCTCCCATGAAGGTAATCAGAGCGTTAGGATACGAATTCAAAGTATCCAAGGATCAGATTATTAAGTTAATTAACGAATTTGATGCACAAGCAACAATTGTTGATAGGTGATTCTTTTATACCATCTTGTATGAAAGAAAACACCGTTGCAGATAAGTATAACTACTTACAATCTTTGTACAACAAGGGTTCGAGTTATATACTGTTAAATAACACTAATTTATTTGGTCCGTATCCGCAGCCATGTGTACCGTGGGATATTTCAGAAGAAGAGAAAGTTGTTATCTACCAACCAGATGTTCGTAAAGCGAATGTGTGGTTATTGAACGAGATTTTCAACAAATCCGCTCTTTTCAATTATAAGACGTTGGACGTACTTATAAGGATAGCAACAGGTATGTTGAATAATTGCAACATATCAAAAGATCTTCAGATGACGTTTCATGATAACATGGTGAAGAACTTGAAAGCCGAGTACGACAGAATAGTCGTATCCGGCTTACCTTTCTAGGGTCGTAAACGTAACGGGATTCGTATTCCCACGGCCCACTATAACTTGAGGAATAGGGTGAAATTCCCTTAAGTGCTCGTGCGATAGTAAGCACTTGAGCTGCCTGACAAAGAGGAGTAAAGTGTACATATACTCTAAGTTAGAGGTAGGTAGGTTCGTCACTATTGATAAAATCAAGAAGACCGAATTTCGATATTCGCTACCTCACTATACAGCAAGTGTCTGTCACATCTCGAAAGAGGTTAATAACCACTCGCTAGTGTACTCTAGCGTAATCTAATTAAATTTGTTTGGTATGTCTATAAAAACTCCCAGAATTACACCTGAGGAAATTAAGACTATCAAAGATGCGCAGGCTGGATCAATGAAGGCCTTCAATCGTATATTTTATAGGTATAAACCTTTTGTGGAACACCTGCTGTTCCATTACTTGAAGGATATGGACGAGTCGAAAGATTTGACCAATATAGTATTCTTGAAGGTATACGATAAACTCTCTCAATTCACAGCGTACGACTCCTTCGGGGGTTGGCTGAGAATTCTAACAAAAAATACAGCCATTGACTACCTTAGAACAATCGGCAATAAGATTAATGTATCCTCAGACAATCAGGAAAAAAAGTTGCAACTACCTGACGAAGAGGGGGATGATGAAATAAGCGTCGTAAACAAGATGACTTATGATTATCTAATTAGTCTAATTGACACGTTACCTCCATCGTATCGAGAATCGTGTAGACTGTTTTATGTGGAGAATATGACTGTTGCGCAAATAGCGGCTGCGTTAAATGTGCCGTCAGGAACGGTTAAATCTAACTTGTTCCGTATGAGAAAACAATTTCAAAAAAAGTTAAACTTATGACAGGCTTACTGACCTTTCTTTCCATCATCGGTTTGATCACTGTTTGTTGGATTATGGCAAAGTACAACAAGAGTGACAATCTGTTTTGGATCCTGCTGATCTCATTGTTCGCAGGAATGGCTGGTGGAGCGATCGTTTCAAAGCTCGATAAGAGCTCGAGCGATGTCAAGAAGAACTTTGAGCAGGTGTATAATCCCACGCAGGTGTCCCCAGCAAATTGTGTTGATTTCTACACAACGCTGGGTGACATCCTCGCCTCTACGGCAAATCCTGCGAGTGAGGTAGTAGAAATCCCTGCACGTGACAGCAAAGTTTGCTTCTATGCTCCTAGTGAGACTTTCGGGGAAATCCGAGGTCAACCAACTTTTAATAACCCGCTGAACAAAGGAACACCGGGTATGCCGTATGATACATCATGAATGAATCTAACGACAGAAACAGAGATCACAAACGGGTTTACATGACCCAAGTAATTAACCCATTCTTAATTTATTATCAAAATGAGTAAGAATAACACTCCCAGTAAGGGAAACAAAAACAATGCTCCTAAGGGAGCACCGAAGGCTCCTGCCGCTGCACCTAAGACGACAGCTAAGAAGCAGGAGGAAGTAATTGAGAACGCTCAACTGAACGAAGAGGAGGTCCGTACGCTTGCAGGTACCAACCCCGACAAGCTGCGCCAGAAGATGAGTACTCTGTCAGCAGACATGAAGATTCTTGCGTTTAGCCTTCTGGAAAAGACAGTAGTTAACCCCGCAGATCCTGCGCTGGCCTTTCCATTGGAGGTACGGAAGAAGACAAACATGCTTGTGGCTCTCGGTACCGTCACAACGCTTATGGATCACTGCGCAAACGGAGATGATACGTTTGCACTTCTTATGCAGAAGACCGACTATGCGGCTCTCATCGACTGTGCAAAGGCCGCTGGATACGACATCGAGCTCCCTGATATCAAAGCTCTGCCTGCTACAGAAGACGGAAACGTGACCGTTAAGGCCAAAGACGTGAAGATTGGTGCTGAGACTAAGAAGCAGCTCAAGAAGGAAGATGAAATTCGTAAAGGTGAGAAGCCTGAACTCGACCCCACGAAGATTGTCTCCGAGGAAGACCTGACAAAGGCCCTTGAGTACATGTTCCTGACTCACAGCAAGCGTCTACCTGAACTGATGACGCAGGGCATCGATTTCATGAAGCAGTTTCGTCTTGCTGAAGCAGAACGCGCTGAGAACACCGAAGAGGCTAAAGCTCGTTTCGAGAACTACAACTCTGGCGATTGGCTGGATGATCTCTTTACCTACGTTAAGCCCACCATATTCTTCGGAGGTATTGGCCGCGGTATGGCATCTGTCGTCGCTGTTGAGAAGAATCCTATTCATGCCTTCGTTATCCTTCGTGATGCTATAAAGGACAAGCAGAGCGGTCAACCCGTCCTGGATGAAGCCGAAATCGCATATTGTGTGAAATCGATTATCAAGTGGTGTTGTAACATCAACATCGAGTCCAACAAGAAGAGCATCGAGAATTTGGACGCTAAGAAGAACAAGACTGAAATTGAGAAGTGCGAGGCTCAGATTCAGTACTATACTAACATCCTCGACTATATTACAAGTCCGTCATTTGACGAAATCGACACTTTGCTTGAAAACATCGGCGTCGACTTTACTACAGACGGCGGTCAGCTGACGCAGGAATGTCAGAACGCCAACAAGACGTTCAACGTTATCTGTCGATCTTACTACGGTAAGGAACTCAGCATGACCGACTATAAGAACCTTGGTGAGAACATCAAGCAGTATGGTTATCACATCATCAACCTGTTCCGCAGCGCTGGTGAGCAATTGACCGACTGCGGTCTATCCTACGTATCTGAACTGGAGGAACGCTCTGAGGAAGAGAAGAAGGCTCTGGCTGAAGAAACCAAGAAGGCCTGGGCTGAACGTAAGGCTAAAGCCAAGGAGGAAGAGACAAAAAACGCATAATGCGGTTTCGTAGACAACACCCCATAAAGAGTGTCAAAGCGAGATTGAAAAACGTTTGGAAGTCCTTCAAACAGTCTATAGTAAACCGCTTAAGTGACTAGCTAGTAATGTAACACAATCAAAACTATCAAAGTTATGAGAAAAATTATGACAGCTCTTTGTTGTCTGGCAATGGCCTATATGGGCTACTCGCTGGTTACAAACATTGAGTCCGACGCAGTTCAACAGAACGCGTTGCATGCTGCTACGATTCCTAGCTGGAATTATAACGGACAATTGCCACTCGATTTACAACTCGATGCGGCAAAGAGTATTAATTTGGACACTGTTCAACACGACACTGTCCTAGTTGAAAAAATAAAGTACATACGGGTACCCGTGCCCCAGAGTACGACGGACACGATTTATGTCCCTCTCGATAGTTTGAGAGAGATAGAAGTCACGCCTGTTAAAAACAGAAGCCCGGGAGATGAACAGATCGATGAGTCTGATGAAACACACAGTGTTGTGCTCATCATAGATGGGAATCAGGTCTATTCATCAAAGACGGATCATCCCGTGGTGTCCGACGAGCCTTAGAAGCTATAAGTGCAGGCCTCATTAGCCTGTATGCACACCGAGTCCAAACTTACTTGACAGTAGTGAAATAGGGGGAGCTCCAAAGGCAAAACCTGAAAGACCTGTGGAAGACCTCAGAGTTTGAAAAACTCCCTGGTATTCGGGTTAGCGCTGTATCAACCCGATTCGGCCATCGAGAACCGACTGGAGGATGGATAGTAGAAAAAAGGCGCAAGCTTACACCAGCAGGTAGTAAGACAAACGAACCGTATCGGACAAACTATTATTTGTGCGAATAATAGTATAACGTACACGAGATGAAACATGTAAAAGTGCGGTTTTATGAGGACTGTACGAGATTCCAAATCTCACATGAGCACACTGGGAATGCCCCTTTTAACTTAGTCGTAGCTTAGTCCTTTACCTGGAGTCCACGGACAACCAGCCGGGTATATAAGGGAGTGAAGAATTTATCTGAGCATATTAGCCAAGTAGATGGCTTGACAATCTACGCCGTACCGTAACTACGGTCCTTGAAGAAATCCTTTCAGTTTCGATTACTGAATGACCACCTTTGAGGCTACGGTCCCACTGGGTCACCGGGGATGGGGTACTGAGGAAAATGTGTTGAAGATAGACCGCCTGGCTTTGGTCGTTTGTGCGGGATATAAAAGCAAAATGACCAGATCCTCGATGCAGGAGGATAGCGACACGAGACCGCGTTCATAAGTCTGATGGTAGACAGTCACTTACAAATGGTAGACGATTTGTAATACTTTCCGCAAAACGAAATTTAGATGATTCCTTGACAATCAGAACAAAAATAAGTCATGATGGGCTGATTCGACACTGCGCACGCCAGCGTTGCAAGAGATCCGCCTAGCCTTACACGGATAGGATATTGTGCGTACTAACTTTGGTGGTAAATTATAAGATTGGGTAGTACCCATTAAAATTTGTGGTGTGGAAGACCACACATCTTATATGAGTCCTCTTAGTAGATTGAAATGTACAACACAGCACAAGAAAGTAAGCCGTAGGAAATTAGAGATAACTAACACGTTTAACAAAAATTAAGTGTCCCTCTACCAAGTATACCACGTTATATAAGCGGAGTAGTAAGCCGTTAGCTCCCGTTGTATGGGAAGCAGTAGCCATCTTATATGGGATGTAGAGAAACTTGAGTGCCAACCGTTATGAACTAACCAGGGTTAAAGTATAGACTGCAAATCTATATGTCCCCCGAAAGGTAGAAGTTAATACAGAAATTATTCACAAGGCAGCTATATCGTAGCCATCAGACGCAGTGATTAATCGCATGCAGGTGCTAGTGAGTAGCTAGCGTTCACGTCTCCCTGTCTCGGAGAATTGTGAAAAGCAAGATGTAGTGGGTGACAAGAGTAAGAGTAGGTATGAGTTGAAGTCTCCATATTCGTGCACTATAAACAGAAGACAGCAGCAAAGCTGAATGCACAACAAAAAGCCGTGGGTCCGTGATGAGTTCTGGAGCTCTAGACCGTTCGATAATAAACGTTTCTACATACGAGATGCCTTATGCTGAATGTAGACGCAGGTATTGATTGTTCTGTGCGTTAAAAAAGAACTGGGGTAGCTGTGCCTAATCAGTATCGCAAGACTGTACAACAGCGCATGATTTCTCAATTATCTGGAAAATACATTGAAAGAAATCATACAATTTTGTGGGATACTCCATGAACGGTAGTCAGAAATGAAATGCCGCCAACGAGTCAAATGCGTAATGTACGCAGCCGGGATTATATCGTTTCGGTTATGTTTTATACCTATAAAATAACATTCAAGTAGATTATATGTCGTTGATTCGACAACCTGTCATTCATAGCTTTAAGAATGGGATTCTCTTCATTGACGGGCTTAGCTAATCCTACCATTGGATTCCCCTTGTCTATTCACGTAGCAAGTAGCTTGAAGGTAAACAAAGCGGCCAGTAGGACTACTGGCACAGGGATAGGAGACTTACATACAGTGTCATCGTGCCATTGTATCAAATAATCGAAAGAAACTTATATTTTGACGGAAATTAAAACCGTATAAAGGCTAATAACGCACCGCCTAAAGTGTGCATAGTTTTTAATAAGATGTCGTTGGTTCAATCAAGAACGATATCAAAAAGGACATTTTAACAATGAACGAAGTAACTCTGAAAGTTAATGCTGCTGTCGTAGCAAACAACCGCCGAGCACTTGCCAACGTAGGTAAGTCGTTCGGCTTGCAGTTCTTCCGCGCTACGCAGGAAGACACAAACCTTCGCCACAACGAAGAAGTAGTAAACTCTGAAAACAACAACAACCTGGATCTGGTTCTGAACCGCAGTCCGCGCCGCTTCAAGCTGACTGGTACGGACATCGTTGCTGTAGAAGTCGGTGAGCAGGCTGACGGCGCTTCGGTTGTATACATCAACCGTGGTCGCAAGAAGCAGGTTGGCGATAAGGTCTTCTCGCAGGAGGCTATTATCCCCATCACTGGCGACATGCGCATCGATTCTGATGCAAGTGACGACGCCATTCTCGCTCAGGCTCTGGCAGGTGATCGCAGCAAGATCTTTGCTGATCCCGATGGTCTGCTTGACAAGCTGAACGCGCTGAATGATAACGAAATCATTCGCGTGGACAAGGCTATCGAGAAGCTTCAGCTTTGGAAAAAGATGATCATCGATACCAAGAACTCGAACATCGACAAGGCTCGTAAGTTCAAGGCCGAACGTACCAAGAACTCTGTTGAGTCTGTCCAGGCAACAATTGTTGAAGACTAATCCATAGCCGATGAAAAAGCTTCTGACCAGTGAAAGTCAGATGCTGGTAAACATGCTCCTCATGGAGCCAAAGATCGCCGAGTCTGTATTTATGGATGTCGGAAAGCGTGAAGCTTATAAGATTCTCGATGTTAACGAGGATGGTACATTCACTTTAGGTAAGCGGAGTGTACGATGGTGGAATCGCTTGTTTGGTCTTGAAAAAACTATCAGCTTCAAAGACTTCGCCTTCAATACGTTTAAGGCATTGGTCGGTATGGCGGATAATCTCGACAAGAACACGATTCTCCAAGGACTCAGCCAAGAGCTTATAGCTAAAGCTGTGTTGGAGAATAAGTATGATTTTGTCGTCAATCGTCTGTATGACGTAGCGAGATTCGGTGTAAAGAGCGGAGTTCTCAATACTGTAGCTACACCGGCAAATGGAAAAACGATGCCTGAACCCCAGCAGATGGGTGTACACGTATCTCTTGAAAATCGCGGACTTATCCCGATTTACGACAGTTTAGGAAATGTATTGCTTCACCTTCGCGTAAAGGTTGACGGTTATACGTTGGACAGATATTAAAAGTAGATTATTTGGAGCTTGTAGCTGCCACGTTATACTGCATATTGTATGTATGACACTTTAATCTCTTTTGATGGAAATCCGACGTCTTATACCGTAAACTTAACGTTTATGAAGTAATAACATAGCATTAACAGAAAGTGTATATAGTAGCAAGGTTGTACCTGTGTTACACTACACTTTCTGTTCCCTATTACCCTTGAGTAAGATAGTAGGGACAAAGTAGGTAAACGAGCTCTCGAATTCATAAGTTATCAAGAAGTTTAATTAAATCACTATATAATTTATGAAGAAGACAACGATGAATTCAAAAGATATTATTATCGCTCGTAAGAAGCTTGACGAGACTATTACTAAGTATTGGCACATTATTAAGACTGAGAATGTGATGAGTACCAAGGCAGTTAAGATGGGCATTGGCTCAGGTCTTGACTTGAAGGAGCTCTACAACAAGATCACTCAGATGTCAGAAACTCGAATCAAGCTCAAGTTGATGCTGAATGCAATCAACAATGGCACCTTTACGTTTGATTACGAAGAGGAAAAGAAAAAGCACTATTATACTATTTTTGCAGCAAGTGAGGAGAAGGAGAAGATTGCTCACTGGAAGGACATTATCAAGAAGACTATCGACCCTAAGGAGAAAGCTCGCAAGGGTGTCAAGGGTACCGGCAAGCGTGAGATTTTCACATCTGCCAAGATTACTTCTCTGATGAATGCAATCCAGCTTAATATTAACAAGTATGACGCTGAGATTGAGAAGTATAACAACAAGACTTCCATTGAGTTTAACACCGACACTGACTCAGATATTTCTGAGTTGCTTATTGCATAAGTAGACATATAGGAGACGTAGCTGGAAACAGATTGGTACGCTAGGTGGGATCGAACCCCACTAATCCACTAAGAGAGACTATTAACATATGTCGAACTAAAGCATAATCAATATGAAAGACATCAAGACGTTACTAAATAAGATAGAGAGGGAAGAAAAGATAATAGAAAAAATAGCCATATTTCTTAAAACCAAGCGCGGACAGAAGTTCGTTAATAAAATATATACTCAACCTTTTGCACAACTCTGCAAAATGTATAATGCACCTGGATTCATGCAGATGTATAAGAGTAGTAGAAAGAATAGAAATCTTGTTTTTGCGGCAATTAAGAAGTACAATATAACAATTCCTTCGTATACTGATACTACAGTATATACAAATATGTGGAGTAAAACTCCAGTTCGTCTCACTAAAAAAGAAGCAAAAGAGATGAACGCACGATGCCCCAAGAAATTGGGATTCGCAGCACGAATGCACGCTTATGAAGAATATAAGTGTAAGAAATTTGAAAACAAACACATTCCGACAGAAGAGAGCTTAAAACAAGATCTCTTTTGTGAGGAAATGAAGTCACAGATAAAAACACAGCTCTTTATTCATAGAGAATATGTCCGAAACTTTCTGTCACGTGTATATTGCAATACGGATAAAAGAGAACCCTTATTTAGATTGTTTCTGGTATACGAAAACAAAGTGATGCCGGGTACAATATACGAAAAGGAGGGCGACCCATACGTAGTAGGTTATCCTTTCTGTAATTGCAACGAAAATACTCCAATAGAAACGCTAAAGAATATACTCAGAGAGAGAGCTAAAACAGTTCGAGATAAAACATGTCTTGAACTAAAATTGTACAACAAGTATGGAATACTACTTGCTTGTGCAAAAGCGTAATGCTAGGAGCACTACCAGAGTACAAATGAAAGATCGCTACGCGAAATTCGTAGCAAGCGGAAAAATGTAATACGAGAGTTGAACACCCCGATACAGTTTTGTACACTAGGATGGTTCTTCTGCACGAACAGGAGAGCGGTTCGATTCCGCGGTGCTTACTTGAACCAACGTATCTTAGTATCATTATGGTAATACATGAACAATCAGTAGTCGTTTACGATATTGAAATATTTCCAAACTGCTTTCATTGTACATGTAGAGATACTGAAACAAACGATTTATATACTTTCGAAATATCCCAAAGAAAGAATCAGCTAACTGAGTTAGTTGATTTCTTTTATTATAAGAACGACGCTAAACGTATGTTCTGTGGATATAATAATAAACACTATGATGATGTTATAATAAACTACATTATAGATTTTTATTACAAACTAGACCAAATCTCATCTGCAAGAGTGTGTCAATCGTTATTCAATCTCTCATCAACTATAGTGAAATCAGAAGAAGGAGGTATTGAGAAATTTAAACGATGGAAATACGCGAATTATTTCGAATCTATGGACTTACTTACATTGCAATTTAGTAGCAAGCTTCGCGTAGGTCTCAAAGAAATGCAAGTAACTATGCATTATCCAAATGTTCAAGAATACGATGGCGACTTTGACTCAGCCATTCCTCTTGAAAATATGGACAAGATGATAGGTTATAATATTAACGACGTAGATTCAACCACAGAGCTTTTAAACAGGCTCTCGAAAGACATCGCCTTAAGATCTTTCATAGAAACGGAATATGGCATCAATGCGTATTCAATGGACAGTGTGAAGTTCGGTGAAACTCTACTGGCTAAAAAATACTGTGAAGCCACTGGGCTGAGTAAAAGACAACTGGAATCGATGCGTTCACCAATGGACTACATTCCATTGAAAGATGTCATACTTCCGTTTATTCGATACAAAAATCCAAAAATTCAGGCGGTTCTTGAGGACATGAAAGGGCAAGTAGTGTTCACAAAAGAACGAAAAGGCTATGAGAAGCAGTTTGTGCTCTCAAATACAACGCTATCTGTTGGTGTAGGAGGTATACACTCTATTAATACACCGAAGATCTACGTTCCCAAGGAGGACGAATTCATTGGTCACGCCGACGTGGCATCTATGTATCCGAGCTTTATTGTTCAATACAAATGGATTCCTCGACACCTTGGAGAAGAATTTTGGCAGGTTTACTCTGGTATTTACCACGAGCGCATTGAGGCCAAACATAGCGGACAGAAACTTAAGAGCGATGCCCTTAAATTAACTCTTAATTCTGTCACAGGAAAAATGCAACAAGAGACAAGCTGGATGTACGATCCGTTTTCAGTCTTTAAGATTAGAATAAACGGACAATTGGTATTATTAATGCTCGTAGATCGCCTGTATGACTTGGGTTGTGAGATTATCCAAGTAAATACAGATGGTGTAATGTATGTCGCAAAAAAAGACCTCTCTGATAGTATAGGACAAGCTATCAAAGAAGTCGAAGACATTACGAGATTGTCTTTTGAAACAGATCGCTATGAAGCGTTTTATCAGTACGCAGTCAACGATTATTTTGGTGTCGTTGAAGGGTGGTCAAAATCTCACGACCCGAAACTGATAGAAAGAAAGGGTATGTTTATTACAGAAAACCGACTTGGAAAGGGTATGGCACCAGTTATCATTCCCAAGGCTGTTATAAACTACTTTCTTACAAAAGAACCTATCGATGCTTTTATTAAGCGTCAAACAGATATAAAAGACTTTCTGATAACTCAGAGGGTCGACAAGAAATTTACCGTCATACACGGTGAAACCCCAGTACAACGTATAAATAGATTTTACGCTAGTACAGATGGACCATACCTGTTTAAAGTGAAATCTGATGAACAAGGAGAATCGTGGTCCAATATGTTAACGAAGTCGGGAGTAACAATCCTGAATAAGTTTGATGATCGCACGATAGAAAGTCGAAAGATTAACTATCGGTACTATATCAGTGAAGCCAAAAAAATAGTTGCAGACTTTACTGAACAACAACTAACCCTGTTTTAATAACCAACTTGTTTATCAACGTATATAAGAGATGATTATTGAACTAAATACAAAACTTCTGGATTTACCAGATTTAAATATGAATCAGTTGGTTTTCCTAAGTATGGTGTTGGATAAGAATCAAACAACAAAAAATCAAGACGTCCATCGGTTAGTCAGCCTTATCGACGACGACGAAATATCATACTTAGTTCAACAGAATCTTATCACCTCGATGGAGAGAGGTGGATTTACTGTTTATGAAGCTACCGAAAAGCTAAAATCTGTTCTCTCAAACGAGAAGGACTATTTCGATATGTTTTATGATCAGTACCCAGTATATGTACTACGTCCAGATGGCTCCAAATGTTATCTTAGGGCAAATGTCAACAAGTGTAGACACTTATTCAACGTTACGTGTGGAAAGAGTTCGGCTATGGCAGAACATCTTATAGCTTGTTTGAATTTTGAAATCCATAAAAAGATGGCGGAAGGAAAACTTAGTTATATGAAAACCATGTGGCGTTGGTTAGTAGACCACCAGTGGGAAGAATCTGAAGAAGAGATGAACGACACTGTAGAAACTCCTATAAATACTTATGGAACAGACCTTATCTAAAATTCGGCCTATTTCAGTTGTAGCTCAAGAGGCTATCAACTATATAGCAGGAAGACGGGACCATAACATCGTTTCGCTGAAGACTAGATGGGAAAAGTTAAATAAGCAGTGTATGGGAGGTATTGAACCCAATACAATCTACACGTTTGCTGGAATTAGTGGTACAGGCAAGAGTTCGCTCTGCAATACCATGACCACTGACATCATAGACCTTAATCCTGACGCGCAGATAGTTGTTCTAAACTTCTCGTTAGAAATGGTTGGATTTAGGCAAGTTGGAAGAACAATTTCGAGTAAGCTAAGAAAAACAACTTCTACCTTGTATAGTTCGGAAACGGACCTGGATGATGAGACCTTCAGAAAAGTCATCACAGTATCTAATCAGCTAAAGGAGTATCCTATCTACTTTGTAGACGACCCTGGAACTCCCATGCAAATAGAACAAACTATTTACAGCTTTTATAACCAGTATGTAAAAGGTACTGGTAAACATTTCATAATTACGTACGATCATACACTGTTGACAAAACAAATAGGCAGTGTGATTGAAACTACGAGTGAGTTGGAGAAAGTATTTATTAAAGCCAAGAAATTGCCTTTGACGAGTATTATTCAGATAGCTCAAATGAATCGTGAAATTGAAAAGCCAGAAAGGATTAATAACCCATCGGCACATTATCCGATGCGAAGCGACTTATCATCGTCTGATGCGATGTTCCAAGCGAGTGACTATGTCTTCGTACTACATCGACCAGAAATATTGAATATTGCTGAATATGGCCCAAATCGTTTACCTACTAAAAATAAAGTATACATGCACCTGCTGAAAAACAGAGATGCCGGTAAACCGTGTATACTTGAATTCGAGAATGAGCTACAGTACAATACTCTGATTGAATGTTAATCGCATCGACAAGTATAGAACATATAAAATTAGGCTGAAATTATGAAAACATACACGATCAAGATTAACCGTAATAATAACAATAGTTTTAACTTTCGTAACCTCAACAATGCTTCTAAGAATCTTGATGACCTCATTATTGCTGGTCTGACCAAGATGAATCCCTATCTGCGCGGTACTAAGAATATCGGCACTCCGGATCCCACTCTGAATGCAATGCTCGCTGAGGCTGGTTTTGACACTGATGACCACATTATCATCAGCAATCGTGATAATAGCTACCTCCTGAAGGACAACTCTATCGAGTTTGCTAAGGCAGCTAAGTTCTTGTCCAATTATACTCCCATTAAGAAGTATTATTTGTATGACGAGACACCCATTGAGTTCTTTGAGGACGAGATTCAGATCGGTTCGACCCTGATTCCTCTGTACAAGCTTTCTGATTCGCGATACTATCGCACTTTCGATCGAAAGACAAAGAACATTATCATTAATTTGTTTATTACAATTAACCGATAAAATATGCTTATTTTACCTACAGAGAAAGTTCCAGCAGTCTCTGAAAATCCTAGATATTTAGTTCTTTACGGTCTTCCTAAATCTGGTAAGACCTCGTGTCTAGCCCAGCTGGGTAACAACCTTATCATTGATTTGGAAGGAGGAACTAATTTTATTGATGCTCTCGCCATCCAGGCTAGAACCATCAACGATTTGGGAGAGATTGCTAGTGCCATACGTGCCAAGAATGCAGAAGTAGGACACAACTTTTATAAACGCATCACTATAGACAATGCTACCAGACTTGAGGATATATGTATGAGTTACGCTTGTACGTTGTATCGTAAGACCGAGCTTGGTAAGAATTGGAAGGGTGATGACGTCACTACACTAGCTCGTGGTGCTGGGTACAAATACTTAAGAGACGCAGTAAAAAAGGTCATTGACATGTTCAAAGACCTGTGTGACGAATTCATTTTAGTAGGACATGTCAAAGATAGTATCACCGATAAAGACGGCGAGGAGGTCAACGCAAAAGAAATCGACCTTGTTGGAAAACTTGGTAAAATCGTCTGCGGAATGGCCGATGCTGTCGGGTACGTATATCGAAAGGATAACGAGACTCACATTTCCTTCAAGTCTGGAGGAGATGGTACCATTATGGAAGCTCGGGCACGTCATATTGCCGGTAAAGACATCGTTATTGCTACCGGTAATGAAGACGGAAGTATAACAACTTACTGGAATAGAATTTATAAACCTGTATAATTTAATTTTTAAGGGGATATGTATAGTACAAAAACCGCAACAACAAATAACGAAGAGTTTAACAGCTCATATATGCCTGTGGGCATCAATGAAAATATTACTTTGAAAGAAGTAAACGTAAACAAGACTTCTAATGATCGTGATTTCTTGGAGATTATCTTCGAGAATGAACATGGCCAGACAGCAACTATGACAGAGTGGAAGAACGAGAAGAACATGTGGATTAAGACTGATGAAGACCTTCAGAAGCGTGATAATCAGCAGTTCGGTCGTATTCTGCAGGTCATCGATGCTGTAAAAGGTGGTCATACAGACTTTGAAGGCTCGTCATTTATTGAAATGATCAATTGGGTTAAGTCTCAGTTGGCAATAAATCCTGCTGATATGCAGCCGGGTTTGCGTCTTAAGGTTGTTTACGACAAGAACGGATTTACGAAAGTATCTAATCTTGGTATATTCGTTGAGGCTATGGGTGTAACAGAGTCGCAGATTAAGCTTTGGAAGAATGATCTTCTTGAGCGTCCTATTGTGGCAGACAAAGAACCTGCTACAGATCCGCTTGCTGGTACTGCAACTATTTCAGATGCAGTTAACAGTATTCCGGTGACTGCAGAGTCTAATACAGGTGCTGACGACCTGCCTTTTTAAATATCACATAGTAGGATCTATGTGGATATCAGAAGAATATGTTGAGATATTACATAACTTTTGGAAAAGATAATGGTCAGTGGTGCTGACAACCAATATTTCTGATTAAAATAACAGTTCACGCAAGGAATGGAGAGGGACGCCCTCAGAAATAAAAGGTCAGTGGTGGAGGACTGGAGGCTGCGTAAGCAGTAGCCAGCCCCTAACGATGTCAAACCCTCGTTGTATTACCGGAGCTGCCATGGGAACAGGAAGGTATACTTAACTCAAAAGAGCGGAACGTTTGACTGGAAAGATATGTAAGAGAGCGTCTAAGGTGGTGGCTTACAGTGAGTTCGAGTCTCACCATATCTACTATGAAATATAAACACGGAACAAAAGAGTACTGGATGGACTGGTACTGGAATCGCGGAGGACGAGAGAAAGTTCTAGCGAAGCGTTATATTGCAGAATATAAACGAGAAGAAAAGAAACATGAAGAAGCTAGAAGAACTAGTGTCTGCTAATTGTTATAAAGAAATTATAACAAAGAGTAAAGATTTATTTGGAGAAGCGTTTGACTATGTATTTCCATCAATAAAGAAAGCATTGGAACGAGGTAACAGAGATGTACGTCGGTCGATACTTGAGTTACTCGACATAGAAAGTTGTAGAGTATGTGATACATGTGGAAAGTTGATGGAAGAAGGATACTTATGCGAGGATTCCTTACAATACAGTTGTTCAAAAAGATGCTTGAAAAAAAGAAACAATTGGTCTGAAAAAGAGTTTAGAGACTGGGAAAAGAACTGGTCGGATTCTGATTCTTTATATTGGACCGAATGGTATTAATAAAAACTACTATGAGTGGGAATAGGCATACCACTGCCACAAGATGGAAGGCGAGGAAGGTGTTCGCCATAAAGATAGAACGGCCATACACGGTGCAGTTAATGTGAGTTCGAGTCTCACTGGTAGTACAAATAAAACGAGAATGGACAATGTGATATAAGACGTTATGATATTTATGCACATAGGCGGTCGGATGTGCCACAAGTGTATGCAGATACATTCTCAGGCTCCTTGAGTTTATGATTTTCTAGGGGAGCGCAAATACAAAAGATGGTTAATAAGTCTGAAAGGAAACTAAGACGGGTGGTCCGAGGTCCTAGTGTTGAAGGTGCTCTGGAAATACGATTTATTGTAATGCACGGAGAAGGTAAGCCCGCCATCTTTTAGGGGAATTTAGTGTAACGGTAGCACTAACATTAGGAGGTAAGGAACAACGTGTATTGAGATGTTACCATTGTACGGAACCGAAAGGGATGTACACATCAAGACAAAAGCGCCAAACTGTAGCGAAGTTCAGTATGGGTTCGAATCCCATAATTCCCACAATACTATTAAAGTACTTTAATGTCATGTATAGTACAAAAACAGCAATCACAATGAGTCTTAGAGACTTATTGGATAAACTGGACGATTATAGTATGTATTCCTACTATATCGGAGCATTTAAACCAGGGAAACTGATGAATAGTCCATTGAGACCAGACGATAAAATCCCCAGCTTTGCTATATTTCCTAGCAGAACTGGAGATTTGTTGTTTAAAGATCACGGAACCGGTGAAGCTGGTAATGCATTAAAGTTTGTTAAACTATATCGTGGTATACAAACACGAGAAGAGCTCGAAAGAGAACTTTTAGCGATTGTTAGACGTATGAATCCAAATCAAACTATACGGACAAATACAACGTGTCCTAGAGTTAGTTCTGGTATGACAGATATTGGAATAGTACGTCAGCCATTCAATGACGTAGATAAGCGTTATTGGAAGCAGTTTCATATAAGCATAGATACTTTAAAGAAATTTAATGTCTTTAGTATCAAATATTTTCTTTGTAATAATGTCGTCCGAGGTACTTACAAAGAAACAAGTCCTATGTATGCGTACAAGGTGTTTGATAAGTTTAAAATTTATCGACCCTTAGCCTCTAAGTATACTAAATGGCGTACGAATCTGACAAATCGTCACGTCCAAGGTCTTGCTGAATTGCCCAAGGAGGGTGGGAATCTTCTCATCATAACGAAATCTTTAAAAGACGTTATGTGCCTATATGAGATGGGATATTATGCGATAGCTGCTTCGAGTGAAACAACTTTTATACCAGAAGACATATTACAAAGCTTACGGAGTAAGTGGAGGCATATAGTTATACTATATGACAGGGATAGGACTGGTATGTTGAAAGCTCGCGATTATAGTAGACAATACAAATTTGATGCTATATTCGTCCATAAAAAGTTCAAGGCTAAAGACATCTCTGATGCTGTTAGAGACAATGGATTTAGCGAAGTAAAAAATTGGTTAAACTCAACACTTCAAAAATATGCTTGAAAGTATCATGATAGGATTGGGATTCTTTGCTCTTGGAGCACTGGCATCTCTAATTTTAACTAGTATCGCATTGCACGACAAGATTACCGAAAAGGCTCTTGGTGGTAAAGTGCTTAAGTACAATATTGCCAACGGCAAGCAGATTCATGTGTGGAGAGGATTTGTATTCCCCGAACACATACATGTTTGTGCATCAGATGAAAAAGGTAACCTTGTTGGTGATGGAGTGATTTTCGACGAAGACGGAAACATAATCTTTGTAGATAAAAATGAAAAGGGGTGAAGGTAGAGTAAAAAATGCGACAAGTGTCGATAAGTATGGAATACATTTCAGAAGCAAACTGGAGTGCTATACTTATGAAGCTTTTATGAAAGCAGGAATACCTGTTAAGTATGAGCCAAAGCACTTTACTCTACTTCCCGGATTCTCGTATTTAGACGAGAAGATTCGTCCGATTACATATCTGCCAGACTTTATTGGTCGTGGATTTGTAGTTGAGTGTAAAGGTCTGATGGGAGACTCATTTCCCTTACGTTACAAGTTGTTTAAGTATTACCTTAAGAGACACAGAAGCAAAATGAAGTGTTTCTTAGTACGTAATCATAAACAGGTTGACGAAATGATTCAGTCATTAATTGCAGATAATCATGGAAAAGAAAAATAATTTTATTAAGTCCGGTGATCAGATTACGCCGAAACCGAACGGTATGGACTATGAACTGAAGTCCGGCAAAGTATACGTTCTCCTGAGTGATAGATATTCCGACGAGTTGTATTTGAAAGAAGACAACGACTTTCAGATGCCGGAGAAGTATTATCAGAGTGCTGCCGATAAGCGCTTTGTAAACAAAGTTGTAAATACGTTTAAAACCACTAGCAAACTCACTACTGGTGTACTGCTTTCTGGTATAAAGGGAAGCGGTAAAACGTTGATGGCAAAACACATTGCCATGAATTCTAATGTTCCTATCATTGTGGTAGATAAATCTGTACGTGCTGGAGAAATTGAAAGTTTCTTCTCTCGTATAGAAATTGACACTTGTGTACTCTTCGATGAGTTAGACAAGTATTGGAACACAAGTTATCTGCTTGGTTTCCTCGATGGTGTTAAACCCACAGGAAAGAAACTGGTGATTTGTACTTGCAATGATGAAGAAGAAGTAAGTGATTATCTGAATGACAGATGTTCACGTATACGTTATAAGCGCGACTTTAAGTGTCTGACAGTAGATGCCATACTTGGTATTCTTACTGATATTCTTGAAGAAGATAAAGCATGTGAGGTAGCGTCATTTATTGCAGACAATCTTGGTGTAATATCTTATGATAACGTTATCGTATTTGCTGACGAGGTTAAGAACAATCCTGATGAGTCACTCGAGAATATTCTCGAAGACTTGAACATTGAAAAGCAATGATGGATATTTCTATACCGTATTACGAGGATAAAACTCGTATAAGCAATTCGAATATAGGCTGGTTTCTGAATAAGGGGCCAGCCTTTTTACATAAGATGCTAACTGAAGACGTGCCAGAAGAGAAGAATCCAGTACTGGAACGTGGAACAATGATTCACGAATACATTCTACAACCTGAAGAGTTCCAAAAAGACTATGTAGTCTGGGACAAAGGTAAACCTTCTTCTGCACAACAAGAGAAGTTCTGTCAAGAGTTAGCTAACACAGTTGAAATCGAACCAAATAAAGCCGTTCTAAGCGCCTATAAAGAGGCGTATAGTACAAGAGGAAAGACAGATGAAACAATGCTGTCAGAAGGCCTGAAAATAGCCTCTACGTTGAAGGATTATATTGACTTCCTGAAAGCAAATGATGGAAGGATTATGATTAGTCCTTGGGATGCCAAAATGCTTGAAAAAATTAAGCAAAACATCCAATCTCACAAGCTTGCTAGTAAGATAATAGAAACACCTGTTTTAGAAACATCTAAACCGTTTTTAGATGAGCCTGAGCCAGGTACTATTATTCACGCAGCATATCACGAATTCCATATAAACTGGGAGTATAAATTTGAAACATTTAAAAGTAATAAAGCTTTACCGGAAGATGTTGTACAAATGAATGTAAAATGCAAATCCTTATTGGACGGTCTTACATTAGATTTTAAGAATAAGAAAGCTATTATATACGACTTAAAGACCACAGCTAAGTTGTGGCACTTTGAGGAAAGTATAGAGATGTACGATTATGGTAGGCAGTTAGCATACTATAAATCTGCAGTATGGTGGTATTTGAAAAACGAATGTAATGAAGACCCTAACAGTTGGAAATTTGAATTTTATATCATTGGAATTGATACAACTGGTTCTTATGAAATAAGAGTGTTTAAGATTCCAGAAGCGTTAATAGTTGAAAGAGATAAAATAATCTTTTCAGCCATAATTCATATTGCTTGGCATCAGTCTACAGGTAAGTGGGAACATAGTAGAGCCTATTATGAAGGCGATGGTTCAGAAATATTAGAATTATAATTATGAATACAGAAATTAATTACATAGACAAAACATATACTTGTGATGAATCTGGCAACTTTTTGTCAAAAGAAGACAGTTGTTGTGAAGATATGAATGCAGAAGGTGATAGAAGTAAAGCTTGGTACATGTTACCAATATTATTCGACAATATTAAGTTGTGTAAAAACGAAAATATTGACGATATCGATTATTCTGATTTAGTCACAATGTCCTTATTGACAATATCTTATAAGAAGAATTGTTATGAGGAGGCAAAAAATGTTGACAAGGGTATGTTCTATAATGGAGAATATACAGAGAAAAATTACAAACTTACTGTAAAAATTCCAGAGGAAAAGAAGTATCTTTGTGACATTATTGCAAAAGCAGGTTCTTCAGCAATAAACAAGGACTTGTTTAATTCTTATTTTAAGAAGCTATTGTAAAACGATAGATGTATGTGTAATGAAAAATCCCGGGCTGCTTATAAAAGTAGCTCGGGATTATTTTAATTATCTAATTGCATAATTTGTTTTTCGTAATAAGAACGTTTTTGCTTTGAACCGTACCATTGTTCGTATAAGTTGTGATAAGGTGTAAGCTACATTAGCGCTTTATACATTCGCGAATGTCCTTCGTAAACACCTCTCATTATAATATCATTATACTCACTATTTTGTTCCAATCCAAGCAACGTGTCTAATAGGCTTGCTCTAGGCATTGCTCTTCTGCTTAACTGACTCCAAAGATTAGAAACTTTATCGAGCGTGCCAGTTTGTGCAGAAGGTGATTTAACATTGTTGAAAATATCACTCATTCTATATGGAGTGAATGTTTCCCATTGTACACGCCTTGCAACATATGCGGCGAGTTGCAATGCTAAATCATCTTTTTTATCGTCGCCGTCAGCAAACATGCATATTAATTGCACGAGAGGAACGACTGCTATAAAAAACATTGAAAGTTCTGTTATAGTTTTCTTCAACGCCTTTTTACGCGCTCTTGATATTTTCCAATTTTCCTCAGAAGACGTATCGTTGATGAAAATGTCATAATTTTGTTTCCACGTGTTGATAGCGCTTTGTATTGATTTTGATTTTATTAAATCGATCGCAGAAGATATGCACACATTTCTAAAGAACTACCAATCTACTATATATTGACCTTGTGTATATATCTACATATCAAAATCATAAGTCATCGGTAAGAAACGCTGTTGAATCATCAGTGGTAAATACTGTCTGTGAGTAAGTACTGCTGCGCCAAAGAAGTTAGTGGTCATTGCGGCCTTCTGTGTCTCAGTTGCCATACCGTCCGCATTTTCAGCAGTTTTGTTTATTCTACTATATACAGTATGTCTTACCTTTTCAAAAGCTTCCGCATACTCTTTATCTATTTGTAAATCGCGATCTTTTACTGAGAATATTGAATATAAATTCTTACCTTTTTCCCACTGCTCTAAAAGTCGTTTGCGACCTTCTTCAGTAGATGCCTCGAGAGTATTTAAGACGTCTTCTTTTGTCATGAATTTACCGTTCATAAATCTATGAGACATCAGTACAGTCACCATTATAGTTGATTTGGATGCGAAGTCACATGCAGTAAGCATTCCAAAACACCAGTTATCTAAAAATCTGACAAATCGACTTCTATTTGTGTTTTTAAATTTGCGCTTAAGTTGGTTTGAAACATCGAACATTTCTGCAAGAAGCATAACTTTATCGTTAGAAAGTTGATTGCTTGCATATTGCATTCCACCGTAGTTTCGTATATAATGACCAATTACTTCTCCTGTTGCCTGAGTCCATTCGTTCATTCCGTATCCTCTATCACCAACTATAGCATTGATTAAATGCGTATATTGAGCCGTAAAGAAGCCGGTTAACGCTACGGCTGGAGACATACCGAGGTTTAAAGCTTGAGTTAATCTTGAGAAATTCTAAGCAGTTTTTCCTAAGCTTAATTCATATCGGCTGTCACCTATATTAAGACCTATTTTATTGTTATCGGACCTAACGTTATAGAGATTCATTTCTACAAACTTTTTAGCACTCTTGAAAGTTTTAGTTTGCGAACCCTCTTTTATTTCTCTATTGCCGGTATTTTTGTTGACGATTTCATATCTTCTATTTTCAATTGCGTCAACTAAAGATTCAACATAGTCCTTTATTTCACTCTTGTTTTCGAAATTACAAGCGTTTTCATAATAACTACATACGATACCAATTAAATCTGATGACAACTGAGAAGGGTCTTCTAGTCTTTTGGTGTAATACTGAGGGATTATGCTAAACTGTCTTCCATCCGGGCGAGTACCGGTCGCTTTTCCACCAAATACTTGATTTTCAGAAGAAACTACTTCGTACAAATCATTAATACTTTCTAATGCAGAATCTACAGACTGTCCAAATGATGTATCTTGAGACAAACCTTGTTGGGTAAATCCCAAATGGTCACAAGTATATGCTAAAGCTTGTGTAACAGACCCAAATACTCCCTGATTTTTCATATACTTCCACATCGAACCAGTAATTCCGGGAAGTAAATAATCGTCTTGGTATTGTCTATTAAACTATTTAGCATTGGCTTCCTACAATACGCCAGTTTCTCCAGTCTCCTTATCTCCAACAAGTGCTGTATACACAGCTTTTAATGTAGGAGATGACATTATTTTATTATACTATTTAGAATTATCATACAAATCTTTCTTAGGTATATACGGTACATTATATCCAGCTTTTTTGTATTCTAAATTAAGAAGTTGATCATTATCATCTCGGTTAATCCATCCATCACCGGGAATGAGTTCGGTAAATTTCTCCTAATACGAAACACCTTCTTTGTCAAAACCCTTGTTTACTTTTAAAATGGTTTCCCAACGTTTTTTGATGACTCTAACATCGTCTCCGCTGGTAATATACATGTCCTCGACAGGATGTAATTTTCTATAGTACTTAGTGTATTCTGTCTTCAGATATTTATTAAATACTTTGCGGTATTCTCGTCTGAAAGCCTTTGATTTACGAATCAAATCTCTATTTCCAGCAATAGCATCTTGTCTAATCTTTTTATTCTCTTTTTCAAGTTTCCTAAGATTAGCTTTAACTTGCGCAGGCATTACTTCCAAATTGGGCTCACCTGTATTGTAATCTCTAAATAGATTTATAATCTGATTTATACGATCTTTGTTTGCTTGATAAGCAGCACCCTGATCTCCGTTTAATTCGTAAACAGGTTCTTCGAATCCTACATTCTTTTCAGTCTCTTCTTTGATTAAATTAAATATGAGAAGGCCTTCGTCGTCACTTTTGAATACTCTTTTAGAATTTCGTTCGTCCCATTTATCTATTACACGTTTTACAGCAATAAGATTTGTTTCTCCATCTACAGTATACTTATCAACAGCTTGTTTTAACACCCTTTTTCGTTCTGCTTCCCATAGTTCAGTTGCATACTTTATTTCCTAGTCGGTCTTATTGTATAAAGTTTCATTCAACTATTGAAGTTCTTTTGCCCAACGATATTGATCTGTACCTTCTATCTTTAAATCGCCGTAGATAGTATAATCAGAAGAAAGAACTCTTTTTTGTATATATAAACCTTGCAGTCTTTTCCATTGATCTTCTGAAAGTCTATCATAATGATACATCTTATCGTTTTCGTCGAAAGCTTCATATTTTATTGCAGATATTGCAGTACGTATGGCATTCAACTGCTCCAATGTATCGTCCGAAAGACTTGCGTACGCATCATAATATTTCTAAACAAATCTTCTTTCACAATGTTCCGATAGCCATTTATTTTTGTCTTGGTTGTACTTTCTACGAGCTTCTACATCAGATGGGGCAGACCTATTTCCTTCTGGCAATCCGTATTTCTTATTGAGAGACTCTTGAAATTCTTTATAATCCCTATAAAACTTACCAAAATTTAAATCTCTTACCAAGAATTGAGTAGTTCTTCCGTTTTCGTCAACTTCGTATAAAGTCAATAAAGATTCTCCCGGAGCAAGTTTATCTTTTAACTTTAATAGTTTTGTAACTATTTCTCTAGTCTGATCTTTGGATTTTCGTAAAGCCTTGTTTACTAAATATACTATAGATTTAAGGAGTGGATCTTCTGCTCCGTCTTTAGCTCCAAGTATATCTATAAACGAATTGGTATCGAAGCCTATACTATTTATTTGATCTAAAAATGCTTTAGTATCGCTATAGTTTATTTCAGTACTGAGATCTGCCAAATCCCTTCTTACATTGTTGAGCAAAATATTATACATATATCTCACTCCATCTTGGGCAGTAGCTGCAGCATCGTTGATTACTGAAATCATAGAGTCTATATCTTTTGTTATAGACAATTTATCGATAGTAGTTATTCCTTTAAATTCTTCATCAAGCTCGTCTCTAAAGAAATGATCTTTAACATCCTTACTAAGCATATCAAATATTGCAGCATATGCTCCAAAATTATCGTGCATGTTATACATATAGTAAGAATGCGTACTATCGCTTACAGCTCTCACTGATTCTACATCTTCTAGAAGTTGGGGTAACGTCTGCTATAAGAATGACTGCAATACAACCACGGTTGGTACTGTTTTATTCTTAAATTGACTAAGTTGTGTATCTACTATTTGTTTAGCTTTGACTTTAAGGTCATTGTCTAAGGTAGAAGAATTGATTGCCGCAAGACGTTTCTCCAGTGCTTCAGACACTTTTATTCTAGTGTCCCAGAGTTTTTTGTGTTTTGTAGCATCAGTAATTTCTCCAGTAGCTGCAACATAATGTCTTATTGCATTTTCTTGGCGTTTGGTGAGACGTTCTCTAAGTGTAGCTGTCTGCTAATCATTCGTAGCTGGGTTATACGTAGACTCTAATACGTTATTAAACAATTCTGCAGGATCTATATATTCTTGTACTCTTCTTGTAAGAAGGAAGTTATTGAGATTCTTCTGATAAAGTTTTACTTCATCCGATTTCAATCCTTTAAATACATTCTTGTTCCACAAAAGTCTAGACAAGCTATTTATAAACTATTTAAGTCTCAAGAAGACCTTATTGTTCCCCTTTTTGTCCTCGTCCAGCGCCTTTTGATACACCAGCATTTTTGCATCCTTGTCTGTAGCAAATACTGCTGCAAACTCGTATACATCGGCTAGTATATAACCACCGCTATCCATACTTGCGCGGTTATAATCAGTTTCCGGCATAAGTTTGTCAAGTATGTCGTACAATTTGATAGTGGCGGTAGAGAAATTTTTTTCTTCTTCTGTAATTGGATTTCTAAGCGCTTTTACAGAAAGGGCGTGCACAACTTCATGCAAGACGTATTCAGATGCAGTCTCTGTAGTATACTGAGTGATTTGTTCAGGGTCTATCTATATATATACAACTCCATCTGTTTCTATAGTGGCCATCGGTTTACCTTTCGGCAACGATGCAAACATTACTGGAATGTTGTGTTTTTGAGCTACTTTTGCCAACGGTAGATTATATTTAGCAAAACTGCCAGTATTTAAAAGATGCGGTACAATATTAGAAATCGACACGCTTTTGCCGTCTAGCAACTATATTAAAGACGCGTTGTCAAAAAACGATTCAAGTCTGGTAGAATTCAGCCTATACGCAAGAGTGTTTGGTTTTGCAGATATGTGGTATATATTAGGATTGTTTGGGTCAAACGTACCGAGATTCTTGACGTGCTTTATTTGATTTGAGTTTCTTACTAGATAGTCTGTGGCAGTTTCTTGTTTTCCAACAGTCTCGTTAATATTGTTAATGATTATTTCATCGTTTGAGTCGATAATTTGTTTATTATTTTCTAATACTTCGTTTGCGCGCTACCCGTTTGCATTTATTATTGTCGGCGATTTCATAGATAAATATACGGGATATTTATATTTTTCTACATCCGGATCTTTCATTCTCGAATATCCAAATTCGTCGTGTAATTTATATTCTTTAGGAACCTCGTTTTCCCAAAAATTCTTACATTGCTCTTTAGATTTACCAGTGCGTCTTGCAGCTTCTGTCCATATAGCGTCGTCTATTTCTTCTTCCGGTACTTCTTCTCCACTAAAGGCGTCTAACACAATAGAAATACTTTTGCTTATTGCAGAAGCCATAGATTGTTTTTCTGTTACAGCAAAAAAATTAGCAACAGTTTTGTCTGACGAGAAAAAATTCACATCTCTTACTGTAGTTGATAAATACTATCTAGAATCAGATTTAGACGGGTCAAACACATCAAATATAGCTTTCGATCCGTGCCACACAACCAAAGGTTCTCCGTTCTCATCTACAACTTTAGAAACATTTGACGCATTATTTAAATATGGAAGTTTTTTATCTTCTCTACCGCCTTCAGGAAAAGCTTGATAATCAAATCGTTCTTGATTATTGTAATTATAAACAGTATCGCCGAAATCTTCGTCTTTTATCTGGTCAAATGCCCATTTAAGCAGTTCTACTTTTTCTTTGAGTTCTATTGACAGCACGTTTTTTACAGATAAATCGTCTCCGTATCTAGTAGGACCGTTTGCAGCAGCTTTTTTAGCCCAGTTATCTTCTACAGACAATTCTCTTCCATTTATTACATCGGCGGCGTTTATTAAAACCCACGCATTTATCGCGGTATTTGCATCAATGCCAACTCGTTTTGCATCTCTTGCGATATTTTTAGCTACTTCTAAAGCTTCGGGATTTGATTTATTAAAATCAGCTTTATGTGAGAATGGCATAGGCATGTGGTGTCTTACCGCCCATTCTGCGAGTCTGTTGCCATAATTCAAACCTAATACATCACGCAATATATCAGCACTTTCCCATCCATGAATATCCCCGTGTCTATACGGTTTTGCTGCATCATGAAACATTGCAGCAAGTATCATTAGATCTTTTTGATTCTTTAAAGACGCTCTTGCTTCAGATACAAACGGAAGATCCATATCATATTTGCCCTCAAGCAAATTTAACATCGACTGAGTTACAAACTTAATATGGTTTAGTGTATTTTTTTCTTCAGAAAAATGATTTTCTGGTCTTGTTGATAACGTATACCTACCGTGAGCAAACATTGAATCGGGTTGCTTATTGTGGTATTTGTCTAACAAAGACTCAAAATAATCCCAATTTATTTCACCTTCCGGGGTTATTATATTATATTTTACGGAATCGTCAACAATACCATACCGCCTAGTCCAATCTCCAAACCAGTTAAAGAATTCATCAGAATATACATTAGATTTAGCTGCTATAGCTTCTGCTCTATTTCCAAAATGATCTAACAGAGTATTAAATAATAATGATGGTTTGCCCTGTGGAGTTTCATCAAGGAAATGACCACCATTTCTATGGTATACTTTATACGCGGATTCCATTGCTGAGTAATCAAGCCCAGTACGCTTATTTCTAAGCTCACTGGACCTGAATTCTTCCTCAGTCATAGGTTTTCCGCCCAACGCTTCAATCATTTCGTTGAAGCGATTAAAAACATCTTTTATTCTATAATTTGGGCAAAACATAATTATTAACATTTATCGCTATAAGATTCTGTAGAACCTTTCTAAGATTCACTATTTATTACAGAATTCTAAGCTTTTAACTATTTTAAACGTTCTAGCATTTCTTTAGTAACACTAACAGGTTTACCGGGAGTAGGCTCGTCATATAAATAATCGTCAGTTTTGTCTACGTATTTATCAATACTCTGTGCACCTTCTACTGCATTATTTTGTATATCATCAACATTTGATGTTTTATCTACAACAGAAGGTTTTTCTACAGAAGTATTATTTTCTACGGCAGGCGAATTTTCAACAACTTCTTTTGAAACGGGTTTGTCTGCTAACACCAAAGTAGTGTTTTCTGCAAAATCATATCTAGTAGACACTCTATTATATTCGTCGTTGAAAGCACGACCGACAGGAGTATCTTCGAGATACATTGTGTCTATATTTATAGAATTTATTTGAGCCCACGTAAATATGGTTTTTGCATACTTGACATACTTATTATAAAGAACTTTGTCATTTAACTTTTCGTCCTGCAACAAACTTTCTCCATATGCTTTGCGAGAAGCTTCATCCGTACCTTCGTGTGAAGCGGTATATTTTTCGATTTCGTCGTATACATACTGCGTCACGTCTTCTTTAGTTATCTTTAAGTTGGGAGTACCTACAAACCCTATGTTAATACCATCCTTTTCTGCAGAATACTAATTGTTTTCTTTTAATGTCTCAAGTTGAGTTTTAAAAGAATCGTTCGACAAGTCAAACACTTCATTAGAATTGTCTTTTATAAAATTAACTGGGTTTTCTACAACTACGGTGTCGTATCCATTAAATCCGCGGTCAACATTAAGATGAACGTCATTAGAAACGGATTCTTCTATTTCTACTCTGTTAACCTATTCGTATTTTACTTTCACATATTTAATAGTCTTTACCTGTTTGCGCTTAGACAACTTGTTGTCTATTCTTTGCTGTGATTCATTTATAAAATTCATTACAAATTGTCCCACAGCATTTCTACTCCAGTTCTCCGGAATCTTATTGTCTTCAAACATGGAAGTATCGCTGGATGACGCATGCATTTCATATTGATGTGTAGTTCCGCTATGTACTCCGAGTTTAGATATAGGTAGATAGAGGTTCCAAACCTTTCCGTATTGATTTCCAGAATCAGTCTCTGCAAATATTCTCAACTTTTTCCTGTATAAAACAATGTCCCCATTTACGTTCATCTTTAAGAATGGTTTATACTGCTAAGTTGTAAGTAAGAACATTGGGATTTTACTGTTTTGAATATTCTTTATGATTTCACCAGGTCCTTCTCCGACATGTTTACTATTATATTTATCTACATGTTCGTATAAAGGAACTATATTGTCGTTCGTGTAGAAATTCCTACAAATTGCATCTAAAATATGACTACATTCTACAGAATAATCTATTTCGTCATCATTCTAAACTGCAAATATTGAAGTTCCCTCTTGTTGATTTACGCCTTCCGCAATGGCCATGTCGTACTATTTTCTATACTCAATCGGAACGAGGTCGAAGAATGCGTTCGGAGCGTTTGTATTATACGTAGAATAATAGGCGTATATTGCCAAATCGCGCGCCATTCTTCTTATTCCTTTTATGTCACTGGTTAACAAATCGTGAAATGCAGATATTAAACGATTCTTTTCGTCTGTGAATGTATTGCGATTTGTTTTTCTAAGTAGCATTCTTGGTATAGAGAATTTATTATTTGCAGGCTGCGGTTTTAAATAGTTCAACAACTCGTTTTTAATTCTACCGGACTCTGTTACAAGATCTTTATATTTAGTAATTCTAGATTCGTGATCAGAAGTTTCTATTATGCTTATAATCTACGCTATATTTGAGAATATACTATTCTATTCATAATAATCTTCTGAAGAACTGTCTCCGAACCATAATCTATGTAAGTTTTTCTACATTACTTCGACGTCTCCTCCAAATGTAAAATCAATAGGGCCGGTATAATCATTATCTTTTTCTATCTCATTCCAAGTCTTTGGATTTTCCTCTAAGACGTCTGCTCTGCGGAATAACTCTCTATTAACTCCTTTGGAGTAGAATGACAACAATCTATGCCTTATAACATTTTCTGCTGCATTTGAGACTTCCTGAACGACTTTTTCGTCATAAACCTTATCGTATACCGGAATTGGTGTTCCATTTCCGTCTTTAATTTCTTCACTTGCACCAAACGTTTGAGAGAATATCGTAGTCATAATGTCTCCAAAAAGCTTTGAAGAAACTATACTTTGTGTTGATAAAATATCTCTAGTTAGGTTTGTAGCAGTGAATAATTTATCCTCAAGGAACGTTTCCTGGAAATATCTTTCTCTTGCATCAATCTCTTTTCCGTCGGTATTATACCACGTAACATCACGCTTTCCGTATTTAAATCTCATATATTCGTTTATGAAATTACGTTGCAGTGCTATAGTATTACCAAACTTCTTGGTGTCGATGCGAGATACTTTAACCAAATCAGAAAGCTCTTGTGCATACGGATCGAGTTTGTCCAACGTTTTTAAAGCTAAAATTTGATATAATAAAGAAAATACTGAATTTTGTTCAGATAATGCTCGCTTTGCTTTCTACTTGTCAAATATAGAATTCCAATCAACATCCTTTTCTTCAATTATATTTTTCAATTTTTCGGTGTACTGATCTCTCTGCTTTTCATCCTGAATCGCATCTATAACTTCCTTCGCCTTGTTGGCATAAGACTGTATATAACTGTTCATCAGTTGCCACCTTTCTGGTTTTTTATCGTCGTATTGTAGATTATTTCCATAAAGACCCTGCGAGTTATTCCATGCAGAAGCATACGATTTAATCGCAGGCTGTGCCAAAAACAAGAACGTAGCTTCTCCCTTTCCAGCTCTCAACAAAAGATTTACAAATTTATAAGTAGCTTGGTTCACATTCAAATCAAACACGTACGGGTCCTTTGCAACGTCAACATGGGCGTTGACCATAGCAGAAAGCCAGTCGGAAATTCTGATTCCATCTTCTCCAACAACCTTATCCAATGCTCCAAGTTTAAACGGAAGTTTAGAAAAATCGATACTTACGTGAGCATACTGTGTAAGTGCAAGATTTGTAATGTTAAGGGCAAATGGTCCAATACCGTTCTTACCAATAGAAAATTCCTACTTTCTTCTTAATTGGAAATAAGGAGTCAATTCGTACATGGAAGCGGCGTATTTATCAGACTTGCCTCTAATGGCCGGAAGAGTACTATCCTGAATAATGTCTGTAACGACGTCAATAGAAGCTCTAGCGTTTGCTCGGTTTTTAATGTCCGTTACTACATCTATGTAGTTTTTAAGAAGTCTGTTTGCAACGGCTCCCTTTGACGCGTTCGAAAAATCGTTACCGTCCATCTACTCCAATTCGCCATTCTTGTAGGACAACGTCGCTAAGAACAATTTATCAACGTCGAAGTCAGAACCGGTCTGCGCAGTAAACTCTCTCGGAACAATAATAGTATCTCCAACCCATTCTGGAAGAACGTCTGCGACAGTAAATGCAAAAGTAGAAGAAAGGCCCTGCGTAGGAATACGATAACCTACACCAAACGGTTTCGGTTTAGATTCCTCTGTATATACATACTTGTTTGTCGGAATCTCCATATCCCACTGCAGTTCATTTGCATTTAAGAGGTTTTTAACTTCATCGATCAGACTTTTTCCTCCCAATGCCAACAATCGTTTCTGAATTTTGTCTTTGTTTAAAATTATATCTTTAAATTTCTTTATATGTAATTCATCAAAGACAGCTTCTGTAGTTACTGACAATTCAGGACCAGAAGTATATTCAGGACTATCTATAAGCAAATTCAATCTTTGTAATATAGGGTTTTTAGCTCTCTTCCATCCCTTTATGATATCGTGATCAATCAACCATTGTCTCATTTCATCATAAGAACGTTGATAACTTTTTGGAACAACAGATTTAAAGAAGTTCATAGAAAGCATCACTTCCATAGATCCGTCTTTTTCATTCCAAGATAATTCTCTGCCATTGTTTAATTCACGATACCCCTCTTCGTCGTAGGTTTCTTCAGATCTTACATTCTTTGCTCCGTAACTTACAAAACCAAATACAGATTGCTGAACTGCACTACCACCTTTAGTTTCTATATCTATTACATGACTATTTACTAACGAAGATACACTGTGTTCAAACAAAGTTCTCTACATCAGAGATTCAATAGTGCCGCCTTGTGATAGAATTTCAGTAACGGTATTGCTCAGATTGTTATTTTCGATTACGGTGTTGAGATAACTTGATACAGCATCTTTATTTATTGTTCTACCATCTTCGTTGTAGAACATTTTTTTGATGTGGTTTGCACCAAGTGCCGTAAGACTCTTAATGCACTTCATTATGTCGTCACGAATCTCTTTACCTTTTCTAGAAGGTCTTCCTTCTTTATCGATAACATAATCTTCGTCGTCGTATATATTTCCAAATAGGATTTTAAACATCTGAGTACCTATCGCACGCTCTTCGTCAGTATGCGCCTCGGTGTTCAACTGCATTCTCAAACCTTTTAAATCCTGAACTTCTACAGTAAGTCCTTCACCAGTCTTTATCCAAGATTCGTTGTCGGAATCATCCAAAACACATCCGGACTCTTCATTCAAACCTTCGTTGAAGTTATCCAGAGATTCTGTTTTACTGTTATACGGAGAATATATATCTTGATTCAATCCCACCTTGACTGCGGATTCAAATGTCAGCATGTCTAATGGATCCTCATACCTATTCATGCGATCATATATCTGACGTCCAGTCTTACTTCTAAATAAGAATTTAAAAGCTGGGAATATAGCCATCTTATTATACAAACCGTAGGCAATATTGTTTCCTGGATTAAGCTCCCTTGGATCGTTTTTAAAATACGTCATCTTTAGAGGGAAGAGCTACAGTCTAGATACTTTTGCGGCCTTTTCTGGATCGATCATCCAGTTTGGATCGTTCTCTATTATACGATAAGCCTCGTCGTCGCTATAAGTTGTCTCGTGAATAACGCCTTTATAATCTTTATATGTGATTTTTATAGGTGTTACAGACCACTACCCAAGCATCATTCTAATCTTACGATATAAATGAGGTCTTATCAACACCTGAGCATCAGATACTGTTATATCGGAGTATGGTTTTATTTGTTGAGCAACAGCTTTTGTTATGGAATTCTTTTGTGCATCGGAAAGATTATTGAATTCTTCTTTAAACGCAGCCTCGTCTGTATATATTTTATTTATACGTTGATTTAACTGTTCGTCTCTAATTTCGTTTCTTTCTTTCTAATTAACATTGTCAGCTAAATTTACTATATTGTACGCTTTACGTAAAGCCTACATAAACTTATTTTGACCGGAAGATTCCCAAAATCTGTCTCCGACGACATTATGTGTAGAATTAAAAAGATAAGCGTCTCCGCCTCTTTCAATTATACCTTTTACTAATTCTGGATGCTGTTTTAACTTTTCAGTTAATATTTCCTCCATTATCCAATAATTAGTACTCTGACCGTTTACTTGAGTAGTATTTGCACTTTTAGATCCTCTTGGCTTTTTTGCATTACTATTATACGCAACTTCATCAAATTCTCCAGATTTCCAAGTTTGGTAAGCATGTTCAGCATTTCTAAACTTTTTACCTCTGAACTCTACTTCTACTTCATTGCCATAATTTGTAAGAAGTTTTGCAAATTCAGAACCTTTAGAAGATATATTTTCTCCTTTTACACCAGAGTAATCAAGATCCGCATTATTTTTACTATTTCTCAAGACGTCAGCTACCATCTGTCTTGTGAACAAATCCCTAGTTTCATCTAAGAATATAGACTTTGCTTTTACATCACGTACAGTAGCGTTTACATATTTTGTACCTTTGAGCCACGGAAATTTTTGATAATCCTCGGTAGAGAAGTCGGTTCTTAACTCGGAACCGGGAGACAATAACGCACCAAGACGCTTGATTTTATCAGTATCCTTTTCAAGGAGTACTTCAAAATCATAAGCCCTATCGCCAATTATTTTACGCTCTTTCTTTCTCGAATACTTCCACTTATAAAACGCCGGATCTCCGCTAAATATTTTTTCAATTTCTATTACAGAAATCATAGACTGGGCTACAAAGTTGCCTACGACAGATAAAACGAGGTTTTCAGCCAAAGCAGAATTATGATATGCGTCGGAGGCGTTTATATCACTTCCGTCTTTTGTTTTGTCAATTCCGACGGCTTTGAATTTCTGAACATATGCGTCTATCAACTAAGTTGGAATCGCTCTATTTGCATAATGAGTTTCAACTACTCCGGGATTGTTAAACACGTCTTCGTAAGACAGAAGTTTTATTAACTGATTTTCTCCCGGTCTTGAAAAAGCGTCCATCTGTTCGTCGATTCTAGCAAACAACATTTTATTTATCGCGTGTCGCAATACATCTTTATTGGAGAAATACTGTCGGATCTATTTTAGTCGTCTTCTTACTCCCTCAAATCCGTCTAACTCGTCAAAATCAGTTCTATATCGCCAATCGCCGTCACCTAAAAGTGGATCACCGGCTTGTTGTTCGCGCATGTATTCCCATTCAAGAACTTGATTTAAGTTTAAGTCCCCTACCGTTTCTCCGTATTCGACAGGATATTCTAGTCCATAAAAGTATCTAAAATGTCCGCCGTTTCCAGAGAAGTCCATTTTTCCGTTCTTTACTTTTCCGTGGAAATTAGCTTTTCTTATTTGTCGATTGTTTACTACAGCCTTTATATTTTCTTTTGAATAATATTGTTCAAGACTGTTCAATTCGTCTTCAAAATATGCAGCAAATCTATCAAGAGTCGCATTAGAAAATCTTCGAACACCATTCAAATTAGGATGACCAAAGAATTCACCTTCATTTTCTTCTGACGGCTCACTTATAAGAAGGTCGTGTGGCATGTTGAACGTGTCATAATCTTCACCAGTCTTACTTACTAACTCTAGCGCGTAATAAGTCTTTTTATCTGCCATCGTCGGAAGAATAATCATATCAGATCCTTTATTCTTTCCTCCTGCAATAGACCTATTCATCATCATCAGTTTGGCAACAACGTCTTCGAGCGAATTGACTCCAAAATAATCTACACCCTTCTTAGACTTCTCGTCTTCCAATCCAACAAAAACGTTTAATTTGAATTCAAACGACTTTCCAAGTCTTCCGCTTTGAGTCAATATTCTAGCAATCTCTAGTACATTCGAATTCCTTGCATACGGAGTATTCTGCAGTTTTTCAATAATGTTGTCGTGGTTTTTATTAATCCATCTAGTAATATCGGACATAAAATTGTTTTCGCCAACTGGGAATATTAAATTACCACCCGGTCCAGTTATAGACAATTCTCTAGAAGAGGGATATATATTGTTGTATGCGACAGCCATCATTTCAATTTCACCAGCAGATCCTTCGTATAATTCGTCAAGATTGTGCTTAGATCGGTGTCCTTCGACGCCAACTGCCATCATTTTCTTCTTGCCGATTTTTACAATACTGCCAGACCTCGAATTGAACATTGTATCTATATAGAACGATATATTTGCAGAATTTGTTTTCGATGCAGCAGGATCTGATAAAACCTACTTCATTGCGTCATAAAAACTTTCTGAAGAGATTGTGTCTTGGTCGTTGGCTTTTTTTCCGCCGTTTAGATTCTTGTATTTACTCTTAAATCTATTAGTTGTTTCTGAACCCTGAGTTTGTTTGTCGATGTGCATTTGTATGTACTCGGTCAACACTGCCTCGTCGAAAGGTATTGACATTTTCTATATCAGGGACAACAGCATTGGGAAAGCCTTTTGAGAAATTTGATCTTTTTCTACAGGAGTCAAAGAATCCTACATTCTCATGACAGACTTCAATTCTTTTAATTCGTCTTGCAGTTGTTTTGCATATGTTCTGTTTATTCGATATTCTCCGTTACTAAACGTTATGAGCGGAGAGGCAAATAAATCTTTTGACCAATCTCTTGGCAACATTTTCTTAGCCTTAAGTGTATTGTCATTAATTATTTCAAAAGATTTATTCTGATCCCACGTCTTCTGTATTGAAGTTGCTGGAGTATAATCCTCGGTCGCCTCTGTTCCATCGCTATAGTATGACTTCTTTGCGAATTTTTTCTTATCCTAAAGTTGAGCCTGTGCGACTTTTGTCAAATGCTTGTTTACAGTATTAAATATCTGCGTCTCCAGCTCGATATCTCCGGAAATCGACTGTAGATTTTTGTAAACTTCTGCAAAAAATGCTTTTGTTTTTGACAAACGTTTTACAGTTTTAAGAAGTTCGTCATAACTATCGACTCCGTTTAACTCCTTTGTCAATATCTACCAGCAGTCGTCATAAGAAACATACTTCTACAAGCCTGTTACAGGATCTGTTGTAAGTTTTAGTACGTTTTGTTTTTGATTTTCGTCGTAAACAAAATGAGATTCCTTTACTTGACACAAAAAGAGTTTTGCTCTAAATGCAACGTTGTCCTTTTTGCTTACAGTATAATTGTCATACAACGCAGAAAGTTGTGCAATTTCTCCTGTTGGCTGTCTGCGTTCATTTGCATCGTCGTCAGCTATTTGTTTCTTTCCGTGTGCGGTTTTGTTTTTAGGAACAACTCCATATCTCCTTAGCAAACTGTTTATAGTATCTATAAAAGCATCGTAATTATCAATTACATCTTGAATATACGGATTATCCGTTCTTTCGTTATCTCGTTCCAGTTTCTTTAAGAATTTATCAAACGTAGATGCACTTATTCCGGATACATCGCTGACTTTCTTTATGTTTGCAAAATCCAAAAATGCGTGTGCAACGTTTTCTGCCACATTGAAGAACGTTCTTGCGTCCTATATACTATTAAATTTTACATCTACTTTCTATCCGGGTATATACATACCGCCATTTGCGCCGGACGGATAAGCTTTTCTAAACTCGTTGACCGAATATTGATCCATCAACCTGCCTTTATAACCACCGGAATGTATACTTTTATACAGCTTTTTAATTAGATCTTGCTTACCCCAAGCTTTAATAAAATCTAAAACGTCTTTTATTATCTTGTGTATAAATCTACTAATCTTATTTCGGCCTTTTTGTTTTTCATTCCATGCGTCAATGTCGGCACAGTATTGCATAAATTCGTCGGCAAGAAGTTCTTCCAACACTTTGTTTTTATACCCTCTTGTTTCCGGGTGCAAATCCATGTATTCGTTGTAAATGGCGTCTCTTTCTTCTTTCGTGTGCAAAAGTAAATTTACATAGTGGAAAGCTTCATGATAATGAAGACCTCTTCCGCTATTTTTTTGCAACATTATTACACCCTTTACTAAATCATTAAGTGTATCTACAGCAACACTCGTTACGCCATAAACAATTCTACCATCCATTGCTCTTAATACACCATTTGTAACAATGAATTGAGAATTATCCAATCCGAGCGTGTCTTTTATCCACTTCTTAGCAGAATCCACGTCGAGTGTTCCATCTTGCTTTACTATCGAGAATACTCCAGATACAGGAATTCCGTCGTTTTGAGACATTTGTTCTACAGTATCGACGCTGTCCACAGAAACAATTACTTTGTTTTTTCTATTTAAAACTGCAGTAAATAATGCTTGTCTGTTTTTTACAGCCGAATATTCGCTTTCATCTGGATAGATAATATTTTTGTCTTCTATATCAAGACCGTACTCCGACTTTAGAAAATCAGTATATGATTTAACTGATTCTTTTAATTTATTAGTAACCTACTCGTCAGAATCTTCAATTTTTGCATCTATGTCAAACAGTGCAAAATCTCTTATCTTCTTTCCTTCCGTAAGGCGTTCTCTAGTTTCTTTGTCTTGGACGTACAATAAATTTCCTATGCGCTTTGCATTAAACTCGTTGAAACGACCTTGCAGACGTTCAAGTTTATTTACTTCCAATTCTTTCGAATCACGCTATTCTGCACCTTGCTCTATTTCCTTTAATACATTTCCAGCAGGATCTGCTGACACTGCGCCGTCTGCATATACAAACGGAGAGTCGAAAATAGTATCTCCCACGGAAGTTAACAGTTTTCCGGTAGCAAACATCCATGCTGCCAAAGATACCTCTTTATAAGATAAGTCGTCTTTAAATAGATCAGACTTTTTAAACGTGAGGTCATCAATGCCGGCAATTTTGTACTCTGTCAGCGTATCGTCGTTTTTGAACACTTGACGCAAACATTCAAGGAATTCCGCAGGCATCATGTCAACCATCATTGTCCTATCTGTATTCCAGTGCAAATTATTAGAAATGGCTGCTATTATGATTTTTCGCACATTTTCGTCAGACCTTATATCTTTTATATTAAACTTGGTGTGTTTATATACACCATTTTGGTCCGGCAGTGCGATTATCAAATCACCCGTTTCGTCGTCAAAAAAGAACTGCTTCTGAGCAAAATGCTGTTGTTTCGATTCATTTTTTGCCCTTACCCAAGTACTATGGTCTGCATTTACAAGTATCTTCAATAACTGCTTTTTAAACTGCGGTATATATCTTACAGGCATTCCTTCGAATACGTCGTCAGAAATAGTATCGGTGACCAGTCTCAATATAAATTCACTAATGGTCGGAGTTTCTCCTTCGGCAATCTTTCCGTTCGGGAGTATCGACTCTTCTACATACTCGGCCTCAACTTTTTCTATACTGTCTTTAAACTTTTTTTCAAAAAGCTGAATAGCTCTCCTGTCGCCATTTACAGTAGTTGCGATATAATAGATTTTACCAGAGTGTCCGTAACCAGCTTCATTATAATTGCCGGTAGATTCCGGATCCAGCTTTGCAATAGGAGCTTTTTCTCCGCTCTTATATGCAAACGATCTTTCACCGAGACCGACGCCTATCATAACTTCTTCATCGGCTATTTGTCTGGTGAGTTCCTCTATGTCGGTACTCATTTCAAATCCACCGTCGGTAAGTTTTCTGAATACTGGCTTTCCATCCTCTCTAACGTCGTTTATCTTACCACCACTAGTTCTTGGATTTAAAGGTTTCACATACTTGTATTGGCTCGGATCGTAGTATAATTGGTAATTTCCCCACTTATCTTTGGTAAGACATGCGTCTATTATACTATTTCTTACCTCTCGAAGTTTAGATATTTCTTCTTCTATTTTCTCATTACTATATACGGGGCGATCTCCAGATAAAAAGCGCCTTACAGCAAAATCTACCTTGTTGACAACCTTTTGATCTGAAGACGAATACCAACTTGCAGCTTTTTTCCACAATTCTTCTTGCGTGAGCTTTGAAGTATCTTCTCCAGGATGTTCCGCAATATATTGAGACATCATTACTATCTATCGTCCAAGACGAACTTCGTCTTCATCGATATTTCCATATTCGTCTTTTACAACATGCTCGGTAATACCAGAATCGTCTTGCGTATAGAACGAAGAATAATACATGGTTTTCATTCTGTTGCGAATTTCCTTTTCGCCGTTTGACAACACTCCTCCGTTCTTGTTTATTTTTATCTCAAGACCTGTCATGAATGTACAATATGCATCATTTCCGTCTTGAATTACCATTATAACAACAAGATTATCTGGATTTTTTATATCCTAAACAGTAGATTCATCAGCAGTTATTACAAAATACTTATCTGCCTTCTCAAACCAACCCGGAATCAAAAGCTTTTTAGCGAGTTGTCCGCCAGATCTAAGCTGTGCGCCGTTTCTGAACTTTAGAGGGTTTTCTTCGTACTGAATTTCTCCGTTCTTTACAATAGGATTTCCGTTTACATCACGTACAATCTTTTTAGTTATTATTGTCGGAAGTTCGTCATCCCCGGCATAGTTAGCATATTTGAATGTCTAATGTAAGAAATTCGAATATATCTAATCTGTAGACTATATTGTGCGTTCGTCTCTACTTTGCAAGAAGTCGTCATATCTAGACGATCCGTGGTCGTCTATATCAATTAGCGCCTACTGCTCGTCTATAGAAGTTTCGTCGCTTTCCTTTTCTATATAGTCGCGAGTATCATATTGGTCATATTTGTCAACGGACTATTCTCCACTTTCATCAGACGGCGCCTAATACTAACCAACCTCTTCGTCGTCATATCCCAACAAGTGACGCAAATGTCTCTCTTGAGACGTCATCTGCGTCTGCGTTATCGGCTGAGGCCCACTTTCGTCAGATGGTTTGTCGATAGGCTGAGGCCCACTTTCGTCAGATGGGGCATATATAACATTTTCACCTTCTGCCGACGCATTATCTATAGAATTTGATTCGTCTGATGGAGATTCTATCACAGGCCTACCAGAATCAGTAGATGTTATTGTCTGCTCCTGCGGAGATTCGTCAGTCGAAACGGTTGTTGGCGTGTCTGTTAAAATCTAATCCGTTCTCTCACCGATCACATCGCGATCTGACATTTCATCGTTAGAATAACTTTGTAGATTTTCTTGCAACACTCGCTTGGCATCTTCGTCGCCATTTTTAGCAGCATCTTCTACACTAACTGTAGAGTCCTCGCGCAAATATTCTCTATGATTAATTCTACGCAGATCTTCAAACTTCTAACGTTCGAAATCCATCAGCATTTGAGCGGCGCGCTTTCTCATATCCTCGGCGTCTACATCTACATTTCCGCTGTCGTCTTCATCTTTGTGTTCTTGTAAATGCTTCGCGTATTGTTCCGACAAAGCCTTTATGTCTTTTATCGAATCTTTTTGGCGCTTAGAGTATTCAAAAATTATACTCTTTTCATTTAATGGGTTTTTACCATCCTTTTGTCGCTCGTCATTAATGGTGTCCAAGTATAGTTTTCGCTCTTCTTTAGACAAACTCTTCCATGATATAGTAGACACTGCTTTCGCCGCCAATCTCGGATCTATTTCGCCAGTATGATACATGTCAGAAATAGGTTTCATTACATCATAATATGCCCTACTCAAAAGCATATTTTGCTGAATACTATCTATTTCATCCTAGAACGGAAGTCTACCATATTTCTTTTCTATTCTTGCCGCAATATTTTCTATAAGTGGGAGTATAGGCTGCCCCTTTTTTCTTGCTGCATTCAACTATTTACGAAGTTCGTTTTGATTATAAACGTCGTCATTTTCAAGATTCTTATATAATTGGTCTTTTTGTAACTGAAGAGCGTCCAAATAAGGTTGAATTTTCGGGGATTCTATTCCCAATCCGAGCTCTTTAGAAATCGTATCGACAACTTCCTTTGAAGAAGTGAGGTTTTCTGTTAAAATTTCTGCATTTTGGAGAGTTCTATAGGCGATCATTTTGTCAATGGTCTGATCCAAATAATCATGCCACCCAAGTTCCTGAGATTTGTCAAACTCTTCCAAATCTTGTTCTGCCTTCTTTAACTGCCATTCTTGAGAATACTCGTTTGTCTAAACGTTATTTAAAGCTTCTTCCAGCTTTTTACGAGTCTGTTTTCTGTTTATTTTATACTCGTCGTATGATTTCCACAGTTGATCCACCAATCTGTCTACCTCCGGATCTTCGGCTTCACTAAATCCGTCAGAAGAATTAAATACTTTTCTAAGAACAGAATTTTTCATTCCATCCTGCTCTCTGAGCTTTTCTTGTATAAATCGAAGCTGTTCTCGTACCTAAGTTCTTCTTTTGGCGGCATTTATAACCTCGGTTTTATATTCCGGAGAGTTCTTTTTTATATTCCTGTCCTTCATAGAAGAATTAAACTTGTCACTGTTCGTATAGTACCAGACATCATTTAATAGTTCTACATCGCGTGAAATATAATCATCGGTGACGTTTTCCCCTTTAAATTGTCGAAGATCCTCCAAGCTTTGCTGCAACCGCTACCTTGTAACACCGTGTTTCTACATGGCGTCATAAAACATGTTCATGTGAGCAGTGTCTTGAGCTGTGCCGTAAGAATCTCCCAAAATCTTGTTTATAGCAAAATCACTTCTAAGTTGAGCTGTTAAATTTCGTATATTATCTCTACCTTCTGACGGAAGGACGTTTGATGCAAGACCCAAGCCGAATCCGCCGCCCAACATGCCAGCTACTGCACCTATTTGCATTGCCCTGCGCAATTCTGGAGTGCCGTTATCTGGATCGCCGTACAATATTCCCAAGTATGCACCGACGGCATCTGTACCAAGATTAAAGTCTCTAAATACGGACGGAAGAGAGAATTGAGACGTAGGAGTATTATAATCATCATACTCGCCTCTCGAATATCTTTGCTGCAATAAATGTTGCTGACCTTCTTCGATACCCTCCATAGTACCTACCCAACCAGCTTTTTTTAAAGCTCTCTCTAAGTAATCTGCTGTATGCTTGGATGCCAGTTTGCTAGATAAATTGCTATTTAAAAACGTCTTAGATACAGCTCTTTCTGCGGTCTTGTCCAATATACCCCTCGCCACATTTGCGTAGGTTCTATCTTTTAATTTGTTGACAAACCCGTTTCCTATTGATTTTAAAACAGACCCCTAAAACGACAAAAACGGCAAGGCCTCTACGTAATCCTTTGCTGCAAGTGACATGTTTTCGTTGTAGACTTTATCCAATCCCTTGCGTGCGGATTCCTTTTCTTGTTCGAAAGTAGAATCTCCACTTGGTATGTTGTACGCCAAAGCATGTTGGACGAGGTCTATATCTGTCATGTTTTCGGTAGGTATTCCTATTTGCGTCAGATATTCCTTTGTGTTATTTAGCACTTTCGTCATATCTGCATTTTTGTCCATCGCATTCTGTAAAACACGATTCGACCAGGCATCCATTACTTCGGAATTGGTCTCATGTTGACGCATTCTATTTATAAAATATGTACTTGCCAACATAGCGGCCCCTTTTCCTACCGATTCTATTGAATTTACTCCGGATACTACGGCCTGTGGTACCAGTTTTTTTGCAGCGGCAACAGTCTTTTCAAGTTTAGAAGCTTCTGCAAATCTTCCCGCAGTTTTCAATCTGTTATATTGGTCTATTGCTAAAACTGCGTTTATATAAGGACTTCTCTTTACTGCGAAATTAGTAAGAACCTTTGCACCATATCCTGCTGCGACATCGGACATTGTCATCAATGCCATATTTTGCCAATCACTCCAAGAACTTCCGAGTTCAGAAAACGAATACAGCAGTTGGTCTGGAAGCAATCCTCCAATTAGACCAGAATCGTTGTTTTCAGAGTATTGTCTAAACTTTGGATTTATTTTTTGAGGATCAAACAACCAGTTTCCGTTTTTATACTAAATACTGGATTTAATAGCATCAATCTTTCGATTCTCTAACTGTCTTTCCCAATAGTTTTTATAAGGCTGTATCTTGTTTCGCAAATCCGTAGTAGTTGGACCATCTTTTTCGTCATACCCTTCGAATAAATAATCGGTCCACCTGTCTCCAGATAAACTCTATTTGATTGCTTTTTTTGTAAAGTTTCCTCTAGCTTGTTCTGGAGAAATCGCCTTTTGTATGGCCATTTGACCGCTCTCAAACAAATTCTAAACCCAAGATAACGCAGCCGATGTACCAATTGGCTCTCTTCTATCCCAAGTTAAGTTTTCTTTTAAAACGTTTCTACGAACCTCGTTTCTAATATACTTTCCTTGTTTTTCATCTTTCGACGGATCGAAAAACAAATCTACATTTATATCGCTGTTTTTGCCTTTAAATTTTATATCGGTCTAAAAAGAAACGATGTCTTTTATGCACTTATCTATTTCACTCTTTATGTTGCGCGCGCCTTCTAAGTTGTTCTACTTTATTGCATTAGAATACTACTGTAGAAGATTATTATATTTATCGACAGAATCCGCATAATCTTCAGCGCGTTTTAATTCACTGAGTTTACTTTCTGCTTCTGAAACCAGATTTAATTTGTTAGTAGTTTCTGCCTGCAGACGTTTTTCGTGAAACAATCTCCACGAGTCTGCTAAACTTGCTTCCGCAAATCTATCTGCAGCGTGGTGATAATCTCCAAATAAAAACTCTCCTATTCCGGAAAGTACTCCTCCCTTGTCTTCCGCTACAACATCTCCACTAGAATCGTATTGCGCTGCGCTGTCGTTCTACTCATACTCTATTGGAGATATAACGCCTTCGTACACAGGGGCATATGAAGCGTAAGACCTGCGGACTTTATTGCTCCGCAGGTTCTACAATATCGCTTCACCTTGTTGATATCTAGGGTTATATATTTGTTTTTTCATACAATCAATTCATTACAGACTGATGTTGTGCATCTTCTCTGTCTTTTGCACTCTAACTCGAACCGAAGTCTTTTTTATTCACAGTTTCGTTTATTCTATAATAATTAAAGCCTCCGTTATTATTCAAATCTTTAAATACTGGAATTTCGTAATAAACAGTTTCGTACGGAGATCCTTCCTTTTTATAGGAATGTCTGCGGAGATTCTGTTTTTTAGTTACATCTGAAAGACTATATCCATACAGTTTTGCAAACTCTTTTAACGACGTTTCTGATATTAACAGAGGACCTTCGGTTGCATATTTTTCTCCGCCTTTACCAGGTAAGAAATAATCCTACTTTTTACTGGAGAAGTCCCATGCCTGTATATTATTAGTAAGCCAATTATTTATTCGAATTTCCATCGAAGATTCGCCCATCTTTACACCAAGAGCAGCATTCTTGTATACTGGAGCGTAGGTATATTCTCCTGTGTATACAGATCTCATTTTCTTATCTTTGGTTCCAGGAAGCGTCTCTAAATTACCAGAAGCAAATTGAGAATCTCTCCAATTTTTGAAATCACCAGCCGCCAAATCGCCAGCAGAATATAGCGAGTTAAACAATCCGTTTACAGTCTACTGTTTTTGTGTTTGCGACAAACCCGCCATTCTATCCTTATTGAGATACAGTTTTGTAACAAGTTTGGTATATCTTTCAGTCGGGAATCCGTTTGCATCCAAGTAACCTCTACGTTTAAGCTGTTCAACTCCACCAGACATCATCTTTTTTATTTCTCTGATATTGTATCTAGCGGTGTCTGCGTTTTTCTTTAATTTAGCAAGTCGCTCATCAGATGCTGCATTTTTTATGTACGGAACTTTTTTAGTAATCGTACCAGATGTGTTACCAAATTGCGGAATAACCCCACCTACTGCACTTGGATATTTTGAAATTTTTGTAGCAGGCGTCTGTTCTTCTCTATATCCGATAGTACTCGCACGCTTTTCTCTTTCGTAGTCGTCAATTGTCTTCTGATTCTGTTGCATCCATAACTATAGTACCTATTGATAACTACCGAGAGCGTCTGCTCTACCTTTTACATTTTTATCAATCTACCTCTGTTCTACCGGTTGGACATATCCACTCATGTCTGATGGTGTGGCGGCAACAAATCTTCCAGTCTTTGGATCTATTCCTATTCCATTTTTAAGCAGTTCTAATTGGAAAGATCTGTCTGCATTGCGCTGTGCTTGTGCCATTCTCGCAGCTTCCAATCCAAGCTTTTGCCTATCTAATTGCAATCCAGCCTCTTTGTAGTAATCGTCCAATTTTCCACTCGGCTCTATTATCCACTATCTGTTTGCTTCAGCAATATCACTCTAAAACTATTTATCAATGTCTGCTTGCGTGGCATTTGGATTCTTAGCCAGTGCTTTTTGTGCAGAAATATCCCTGAAATATTCAGCTCTCCAATCTCCGCGAAGTCCTGGAACAAGCATTCCGGCCGTATCAAACAGATCGTCATATGTAAATCCGGTATATTTTGCTCTCGGGTCATATGAAGATCCCATTTCTCGCATAGCTTGCTCCCTGGTAAGCTCGTGTGCAGTTCTATGCGCAAAGCCCGGAGAGGTTAGGTCTCTGAGGTTTATAGCTTCCATTGGCGAAGATTGGGTCCATGCGTTACCACCCTCAGAACTAAACTCTTCAAATGTCGGCAAGCCTTGTGATCTCAAATACGCATTCTGCATGTTTGGATCATATTTGCCTTGAGAATTTAACTTCTGCAATGCATCCAAATACGCATATCCAACTTTTGCATTTGCGCGCATGTTATTCAATTCAGCAGGATCAACACTCTGAATAGCTCTGCTGACAGCAGCCCTACCTTCTGCACTTCTAATTGGATCTATTCCGTTTGCGTAAAGATTGTCAATGGTGTCTTTTACTCCGCTTACGATTTGACCATACCTAGCCATGTCCTTTTTAAACGGACTGTAAAAATCTCCAAATTCCTTTTTAAACTCTTTGATTTCCTATTGACCCTTCTCATACATATCCTTAGCTGCAGCAATACTCATTGCTATCATCTAGCTATCATACAAATCCTTTACTGGATATTGTATATTCTGATCATAAGCGTATATCATATTATCGTCCCCATCCGTATTGGTTCATAATGTTATCTGCCCACGTATTCCTTGGCTTTTGCCAGTTTTGTGGTCCCGGTACAAATTGTAATGTAGGTTGAGTAACTGCTCCTGGAATCTTATCTAATATCTCAGGGGCAATTACATAAGGTATTCCGCCAGTCCATGTAGTAGAAGAAGCATCCTGTGCCTTCGTTTTCGGGAACTATCTATCCAATTTCTCCCTTTCAATATCAATAGACTGTTTGTACATTCCGATATTTGCAAGAGCGTTCTTTCTTTCAAACTCATTTCTGCCATACTGCTGAATATAATCCAAGAAGTTACGCATACCCATTTGCTGCATCTATTGTCTTGCAGCATGTGCTTTAGCATAATACTCAAGATCATACTGTTTAGCAGCTTGACTACGTCGGGCATCTCCGAGTCCTTGTGCCAACAAAGCATTTGCATAATTGGAGAAATATGAGTTATTCTGAGCTTGTATGCTATTCAACATATTACCAATCTGCTGCTGTGTTCCATGTAGAGAAGCAATTCTTGCTAGATTTTTCTAAGCCGTACTCAATCCACCAGAAGAAGTAACTGCACTATTTGTACGGGCTTCTGCGTCTCTTAACTGCTACATTGTGCCATATGGATTTATTCTAAGGCTGGAAAGGAGAGCTAAACCTTTATCCTAAAATCTATTTGGCACATATGTATCTGGTCTATACGGTTTATCTCCTTTTGCTTCAAAATACTATGCGAGGCTAGCTAATGCCCCTATCGACGAAGGGACTGCGTTTCCCCACCATGTGAGTCCGTATTCATCTGCTAGGCCATTCTTCTCTAAGGAGGACCTGGTATCTGGTTTACCGGGATCAAATTTTGGCTTTCCGCAATTATATTTATTATATGCCATCGTAGCATTCATAACATCTTCTAAATGATTTAAATTATTTACAGCATTCTGCTTTATATTCTTAACGGCCATGTCGTATGTTTTTCTAGACGATTCTCCAAGTGGACCATCCCCCTTCGGTCTATTTTTGTTTATAGCTTCCATAATACGAATGTACGGTTCAGCATCGTCTTCAAATTTATTATTGGTCTCTGGATTTTTTGTAGCTCCGAAGGCGACGTCTCCATCTCTTAAATAACTAGGTGCGGTATCGTTCGGACCTTCGTCTACAAAGTGTGCCAGCTCTTCATCTTTGTTCCACAATCCTTCATGTAGTCTAGTAAACGAGTTTTGCGGAGCTGTTACCTTTCCTGCAACGGTGTGCACAGGTTTTAAACTAGAAACGGCCTTGCTTGGATTAAACCCACTCGGCTTTCCAAGATTTGCACTAAACAACAACTGAGATCTGCTATCTCCGTACTTTTCTGCTTGTTTGAGCTGCAGGGAAGTAGTGAGTGCATCAGATCTGTTCATCTCATTATAGTTGTCAACTCTTTGCTGAGCTTCTCTCATTTCTTGACGAGCCTTATGTTTACGATGAGAACCACCAAACAAACCTCCAACAAGGCCTCCTAAACCACCAACAAGAGCGCCGACTCCAGCACCAATTGCAGTACCTACGCCCGGTATGATTGAACCGATTGCAGCACCTGCGCCAACACCAGCTAACGTTGTCTTAAACGTATTCTATGTATTTTCTCTTCCAACTATATCCATCTCTCTACCACGGTCTATATCGTTGTATTTAGTATAACCGATTCCACCTATGTTAGAGTTAGTAGACCCATATTTGTTGATATAGTCGTCAGATGTAGTAGTAAATTGGTGTGCGTCATAAATAGACGCTGCTGTATTTAGAGTACCTGTAATAGCAGAAGTTGGATCTATATTCTACCAATTATTGCCAGCACCTACCCCAGTGTCCGGCTTACCCGGATCAAATTTAGGAAGCTGTTTTCTGTTCTTTATATATTTTCTATCTCTTAACTCCATGACATTCTATATTTAGTTATTATGTATTGCAATGAGAAGTCAATGGAGTTATTAGTAGACCATAATTCACATTGCATCGTTTTTCCCTTTAACCTTCCGCCGTAAACTTCATTACCAGTCTCTCTCGGAATGTTAAGTCTATAATCGTATTCTCTATTACTCAAAGATGTACCAGTAGTATGAGCTGTTTGTTTTAACGGAGTGTTGTAACGCATTTCCAAGTCTTTTAACACGCCATCGTCATGCAAAATATGCTTAGCTTGTGTTAGAGAATTATGAGTGTCGTCTATCAATTTTGGTTGATTTTGGAATAGCATTTCAGAATTTACATCCTTTCCGTTGGCTTTGTGGGTTCCATAACTACTGCCTTCCACTAATTCGTGTCGAGTACTTCCTCCGTACAACTCTCCGCCTATTATTTGAGTATCGAAAGTTTTTGTTAGCGTATTGTTAGAATTTACTATATACTTTATATAAGGATATGCGCTATATCCAAACAACTTAGATCCGCTTTGTGAAACTGTATTGTCTGTCTCAATAGTTTTTCCATCCGTAATATATATAGTATCGTTCACACAAGCTGAGTATGTGGGAATAAATCCTTTTTGGTTGTTCTCAATAGCCGTATAGACTGAAGTAAATCTCTACAATAACTCGCTGTATGCCACAGCTTCGTTGTTTACACACTGGAATACAACCTCTTTATACTTATTATTATAGTATACATGAGGATGGTCATTTTCAGCACTGTTGTTTATATAGTTGCGTATATTTTTAACCTGCGACAAAGGTACTACAGAATACTTTTCAGCATATTGTAACAACTCTCTGTTGTTACCATCCCACCAATATAGTGCGTCGTTAGAAATACAAGCCGTACTCTGGTCTTTCTTCATACCGTATACAGTACTTATGTAATCATATCTATCCAACACTTGACCAGTACCGAGCGTAACTTGTGTATCGTTTGCATCTTGAAGTATCACGCGTTCGTTGACAGCCAAAACTCCAGTTGCATTTTCTTGCCAGAATACAAGTTTGTCTTTAAACAACTTAAGACCCGTTATCTCACCAAATCTGGAATCTACATCTGAGAAGTTCATTGCTCTGAACTGTGTCCAACTATCTATATCTTCATTATTAGTTTTCTATTCAGAATAATGAACTCTGGTATCGTATTGCTGTGAGATATACTCACGATTATCGTTCGTAGAGTATTTTATTATATCCGGATGTTGATTGTAAGCAGTATTATACAAATAAGCATCTGTCTCTTGTATGTATGAATCAAATTGAGCCGCTTTATCTTGTATATAATATCCTTTTGCTATGTTCTTTGTATACGTAGTTCCGTACTGTCCGTGTAAGTCAATGTCCATAAACATTGGAACGCTATATACAGTTCCACATTTAGTTACAGCCGGAAATGTTGCATCATACCAGTTGTGTAGTGCGTTATACTAGAACATTCTAATATAACAGTCACCGCTGTTCAGCACATGATCTGCAACTTGATTTTCAAATACATCTCCAAATGAGCAATATGTACTATTCCTTTTTGCGTCCGAAGTATCTCCTCCGTAAGGATTTGCAGATTTGTATATATCTGCTACAGTTATCAAAAACGGACCGTTGGTTTCAACCACCGTGTTTGGAGTAAATGTATTTATATTATCAACCTTCATTAAAACACATGCCCCAGTTGTTCCAATTGGATATGTTTCTCCGTTACCATTTTTAAACGTATTATACAATTCACTACCGCTTCCTGTATTACTAACATTATAAGCTAACGCAGACCATCCGAGATAAGAATAGTCTCCTATGGTCGTTATATCGTCTTTAAATCGCAAATCTTCTCCGTTTGCAAAAGCATTATATGCTGGTACATTCGGATATGCTAGATCTGTAATATTTGCCGGCCCGTTTGCTACAAATGTAGTATAATACTATATTGTATGCGGAGTAATGTGATTAAACTTTATATATCCAGTTTTATTGTTTTTTGTAAACGGCAGCGAAAGTGTTTGTGAATTAATAATACTACTAAACTAGTGAGTTATAGTAATGTTATTAGTATACCCAATAACTGTCGGATAATTAAAAGTACCGTTTGTTGGAGCATATTTATATGAATTACTCTGATCAACTTTGATGTACGGAATATAATTCGCAACACGTTTTACCGACAGCGCACCTTGATACTAGTTCAACATATCTTTTACATCGTCTTGCTGATAAACATATTCCGGAGATGCAAAACAAAGGATGTTTGAATCGGAAGTTGTAACATACCTAGTTTCATCATTAAAATTCGCCCCGTGATACGAATCAATTTCTCCAAGAGAAAATAAAGTTCTCGGTCCTATTATACGCATCCGATGGCTGCTTCCTTCTAATGGATTTGCATCCCAACATTCTGCGGGTTTTGCTATCAATCCTTGTGTAAGGGTGCGTTTATCTGACAACGTTCTTATGCATCTTACAATCTCGTATCTAGAACAGTTTGGTATATAACTTCTTTGTTTTATCTTTACTGTCGGTGGTTTTATTGTAAACGTAGGGCTATATACAGTGTCTGTAGGAGTACCTTGGTTTATAGTCAACCAATTGAAAGATGAATAATCGTCCATAGTAACGTCATTTCCTAGCGGAAATACGCTAGAACGATTTCCTTCATTATCGTAGAATATTACTCCAAATCGATAGGTTTCACCGGGCCTAAATGCTGCGTGTTGAGATTGATAATTTAAATCCTAACTAGTTTCACTTATTGTGTATTCTGGTCCAGTGCACTATTCTATAGTAAAGCATGAACTCAGATCTAGGTTCTTAAACAGATCGTCGGTCTTCTACTGAGAATAATTTATGTTGGCAGCAAATAAATAATTATTTTTCACCTCCAGTACTTTTGGAGTAACTCCAAAATCAACGTATGACAATAATTCAGAAACTGCAACTGAGCGTAAATCATCTTGCCCCGAGTCTATAATCTAACCTCCGGCAACATATGTGCCATCATATATTACGTTTACTTCTGGTGATTGTCCGTTTACTACATAATTGATTCTGAAAATCTGTATTCTATCCAATACTTCAGATACAGAAAGGTTTTCTTGCTGTTGCGATGTATTTCCTAACGGATGTGTACGCTGAATACTATCTACTTGAATTCTTTGGCCGGCTTGCCACACAGAGTCTACAATACATCCGGAACTCAGTGTGAGTTGGTACAGATCGTCATATGTAAACTCTATAACATTAGAACATTCGTATTCATTGTCGTCCATAGTACTTCCGATTTGCACAACAATCAGTCTTGAATTTTCTTGTATCCACGTAGAGTCGTCGTCTCCAGAATTTTCAAAGTAATGAGTTGAATCTAATCCGCGCACGGCAGTATTGTGATTGTAGGAATACAAAACTTCAGACGGAGACAACGGATCTGTGTCCAAATTTCTTGTACACAATGTGTCTTCTATATAATAACAATCGTGAATAGATTCTCCGATTTGCTAATTTCCGTTATTCGAATATTTTGAGAACGATATATCGTTTATATGTATCTACGGAACAGTCGGTGTGCCGCGCAATCCTTGATTATCTACAACAGTGTCTGTAGAAATATATATTCTTGGATTTACAAAGTATCCAGATGGCTATGTAGACTGTGTATAAAATTCTGCAGAAGGTTGTAAAATTCTAACAGATCTACCAGATCTAAAAGTACTAGCGTATCCAGATTTAGAATCTTTGTACAGAGATAATACTCTACTTAAAGGAGAGAGTTTCGTTGCAGATCCACCCTATTTGTACAATCTATACGCATACTATACTTTAGCAGACTTTAATTGTCCGGATCGGTCTGATATTTGCACACTTAAGTCTGGCAACATGATTTCCGTATATCCGGAAAGATGTTTTATATCTGTCGGAATGTAAGACGGAGTATCTGCCACATTAAGTACCATTATTTGATGTATTCCATCTGCAATATAGTACTTGATATTACTTTCAGATTCGTAATTAAGTACCGTACTGAGATTTGGATAACATCCAGTTTTCCATATCTTCGTACTGCACGGACCAAATATTCTGGTAGGAGAGGCTGTTCCACCGTCTTTAAATTTCCATATAGACCAAGTACTACTACTCCTAGTAATAAATACTACAATGTCTCGAACTTTATCGATCTTAATGATCTCATTCCAGTCACCTTGAGGTATGAATACTTTCGTACCTTCAATCATTCGCAACTCTCCACTATTGCTGTCGGTGTTAGTAACAACTCTTAGATTTTCGGCATATCTGTACTGATTACTCTCCAGTAACGAATCGGAGGTATCGGTATTCATGCCGCCAACAAATGTATTTATCTATTGTTGTGAATTAATATCCATAATAGTAATCAGTATAAATATCTTGTTCTGTACCTATATCTTTAAAGAACGTATCCCTAGCATCCCAATCTGGAACTAACTTATTCCAATCGTTCTTTATATTTTCCATATCGTCTGCAGTTGGCATCATTGCTTCAGCATAAGCTTGATTACGATAGAAGTTCCACTGGTTCTACATATAGCTGTAGGTGTTTGCGGCATACTTCTGTGCGTATTTAGAATTACCTCCGAGTGAACCGTTTATCCACTTAGGGAAGGATAACTTCATTGCAACGTACCAATAGATTGCTTCTTGGTAGGACGGGAGGTCTGGAATAAGTGGATAACCTCTTTCGTCTACTGGTATTGCTTTATAAGCCAGTTTTACAAATCCTTTTCGTTTATTAGTAACCAACCAACCTGGTTTAATGAAATACTGAGGTTGATCGTCAGTTTTTAGATGCTTCTCAGCATATTTCATAAGGTTGACTGTGTAAAACTGGCCTTGTGTAGTGAACATTTTATGTCTCATTGGCTCATGTCCACCGCTGGGTTTTTGTGGCCTAGACGGCTCTCTAAATAAGCTTGTAGTCGTCTTCATTGGCACCCAAGGGCCTTTTGGTGATTCCGAGTAAGCCGCACCGTCTAATACAGTTAAATCTGAAGGCAGTGGAACCTAGTTGTCTTCTATCTTCAACAACGGGCAGTCCTCTGTCCCAGACTCTTTTCTGATATACTGCATAGGAGCACCAATCTTTTCCACGGCCTCAAAAATCCATTCTTTTATATCAGAAGTTCTCTATCTTACTTCTGTGGAATCTAAATCAGCCATGATTTTAGCGATGACTGATTCACACCTTGTATAATTGTATATCATCTATATCTATATAATCGTGTTTGTTAAATATTAGTTGAGCTAACTTACGCTTGTTTTGTCTTACTAAGCTTAATTGATATTTGTATCTATTCGGAAACGTCCTTGGTATTTTAGACCAGTATAACCTAAATTTATATCCATCTGAATGTTCGTTCAAGTGGTATATCCTCTTCCCGTAAGTTTTGCTAGACTTATAGTCTACAGACAGAGAGTCTTGTGTATAAGACTTTGGTTTGTACTTTCCAATTTGTATTAAGCCGAGTCCGTAAGGCATTTTAAAGCCTTCTGAGCGCTCTAACATGTGTTCCAGAATAACTTTACACATCTCGTCTAAAATGCGCTTATAACGGCTGTACGGTACCTCTATGGGCATTGTACGGTACATATCTCTGAATGTATAAGATTTTTTATTCTTCATCGTCTTGTGGACCGTGTGGCTTTACGCTTGCCAACGTAGCGTTGTTGCTATCGTCGCTAGGTCTATTGAGCATAAACGCAAGCTCATTCTTCATTATGAGTTCTTTGATAGTTGGGACCATCCATGCAGGAATCAGTACATCATCCTCATCATCTTCATCCTCATCGTCATCTTCAATTTCCTTAATCCACAGTACGTATATATACTTAAGCTGACCTTCGTCAACAAGTCCTTGGACATAGACGTGACCGTCATCTTTATAATATCCGGTCATCTCTCCAAACGTATATCTTCTCCAATAGTTGTAATGGCGACGCACATGATTCATATACTAAATATTCTCACCATTTTCATCGTGAATGGCAAGAATACTATTGTCGTCGTTGTTAAATACATCTTCGAGCGTGTCTATTGTACGCTTTGTGAAAGTCTAACCATCTTCGTCACCAGATTCTACTGGTTCAAGTTCCATCGGACCTGTCTCAACTTTACGAAAATACTCGTTGTCTATGAATTCATCAAAGTCGAGCTTATTCATCAGAGCTAATTGCTTTCTGCGATCTTTTTCGTCTTTCCACAACTTGTGTCTGTACGCCTTTACCCACGCGTGAATCTAAGCTCTAGAGAGGTCTTCACTTTCACTAATGTAGTTATTTCTTACAAGGAGAAGAATATCATCGGTTATTGTCTTTAATGAAATCTTCGCCATTTTATAATTTGTTTGATTCTATGACTCTTACATCTTCTGTTTTAATCAAATCATTAGTGTTCTTTATTTCGTACTTATACTTGCGCTCTTTCTTGAAATCCCAAGTAAATATACGTTTTATAAAGCTTTTCTTATTCTTATACTCCTTTTTGCTGTATATATATAAATACTAAGTATTCTTTACATCTATTCTCATACTTACTGTATCAGCACCTATAGTATAGTAGACAGAAGTTAAGTCGTTATATTTTATACTATCAGTATAGGTAGTATCTTTAAGTATCTCTCTAAGATCCCCCTATACCCCCTTACCCTCATTAACGTATAGTATCTACGTTTGAGTTGCTGCAGTATGTATTTCTTTTGGTTTTATTTTAAGTTCCTTCCTAACACTATCTAGCTGTTGGAGAACTTTATCATTCTATTGATGTAGCGATTCGACGTCCAGCTTTAAAACATTATTGGCCTACTAAGACCCCGCGAGGGAGCCCTAATAGGCCTCAATGTTATTCTAAGCCATTTGCAGGCTTTCTGACAGCTTTTTATTCTAGTGGCTGAGCATTACGCACCAACCAAACAAAAGCCCAACAGAGAGGCCTAAAACGGCCTTAAACAGGCTTTTACGATTCGCTACTATCCACTTTAGTATTGTTAGTATCGTCATCGTTTAAATCTATTTCAGTTCCTATATAATCTTCACCTTTTTTCTTAAGGAATTTACTCAAAGCTTTCCACGGACCTTCGGGGTTGAGGGTGTTGAGGTTTTCAAGTATAGACCACAATTCGGTCAAACTGATTATTACAGTTACACCGCCAGTCAATACAAACACACCGCTGTCATCCAATATAGCCCATTCCAGTAATCTAGCCAGAGACAGTATTACGAACTCGTCTAGGAGTTTTGATAACGTACCTTTCCAATTCTTCTTGCTCTCTATCTTTTTCTTCTGCTTGCATGCCACCTTTATGCCATATAGCATGTCTACTGTAGTAAAGATGAAGCACGCTACTAACAGTGCTGCTATTGGAGAATAGAAGGCTGTGATAGCAGTTCCTGCGGCGATTAACATTTTACCCAATGGAGTGCCTGCCGACAGTCCTTGGAACATCTTTCCTATTGACGCTATTATCGGCATATTAATCCTCCTCGGGTTGTTCGTACCACCCGCTCACAGAATCTATGTCTACATGAATTGTAGCATTATCATTTCTCCTCAACAGTATCTCATTGTTGTCATAAGAACCGGATATTACGAAATAATCATGTGTAGAAGGTGGTTCGGAAATGTTATTTATGCTAATCTGTACTGCATCGTTGACATCACTTTCTTCACTAGAAGAAACAAGTTCGAATACATTTTTATAGTCTACTGTTACAGTACGAACATTATCCTCATAACCGTCGTCGTATACCTGTGCGGTTACGATCAGGTCGTATTCACCGGCATACTTTTGAATACTTGCTGGGAATACAGCTACTACAGAACTCGGATCTTGAGTTCTCGAAACCTTAGATACGTATTCTGTAATATCCATCTTCTTAAACGGCATTACATTTTTCCAGTCGGGGTATACACCAAAGCCGTTATATTGATTCATAACGAAAGCTCTATATCTGGGATTGCCGGTAGAATGAATGTTGTACTCAGTAGGCTGAAATTCGTCAGAAAAAGGTTCGATAGGAAATCTGTGTATGAATCTGTTCTTCTTCTTATACTCCTTCAAAAACTCATCCTTAAGTGTTCTATTTATGAAAACGGCTTTCAGAGAAAGAATATTAACAGATTCCTGTGCTCCTGCAAAGCTCAATTGAACCTGCAGGCGAATGTCATTTCCTATTCTTACTTTCATAGCGATAAAATAAAAAAGCCGAGATGGGCGTTGCCCACCCCAGCTTAGTTAAAATCATTCCTTGTTGGTGTCAACTACTGCGCTCGTAAGCTTAGCCAATTCAGTCGTAATGCCTGAAGTAGCAGCAGTGGTATAAATCTCAACCGTCTGCTTGGTCTTACGGAACAGGTCGTCAGCGGTACGATACATGTTCTCAAACTCAAGCGTAACTACATTGTAGTGCTTGGTCAGATCAACATTCATACCGGGCTTGATGATGGGCCATGTACCCTCACCACGGTTCAGGATTCCGTCGTAACCCATAGCCTGAGCCTCGCGATCGCGAACGAGCTTAGCAGAAGCCTCATAGGTCTTACCGGGAACCTTGGTAATAGTTGCGCCAGTGATGAAGTGCTTGTTGATAGACTCCCAACCCTCGGCAGAAGGATCCGTGTAATACATGTTTGCATTGAAACGAACCTTGTTGTACCAGTTCAGAGAATCAACAGAGTTGTCATCATCATAAGTCATGGCAGTAAGAACAATCGTGTTGTTGTTTGCGCTTGCAGAAACATTGTCCCAGTTAGAGTCTGCATGGAAATAAGCAGAACCAACAGTAGCGGTTGCGCTTGCTGAAGTGCTGTTAATCTCACCTACAGTAGCGATGACACGAGCACGCTTTGCTTCCTTGTTAATCATCTTAGCGATGTTGGTAGCGATAGAAGCAACGGTCTCACCGTCCTCGGTAACATACTCATAGCTCTCAGTCCACTTGCGATAGCGATGAGGCATATCCTTATAGGTCAGACGAACGATGATGCGCTTGCCCTTCTGAGACAAAGTCTTACCAGAACCAATCAGGCCAGTAGCACCGGCGAGGTTGATGTAGCAAACGTCCTCGGTGTCAGCAGCATAAGAACTTGCTGTCCAACCCTTGATGTCGTCAACGTTGATGATGTTAGACCACTTGATCTCGGCTACAGAGCCCTTGTCGTTTGAAATGGTCTTACCGGTACCCATACCAATCTTAAAGCGAGTGGTAGTAGCACTAATTGAAGTGTTCGAATCGATATCGAGGAACACGAACTTGCCCTTGCTAACGCTAGCAAAGTCAGAATTGCTAGAAATAGTTACAATGTTGCTAGAATCAACGTTGCTAACAAACACTGAATTTACGTATGTAATCATATTTTTAAATTAATTTATTCTACTCCCCCTATATTTCAATGTCTAGACCTAACTAGCTGGGGTTTCCACGTTTAAATTATTTGAATTTAGAATAAACGAATGTTTACTCTTGTGTATTTACTTCATTTGTAATGGTGCGATATCTAGGATCAGCCTGATTTTCTACATACATCTAAGCTGCAATCTTGATTATCTCCATCCAAATGTAATCTGGAAAATCCTGATATTCTTTAAAAGGATTTTCATTGGTTATTTCTTCGGGCAATTTAAGGTAGCCCAAAGTATATTGTTTAATTCTATATTTCGTATCAGTTAGGAGTCTGAAACCAGTCTGTGTCCTAACTCTCAGAGGTCTTGCACGATGATACCTATAATGGAAATCAGTAAGACTATTATTTATTCTATACATGAAGTTGTCTGCTGTGCATTCAAATACACAAGTGTCCATCTCGTGACCACCTTGAGTATCTGATATTACAACATCTTCATTTAGTACAAACATCATGTCTGATGGATAATTGTATTCGTATTCATCATATGACTTGTGTTGTACCGGTTCGTAGTCCACCGCGAAATCATGTATCTCTTCACGTAGCAGATTGACTAAATCTCTAGTGCGTTTTTCATTTTGTTCGTATGATGTCCGGTGTGGCAAATTGCCGTTAAACCTTTCTTTCACAAGCTTCATCATAGCTTGATTTAACCAATATATAGAATCATCAGTGACCGGCTTTTGTAGAGCATCGTCAAGCTTATTTATCTCAAGCTCAAATGCTGCGATAAGGTCAATGCATCTCATAATCAGTCTTCATCTTGTTGTTTCCTACGATTTCTTTGCTGTCTCTGTGCCTCTTCTTTAGCTTTAGATGTTTCAGAAGCGGGAATGATCGGCTGTCTGCTTCTATCAGTAGGTCTGTTGTTAGACACATATTGAATATACAAATCAACCGCACCGGTTACTAAATCATCAAAAGCGTCTGATGGAAGTTCGCACGGAGTGCTAGTCAATATACTAAAATGTCTGGGCTGTTTGTAATATAAAACTTTAATGCCCTCGACTGTAGTATACTGGTCGTATATACAGGTCAGTGTTGGATAGCTGGTAGTCCCGGTACTATCGGGAGCACTCAATACAGCAGCAGGATACCTCAGAATCCTCAAACTATTATGAGGAGTTTCTAACAGTCTCCACACGTCCGATTGAGATACCAACTCATTCGGAATAATCCTTATAGGAAGTTTCTGAAGAGGGTCATTGCTGCTCTGTCCATTGGTTGTATTAGATCTAAATCCGTAAGTAGAACTCACGTTAGAAACACTTCTGATATACATATAGAAGTCGTTTGGCAGTCTAAATACAACTGATCTTGCTGTATCTATTACAATATAATTAGAGTCAGATATGTCAAAATTGCCAGTATAGTTGCCAATACATTTCGACTGATCTGCATTTATATCGGTCTGATCTGTTGAGATTGTAACGCTACGCTACAATGACTGTAGAACAGATTCTATGTGCGCAGACAACGTTGACCCGGATTCAACCTTATCGAGATTCCTGTAGATTTCATGAACATACTTATCTTGATACTAGTTTAAAAAAGAATAAATAGTATCAGTATCAAGTTTGTCAATGTATTCTCTATCAGGAATCATAGTTTGAACTCGTCTTTCAAACTCAATACCTAATTGTCTCGTTTCGTTTATGTTCATGATTCTAATCCTCTCATGTTAAGTTTTGTTGATAGTCTATTGGATTCTACGTTTTCAAGTGCGTATGTAATGGCCAGCGATATTAATTCTTCCGCCATAGAATCATTACATTCGAATATATAATATTCATTTGGTGTAGTAGCATCAAACAACGTATAATATCCGACATTAGATGGAAACTTTGAAGTATTGCTCAGATCTTTTGCAAAAGGATTCGGCTTCTTTATATAGGTTATAGAAAGTGTATCGTTTACCCAACTTAAATTATTAAACTAATTATCTGAAGGGTCGTATATAATATACAACTTGTTCTATTCTATATATCCAACCGGCTGTTTTATCCACGGCATGTTATAAGCTTTATTTAAAAAACTCTTAGCCATTTGATGCGACACCAGCTTTATTGGCAAAGCCCTTTCTAAATGACCATCCATTGGGGTCTGATCCATTGTTCTTTTCAAAGCCGCCGATATAAAGTACAGATATTCTGCATATTGCGAAACAGCATACGTCTAGCTTGCACCACCAGATCCTAATCTTGAAGGCAATGTATCGCCAAAATTCCATTCAGTAGACACATACGCATTTACATCGGTGTCGTCTTTTGGAAGATCTACGTACATTATATTCTTAGAGTACAGGTTTACTGAACTATCGTCAGCTTGTTGGTTGTGATAAAGCGGAAGTTCTACCGTAACAATCAACGGAGAAAGGTCTTCTATGACCTTTACATCCGTTTCTAAGCCCATTAAACGGGGATTGTTACCAGTAACCTTTTGCGCAATTAATGCGCTATATGCCTTATCTAAAAACGTAGCCACTTCATATTCAGTCAACGATGGATATGATGACAAAACATTAGCCTTGTCGTATTCAATCATAAACTTTGTATATATATCTTTATGTGACATCATAACGTTATTATGCTAATGTTAAGGTTGATTGTTTAGTTTTAACTCTCTAAGACTCTACGTTCTCCAACGCCATCAATATTGCAAGATCCACAAGTTCCTCTGCCATAGAATCAGACAACTCAAATTGTGTTGTATCTGTAAAATCAATTTTCATAGTCTATTATATTTTAAGATTGAACTCCGCGAATGTATCCAGAAATAACAGGAGCGGCACCTTTCACGTCAATATACGCATTTCTATTTTGCGTACTCCACTAATAATCCAAGTTATAATTGCGCAATAATCCTTCGGAAGCAGCGCTTGCAATATAATATAATTTACCTTTACCCCAATCGCTTAGTCCAAAATAACACGTACTATCGACAATATTTGTAGATTCGTCACAAGCATAGTTGTATCCGTAAGAAACGTCTCTGTCAGCAACTGTTTTTATTAAACTATTTGCACGATCTATATATACTACGCAGTTCTAACAATTGTTTAGATATTCCGTTTCGGAAGAATTGTAAGAACCTTCAGATCTATACTCCATATCCTAAACGTCTCCTCTTAATATATAATAACCGGACGGAGAAGAGTTGTTAAATTCCGATAACGACGATAATGATATTTGTCTAGTTCTATCGATGTATCCGGAAAGTGTGATTTGTGGATCACTATCGTTGAAAACAATTACATTATTGTCCAAAGAATTAGAATCGTACGTTAGATTGATTCCGTATTTATCCTACATTACAATACGCGCAATGTCGCACATTTCTGTACAATACTCGTCTCCACTTCCACCACTTGGAGTAGAGTTGATAGTAGATCCTATCGACTGCGTTGTTTCATTAAGCGAAAGTAATTTCCAACTTCCGGTGTAATGATTAGAAGGACATTTTACAACGCCGTTTTCTCTATCAATATAAACTATTATATTTACATAAGTATACTGTGCCCCTATATTTATACCAAGCCCATTATCGGTGCGAACTTCATAAGCGTCGAATTTCATCACATAATATCCAGTAGGAGACTGACTATTGAACTCGCTAAGTTGTAATTGAGGTGCGGTTATAGTAAACTGACATGTGTAATTTGAAGGCAATTTATAATTCTGCGATGTCATACTAGCAGTTGCTGTATATGTACCAGCATTAGTTTGATCGCCGCTTACCGATACACTTACAGAATCTCCTGTTATTACACCGCTCACCGATACAGACGGTACGTGTGAGCTTCCGTCATATGAGAAAGTAGTATTGCTCCACGTCAACGTAACTTCTTTCTTTCCGATAGTTACCTACATTGGTCCATATACAGGACTATCTGTGTGTGAAGAATCACCAACCACCTTGTGCCATACGTTATAAGTACCAGCGTTCGTCTATTGCGGAATAGATGCAGACCAAGTTGGAGTTGTGTCAGTTCCGTTTAAACTATAATACAGTGTTCCGCCAGAGGCTGTTCCTGCATTCAACAAGTCTTGGGGTTGTCCGTTATAAGTAAGTGATTTGGCGGTCGGGGCAGTTGTCACACTCGCTTCAGAACTTGATCCTGAATTAGATATAGTAAATTGGCAAGTATTGTTTTGTGGAAGCAGATAATTGGTATATCCAGTACCTTCCATATAAGCAATTGTTGCAGTATACGTACCCGCAGAAGATGCTCCGCCGCTTACTACAAACGATATTGAATCCGAACCCACAACTCCGGTCGGAGTAGCAGTTGGAACGTGCGTGTTGCCATCATATGTAAATGACGTATTGCTCCACGTTACACCAAGCTGTTTTTGAGATATTTCAACATTGATTGGATTTGGGAAGGTTACGTCAGAATGACTAGAGTCTCCCACTATCATGTAATATATCTAAGATTGAACGTTCGCATTAGTATACGTTGGAATTTCAGAACTCCATGCTGTTGAAGATCCGAGATATACTCTTCGATACATCAACGTACCACCAGATGCAACACCGGGATTTACCAACTATTGTGCTGAACCATTGTATGTTAAAGATTTTGCAGTAGGAGCAGTTGTTAATGTGGCAGACTGACTAGGTTGTGGTTCACTACCAGACCCATATAATCCTGCAGGAAGTAAATCTCCAAAGTGCCAAATAGTGGGCGTCGGTGGATTGGGGGTTTCGTTGTTTGTATATTGTACGTATACATAATAATTTTCAGAAATCTCACTATGATTAGTTCCCCTCACCGTAATAGTAATTGGGAAATCATCGCCCTCTGCCGCTGGTAATATTTCCAACGTAGCCTCCTGCTGATATGTACCGGCATGTTGATTTGTAATACGAGCATACTAATTACCGCTTGTAATACTAAACACAGGAACATCCTCATTGCCTAGTGAACTGTCCATGTGTGCTTCTAGTGGTATAGTATTATCTTGAGAAATATTATACGTATCCGGATTAAAACTTATATACCACTGTTCCTATTCTGGTTGATACGCCTCGTTAATTATTCTAACGTACTTAGATACAGTAGCAGCCTGCTTTCTACTAGGATCACTAATTCCAACAGGTTCTGCTTTGATAAACACAGTTATATCGTACGTATAGTTTCTCAACCTGTCTATTGTCAACTAATTTCCATCAGATCCATACTATATATAATCACTCAACTAATGTCCACCTAGACCGCTCATCGGAGTAATCGTCCATTCGCAATTGTAGAAACCGTACAAATTACTAATCATATTGGCGTAATAACGTGCTGTAACACTACCACTGCCCTATATTGTATCCGGACCAGTTATACTTTTTGTCCACTCTTCAGTAACCCCTTCGTTCGGCACTACAGTAAAGTTTACTGAGTATTGCCACGTAGGGTGCGCCGTACTTTTAAGAGTTAGAGTACCTTCTCCAACATATTGAGCAGTACAATTAATGGTTCCGCCAGTCGATGTTTCAGAAGTCACAGTATTGATTATTCTAGGAGGAAACACCATTACTGAACCATAACTTCCGTTTGTATACTCAATCTAAAAAGTATCTCCTATGTGTAACGTAACGTTTTGTCCGTCTTCATAATCAGAAGTGACGGTAGGTGCGCCTGGAATAACAATCTCAGGTTCGTCGTTGACCATAAACTTCTTCGGCTTCTTTATGTATGTCAAAGACAGCGACGGATTACTACCGGCATTAGCAGATTGTAGTATACTGTCATACAATACATAGATGCGATTTCCTTCTTCATAACACACCGGATGTTTAATCCAGGGAATGTTATATGCTGTGGTTTGGAACTTGGATGCAACATCGTGTGTTATGAGTTGCATGTCCCAAGTCTTTTCATAATCTCCCAAACCTCTTTTCATTTCACCGGACACAAAATACAACCAGTCGTTTGGTTTGCCACAAGACAGTGCGTTGCTTACATATGGTATCGGACTGGTGTTTATATCGGTGTTTATTCTTTTTGTAGTAACAAGTGGACCTAAATCTTCGGTTAGTTTTAAGTCTTGTTCAAACCCTATATGACGCGAATTATTACCGGTCACTTTTTGAGCAATGAGCGCAAGATATGCTTTATCCAAGAACGTAGCTATTTCATACTCCGTCAAGGAAGGATACGATGAAGTAACGTTTGCTTTATCGTAACCGATCATAAATTTTATGTATATGTCTCTGTGCGTCATATGCAGATTGATTTAGATTATTTATTTTGTGTTTCGTTAATAATCGAAAGCTTTAGATCCTGATTCTTCTTACTATCCAAATAAGCAATTGCATCCTCAAGTGAATCTGCGAACATGTCTGAGCCATAGAAGTAGTGCGTCTTATCCTTACGAATTACACCCTTAGCAATAGCCTCTTCGAGAATAAACTCAGTTTCCTTAGTATTGTTGTCAACCCACTTTTCAAAGAATCGCTTCGGCTGTTTGTCAACCAAATTGAACAATGTTGATTCTACAAGCTCGTTTGACAGCTTATCTGCCTTAACACCAAACAAACGCAAACACTTACGCATCTGCTCGAGACTGAGCTTATCGAATTCCTTAAGAGCCTCGCGACGAAGCTTATTGATCTTGTTTGCTTCAACAGCTTCTGCCTCACGATTAATCAGCAAATAGTCCTTACCTGCAGTGAGCTTATCTAATGACGTAGCTACACGCTTGTGTCCACTCAGGAACTTGATTATCATCTCCTGACGGGGAACTGAATCGTCGAGAATCAAACCTCTTGATCCAACCTTAACACAGAATGTAGTCCAGAAGTCACTAGTCTTTGCAAGATGACCTTCTTCGTAACCTAAAGCCTTTTCGTAATATCTTTCGTCCTCGGGAGTAAGTCCCGTGTAAATCGACCCGGACCTAGTGAAATACGGAGCAATATAGTCAAAACATGCCTTATATTTAACCAAACCAATCCAGGGATTCTTCTTCTTAATTTTTAATTCAACTACCATAATTTACATTAGTTGTTGTGTACCGGTCAAGGGGGCCCTTATGACCCCCCGCCGAATACATTATTCTTTTTTATTTTAATCAGATACCTTCATTAACGATTTCTGTATCTTCGGCATCACAGTACAGAATACCGCAAGACAGCGGATTGCGCAGCATGATACCAACTTCACCGAGGAAGTGAACCTGATAACCATCACGGCTGTTAGAACGCAGCGTGCTGATGCTGTTACCATAACCCGTGGGGATTACAGAACCACCAGTGCACCACTGAACGAACTCGCGACCCTTGCGGCAAACCTTAACGATGTTAGCCTGACCGTCACGTGAAGCAATATCAACGAACAGGAAGGTGTAAGACATCAGTGGTTTACCAGTCAGCGGATGAAGCTGACGGAACAACTCCATGTTGTCGAACAGAGGACAACGCTTCAGAGTGAGCTCAATGCCGTTAGTCATCTTATAAGTAGTGAACTGACCACCGAGAGTCAGGTTCTGACCACTACCAGTAATAAATACGGTGTCGATGAGGTTGAAACCAGCAACCTTCTCCTTCAGGATGCGATCGAACTCGCGAATACCCATCTCACCAGTCAGAGCCATGAACTTGCGCTCGTTTGTACCCAGAATATTGTAGCACAGATCGAACAGATAGTCCTCGAGCAACTCTGCAGTCAGAGTGGTGTAGTAACGAACGTTAGCCGGAGAAATCTGCTCGAACAGACCAGACATCTTGGCAACGGGACGACCGTTAGTACCCTTCAGGTTGTAAGTACCGTCAGCCTGACGATTTGACTTACCGAACAGCATTTCCTTCTCCTCACGCTTCTTCCACTCACGGAGACCGAGCCAGTACTGATAATCAGACCAGAGATAAGATGTCTTACCAGTCTCGGGATCCTTCAGAGCGATAGCCAAAACAGTGCTGTAAGCATCGCCGGTGATGTCCCAAGACAGACGGAGAGTCTGCAACTGGTTACGCATCTTAAACGGAGTCTGATAGTTCAGGATATCAGCCTCGTCACTGTACTCCTCATAGGCAGAACCCATGCGGCTTACCTGACGACCGGGAAGCAGGAACTCACCAGGAATGTAGGCAGCGTTGCTGCTGTCAACAACGTAGCACTCATAAACCCAAGCGCTACCGTCCTGATACGGAGTACCGCTAACGCGAACCTGGAACTTGTAGTCATCGAAGCTCAGGATTGCACCGGGACCGAACCAGCGCTCTTCGAGAGCCAGATAAATAGGCTGACCGTTGGCACCAGGAGTAACAGTGCTGTAATTTGAAGTAGTAATCTCGCTGCCGTCAGCCTTGGCCCAACGAATGTTGATAGCGTGATCAGCATCAACCATTACGGACCACTCGAACTCACGGTTCTCGATAATCATTGTTTTACCCAGACCACCGGTAATCATATCAATAGCGGTAGAAACACCGTCGTCCTTAGTACCGAAAACCAGTGAAAGCAGACCAGATACCTCATGGGGCTTGGTCAGCAGGGCGTTAGAAATCATGTTCTCATCTACCAGGTCCGAGAAACGACGTCCACGATACAGCTGGAGATTATTAAGCAAAGTATTATTCATATACGTTTATAAATTGTTAATTAATATCAGAACGCACCTGCAAGTAAGTCCGTAACTGATTTCTATTTATCATCGGCATTATATGTAGTATGATTTTTAGTTGTATGCCGTAACATTTTCCTAAGTTTTTCAGCAGCGGATGACTCTCCTTTCTTTTCGGCACCTGAGATCAAAGCGTCAGCTTTCATCGTAAAGTATGCTGATTCGATGAGATTCTTTGATAGATTTTCATTGAAGTCCTTCTGATATTGTGACATACCAGACTGATCTACTTTGAATATATAGTCAAACAAAGCTTTACGATCTTCCTTAGGGATTGCTATGCCGCGAATGTCAGTCAACGAGTTGATGTCGTTGGTGACAGATTCGAAGAAGGCTTTTGACTGCTCTTCTTGTCGGCGAGCAAGCTCTTCCTACTGTCTCGTAGCTTCTTCAATCTCATGTTGCCTGATTTGCTTTAATCTATCTAAAGCATCCTCTGATTCCTCATAAAGCATGTCATTGTCCTCATAGCGAGAGATCTTCTTATTAATTTGCTCATCGCTGTAGTTATTGTGCTTTAAGAGTTCACGAATAACTGCCTTCTGATTAACTTCATCTTCCATGTCGATATCGTCAAGAGTAAGACTCTCTTGCTGTTTAGCGTAGAAGTCCTCAAACTTGCCACCATTCTTTACATATTCGTCCAAACGCTGTATACGTTCATCTGCATACTCCGGAACAGAATTTTCCTTGATAACTTTACCAAAGAAGTCGGTAAGAGCGTCTACCGTAAGAGGTCTATCCTTCTCGTCAATATCGTTCATATTCCAACCGAGCGACTGTCCGATAGCATCGAACAACAGCCCAACTTGCTGAGCCTCAACGAGGTCTGCGTCTGAAGGTTCTTCGTTATCTTCAGTTTCCTCGTCATCAACTTCGGTTGTATCATTGTTTTGAATGTTTTTCAAAACATCTTCTGGAATCTCACTGTCATCCTCATTATTAGCAGGAGGAGTTTGAGTGTCATCCTTTTCTTTATCGTCGCCGTCCTCAGTATTCACTGGCGGTTCTTTTTCATCGTCATTATCTTCAAGTGGCGTATCGGGAGGAAGGAGATCGTCTACATTAGTAATACTCTCGCCCTGCTCTACATTTCCGTAGATGTTGCCAAGAACATCTTCGAAACCACTCGGTATAGTATTCTTCTTTTTTGCCATATTGCAATATAGTTAATTAAAGTTTATTTTATTCAGACTTCATTGTCTGTATTTTTGTCTTCGACGTAACCCACAGTTGTCCATATATATATTTTATAGTCGGACAATACAGTATTTAAATTTTCTATCAACGGAAGTACTTTATCCTCCAATACATCTTCTGGAATCGTCCCGAGATCTAAAGAAACAGTATTTCCGAGCTTTCCTGGAGCAACATTCTGTTTGTTTACTCCGTGTAGCTTTGCACCTGTGTATGTTTTCATTTATTCTTTTTAAAATTGTTTATCATTCTGTTATTGTATGACCTAAAATAGGCAATCCTAAATAAGATACATTTGGAAAATATGAAGAAGTTTGTATTAGCTACGATGGAGTTTTTAATAAATAAATCGCACCGTTGTTTGTCCCATCAAATATGTTATTTTGCCAATTTTGAATCATTTTATTATAATCGCCACTCCATTTCAAATTACCGGAAACTCCGGGCATTCTCATATTAGAATGTTGCCCATTGTTCCCAACAAGGATTTTGTCTTTATAATGTTTCCACACAGAATATGTCTTTGGAGCAGACTATAAATCTTTTCCTGTATATAATCCAGGCATTCCTTTATCAGTAACGTCTTTTATTACCGCATCGTATAGTGCCCTAGAGCCACCAGGAATATCAGATTTTACAAATCCTATTTCCGGTGTATTGTCGTACGTATGTGCGGTGATGTATCCTTTTTTTCTTCCGCGCCAGTCTAATAAGTTATATTTAAGTTGATCTTTATCTCCAGTGTATTCTTTTATTACTTGTTTAAAGGAATTTATTCGTTTTAATTCTTTTAGTACTCCAGAACCTAAAGACAGCACATCAAATTCCGGAGAAGTTATTTCTAATCCAGGCTCTTGGTGAATGCTTCTGGGAATAGATATAGATCTAGCTTTTATATTTGCGGACGAATTGATTGGTTCAGAATTATAAAGTTTATCTGCATTAAGCTTCACTTTACTTGGAGTTACAACAAGGTTTGCAAATACGTCGCCATTGGAATCGTTTGTTATCCGACTCCAACTATTATCCGCACCAGCTTGTACATACTTATATTCGGGTTTTCCATCATTATATTTTGGAAGTCTATCTTTGTAACTATTGCCCCAATTCGGTTGCGAATACAACTACCCGTCTTTCTAATTATAAAAAACGTCGTATCCTAAACCCATATCTGTATATATACTTTTAGATACAGTAGGGTGGGCTACAGATTTCAAATATCTTCCAGTCTCGTAATCTCTACTTGGGTAATGTCCAGTTTCATCTGGCGTATAACCCAATTGATTTGCGCGAGCTTGATCGTAGTCTAGATTATGATTATCGTCTTCATACGGAATTCCATACTAGTACGGTTTAGCTCCCGATTTCCATTTCTAAAATCTTTTTCTAAATTCAGTAGGATCTCTGCGCATAAGTATTTCCCTCCATCTTATTAGCTACTAAATTAGCAACTATGTTAGTCATCATATCATTAGCTTCATCGTGCTACACAAAGCGAAGTATAGCTCTTAGAAGCTCGTTGTTCTATCTTGCAAGCTCTAAGAGCTCTTGTTCTTCACTTCTTGTCATTTTCCACTAGATGTTTTATTCTTTAATGCAGTCTAAGCTTTTAATTTTTCTCTGCGATATGCCTCTTCATCTTTTTGCTTTTGCAAATCCATTTCGTGCTGCATTCTTTCACGTTCGAGCTTTACCTTCTGATCTTCAATCTCGCGCTTTTGACGAGCTTCGTATCTCTTCAGGTAAGCATCTTGATCAACCTTACGTTGCTGTGTAGCGGCATTGGCAATTTCGATAGGATCGGGTATGCCATTCTGATTAGCGTCCTTCTCTTCTGTACCACGATAAGCACTGATTTCAGCTACAGCTATCTTAGTCTGATTATCTGCGTCGATCTTATATCGTTCGAGATCCATCTTAGCTTCCTCAAGCATGAGCTCTTGTTCACGCTGTTCATTCTGCATTTGCTGGAGTTGAATAGCCTGCTGTTGCTCAGCCTCTTGTTGCTGACGCGTTTGCTCTTCTTGACGCTGCTGCATATCCTGAAGCTTCTGCTTAATAATATTAAAGTTGTCATTAGTAAGCACCTCTGCAGCTTCCAATAGACTAGCGCCGTTCTGCATGGCCGGCTGAATGAGCTGCTGCAACTTTTGGATATTCTCCATGTCTTTGGAAGTATCACTTACAAATACATCCATATCCTCATAGTAGAACTTATCGGATATGTCCAAGTATGCTCGCTCTCCATTGTCAAATATATAAGAAAGCTTCTGTTTGCCCGTTTGTTCCCAAGCACCCTTTGCTGTATTCAACAACATATTGAGTACATGTTTCTTACACTGATTGTGAGTCCAGAACAAAGGTTCTGTGATGTGAGACGACTGTACAACACTGCGCTCAACGTTACCGACAAGCTCACTCGAACTGATGGCACCTTGACGCTGTTCGGTGATACCTGATATAGTACCTGCGAGTTGTTCGATCTTATCCATAAGCTGAATGTATTCAGCTATTACGTTCGACATAGTAAGATCGAGAGAAGTGATCTAATTAAATGAAGCAGGCTTTCCGCCTTCTCGACCTGGTACATTCCAACCTTCTTCATACGGGTTAATAAAGTTTACACCAACAGAAGACAAGTAATGCATCCATCTATCTGGAGTAATATTCATAGACTTAGGTATCTATGTAATATCCATGTTTACTACTTTTCCTTTGTCTCTTGCGATCGCCAATTCTAACCTGTACCAAAGTACTATATACATATATTGTAAAGGCTTAAGGACGCTAACAAGGGACCTAGGGCGACTATTGGTATTAGAATAAACGCATCCGCAATAGGGAAGCTTTTGAGAATTTGGGTTATCAATCGATACGTGCTGATATTCAATAGGTTGAATGCCAAAGTAAAGATCAGATCCGGCACGATAGCCTTCCCAAACTTCGACGATCCAATCAGGTTCGACAGACAGTTCTGTACCTACTTTCTTATATGTCTCATCTACAATAGTAACTTGTGGTTGTCCAGCTTCATCAAGAAGTGTGACATAATATATCTTCTTAAACGACTTCCAGCAGCAGTGCCATACATTTACACAGTATCTAGACTTCTGATCGTAAATCGGATTATCATATATGTGCATCTGTATACCACCTCCAAAGTTGTCTACAGGATCCTTCTCACCAGCATCGTGCATTGCATGACCAGTGAGCATTTCGTTGAGCTTGTCCAGATCTTTCTCAGACAGTTTGTCGTAATATCTGTCGTAAATCTCAGCTACAGGCAAACGCATCTTTCTGCAGCACCAAGACCCATCTTCAACGTATTCCAAGTCAGGACTCTGGTCGTACGAGAAGTACATTGGGTTTACGCGCTCCATATAAGGTTCGTCATTGTTTACACCAACGTAGTATACTTCTACACCGGATATAAGCGCGTCTTTCCAACCCTTTATGAATTCGTTGTCCAGATTAAGTTTTTCTCTCAAGTATACGAGAGTGTGGTATGCAGTATTCTCTACTATGTCTTTGTAGTCTTTCTGCATGTATTTAGCAATAGCTTCGGGAGGCATCACCTCGCCGTTCTGTAGCTGCTGCTAAAATTGTTGGGCTTCTTCTGGACTCATGCGAGCAGTAATAGCAGCCATTATATACTGCATTACCATCTCCTTTTCTTTATCCATAAGTTCAGAAGCAGCTTCTTGTGAAGTCCTAACTACTCTAAAGTTCATAGGTCTCTTTGTCTCTTCACCTATGAGCAAGTCTATCTTAGGTCTTATTATATTAAAGTCTTGCGGAGTAGCCGGGAATCCATCTTCAACTTTGAAAGGATTTGTAACTCGTTTGAAATCCTTCTCGTCGAATATGCTATTATAAAGATTATAATAGGTCTACATCTCCCCAAAGTGCGTCTTGTGCATTCCTCCGGAAACAACATTTCCCTCGCCTATGATAAAGTTTACGCAATCGTGTTGCCACCTTTCATTCTTCTTTGACAACGGCAATTTTTGCTAAGGGAATGTAGCATTATATAAATTGTCTTCTATTCTAATCATACGTTTTAAAAGCTAAATAGCGGTACATCTTCATGTACATCGTTGCCTTCATCAAACCACTGCTAACTAAACAACGGAAGTTCGAAGAGTTCGACCTATTTGTTTTCTTCTTTTGCAGCGGCCACTCTTACTTGAAAAAGCTCTTCTCGGTATATCATCACCATACACATTGCTATCAGACGGTCTACGTTCTTTACGCCGTCATTCTCTATAAGCTCTTCTATAAGTGGTTCGCTGTATACTCTCTCTATGTTAAGGTGTCCGGGTTCATATTCTTCCATCAGCCATTCTAATATAAGGCCTTCCCCGTACGCCCTAATTGCTTTTGTCATATGACAACCTTTACGCCTCTGTACTTTACTATCTTTGAATATTTCGCTGATTATCTTATCAGGCTAATCTGCAAGTAAGTAATCACAATGTTTGTTTGTAAAGTATGGATATATACCTTTTCGTTCATTCTCAAACAGAAGTCGTGCATTATAGAATATTAGCAGTTTGCGCACATTCTCATAATACTCTTCTGCGGTATCTGGACGGCCAGTATATTCTGCGACTATTACATCATTCCACGCTTCACCTGCTCTAACGCGTTTAAATATGAACGTCGATCCTAAAGAGTTAGTGAAGGACTCGTCGTGATCATACGGGTCACAACCGCCAATGTATAGTCCAAATGGGGCGTCTGGGATAGGATATTCCCAGATGACTACTGATCCTTTTGGTTTGTCATCTTTCTTTAAAGGATAGTTTGTTATATCTCCCGTCTTCTTTTCAATAGCCTACACCTTACCGTTACCATCCCATGAAAGATCTACTATGTGTTTCATATTCTAAATCTTTGCATTGGTTCGTATTCTGGTAAGTTGATCCATCAAGAGTTTCTTGGGGAATATGTTCTTTCCCAATTCCAAACAAGCTTCTGCTGGTTTAATTGGACGTTCGGATATAAATCTATCTATAGCTTCTTGGGAAGCACCGCCGTCTCTAACTTTAACTCTCTCTGCCAATAAACGCTCAACTGCTGCGTCTTGCATGCTATTTCCGTCTTTATCCATATAATTGGAATCCTTACTTTCTAGATTCCAGTAAGACGGGGAGAAGAATCCACATTTTGTATTTTCTGCATTGTCGTCCCAAACATTAGGGAATCCCAATACGTTGAAGGCGTCTGGATGATAAAACATGTTTTTAAGTCCGTCAAATGCAGCACCTTCTGTACCACCCGTTCCAAATGCAATTAGAAGACCGAATGCAACGCCATCGTCAGTTTCTACAGCAGGACGTTCAATTTGCCAAGCTGTCTCGAGTCCTGGGAACTTACCACCCTCTTCAAATAGTACAAGTTTACCACGAGTACCACGAAGACGTTCTGGGTCGTTCTTTAGAGTAATACCAGTAATAGCTGATAAATAACCTTGCTCAGTTTCTTTACCAAACTCATCCTTAATCTTAAAACCAGACACACGCTCCATGCGAGTCGATGTGAGACGTTGTTTAGACCATGCTGTATTCTTATCGATGAAGTCCATTATCTGCCAGGCTTTAGTTAAGATTCCGTCGCCAACAAGAAACTTTTGCTCACTAGCCACAGCGAAATTTTTGCTTCCTGGGATAAGTTCATAATTTCTGACTAACATCGAAGCTCCTTTAAAACTGTACCCTCTCTGTCTACATTTAAGAACGGCCATGTGCTTTCCTTCTGATTCCGCTTCTTCTATTGCATTAAAGTAGTAATAATCTCCGTCCCAGTATGAAGGAAAGTCGAATATACGTTCACGTCTTGTGCGTTTTGCACCATAACGGTCCGTGTACTCCGTTTCTACCAACTTCATAATAGGACTGTAGTTTAAATAAAAATAATGGTATCCTGTTATAGCATCTCCGTCAGGAGCAACGTAACCATTTAAACATCTATTCGTCTCCTGCTCCCAGTATTGCATGTAATCGGTAGTTCCTCTGGGAGCGGTAGTATAACACCCGTGCTCTTTAAAGAAGAGAGCGGCTTGACGAAATTTATCTGTGTTATATATCTTTTTAGTAAAATCTACCATAGTTAATTATTACTCTACAGGTTCCTCTTGTACAAGTGCAAATGAATACCACGATCCAAGCAGCCCGTCTACCAACGTATTGTGCCAGTTATAAGGTGACTGATTTGAACTAGATAGCGTAAACACCGCAATTTTTTGAATGTCATCCCACTGTGTCACCTCTATTTTTAATTCTGCTTGAATTAAAGAACTGGGGAGATCGCTGTAGCCCACAGTAGCAAGATATACTTTACCTGCAGTTATGTCCGTGTCAGCATTCATTGCTGTAATAAGATCTGAAAAACTATTTGATTCTTCCATACCGGTCGGCCATGTAGATGGGAACGGCTGATTAGAAACAACAATCTTATTGATAGTGTTGGTAATATTGGTCTCATTGACCTTCAGTTGACCATTAGCATCTTGCTGTACATAACCTGCATCGTTGGTAATCTGACTCATTGCAAGCTGTGTAATCTTATCCTCAATTTCCTTAAGAGTATCTGCTGAAGAAGTAGCTCCACCAACAAGTGCTGCCACCTTATCTTCTATCAACTTTGCAACAGCATTGGCGTCGAGAATATCGCCAGAAATAAATCCTTTATTCGGACCGATCTCCATGTTGGCTGTAACGTGGTAACCGAGATTATTCTTTACAGATATATTTGTTTTCTGTTTCATAGGTTATAAATATAATTAATTCTGTTCATCCAACCCTTCAAAAACTTTTTCTGAGACGGGCTAGTCTTTACTATGGAATTGAAGTGAGCAACTCTAGCGTTATATACTTTCTTAACCAGCTCTTTTGGATCTTGAGAATTTACTGCTTCCAGCGTCTTAGGACCAACTATTCCGTCTGCTGTTACACCAAGCAGCTTCTGAACTCTCTTAATACCAACACCCTGTCCAGAAGTCCAAACCCAGTCGACCAACATGTTTGCCACGTTTTGATCTTCTATGAGGTCGGCCTTCCACTTAGACCAGAATATAGAATGAATAATGTCTCTCCACTCCTTATATGGGATGTTCTTGAGTTGAGTTACAGTAGGAGTACGTCTACCTTTGTATTTGTAGTAAGACCTAAATGTACCTATCGTAACACCAACCATTGTGGCGCCGCCATGATCATTCGGATCGTTTGAGAATCCACGCTTCTTGGCGCGTAAAAAAGCTTGTTCCAGAGTCTCTCCGTCTTTCATTACTATTCCCGCCTCCCATCTAAGAAGTATAGGAATAAACTTATCTATATTTGCCATTATCTAACTGTTTCGTATAAACCTATAGTACCGCCGCCCTTAATTCTGCCAGCATCGAGCTGTTCAGCTTTAGCTTGCTTCATTGCGATGTCGAGCGACTTAACTATGTTACCTACATCTTTTAATATCCTCGTAACCTTTATAGCAGTATCGATATCCATCAGTGTAGATGAATAATCATTCAACGCTGTTATAAGACCTTCTGCTGCAGTTTGAGATGCACTAAGCAATCTTGTTCCCGGTGTTTCCTGAAACTCAATAAAGCGCTTCTCTAATTCTTTTACCTATTCAGAAGGAACATAATGTTCGTCTTTGAACACGTCTTTGGCTACAACAGACGGTCTCTCATTGATTGGGTATGCCTCGTAGGGCGTATTCCATTTGTGTAGCCAAATTACGTATTCTATCTCTTTTAACGCCTATTGTTTATCTTCGGCATTATTGTAGTGATATTTAAAAGGAGGTATTGCTAAATCTTCGGTATTAAATTTTATTTTATCTCCGATTATATCAAACATCTCTCAAATATACTATCTTATTATTTTCGAAAACATTTTGTACATTCTCTATACCAAATACCCCATTAGATATGCAGCATCTTCGCCATCTTCTGGAATATTATAGTAAGAACATACATGAGATTGGACATGCTTTGCTTCGTGTATGGCAGTATTTACAAATTGACTTACATCTGAAGAAGGGCCTATACATATTATACTCATTCTGTATTCTGAGTTGCTAAAGGTAAAACCTGTATTTTCTTTAGTTAACACCTTTAAAGACCTTCTCACATCCCGTTTGGAGCACCCCAGTTGTTTGAGGGCATCTTCGACTTCAACAAAATCTTCTTCGTAGACTCCATAATACACAAGCACATTCCAACCTTCACCTAACTTTATGTATTGTGCAATCATTGATTCTACATGCCAAGTTTGTTTTCAAGTCTGACAAGGATATCCTCCATACGGTCAATACGTTCAGAGATGGTCTCTATAGCCTCATCTCTTTCCTATTCTTTCGCGTATACAGGATTCAGCTCTTTTAGTATATTTTCACAAGCTTTCACATTTGATTCATGCTGTTCCACATTTGCTAATATACTTTTGCTATTTTGCATCATTGCAGTAACTTCCTGAATCATATTATCCTTAGACTCACTTAGCACGTAATCACCATAAGAATGAATAGTGGCAGTACTAGGTATGCCAACAAATTCTTTCTTATCGTCATCTATCTTCACTACCACGTCCACAACAGTTTGGAGGTTTGTTCCAAAACTAACTGCAGGATTGTAGTTCTGATACAGGGGATGCGGGGCGCTTACACGCTCCACATACCCAGTAACAACCTTCGGCTCTTTAGTCTTATCTAATACATAAAGAGCAGTTCCTTGTCGTAATCCTGAAAACATAATTAATCACTTAATTAACGATTCACTCTACCACGACGCATACGCATTGCACGAGTTCTATGATACTGATGTGATTCACGCTCATCATCATCGTCAAAGTTACGCATAGCATAGTGACGATTATACTTAGTCTTGAACCCGAGGTCAGTACCCTCTTCACTCTTCTCGGAATCCTTTTCTTCAGACTCCTCAAAGCAATCGTACAAAGCATCTTCAAGTTCGCACAAAACCATTTTCATCTCATGTCCGATCTCGTGAGATTCCTCTACGAGATCCAAAGCTCTCTCTTTTGCAGCTTCACGCATTTCCATTATTACCATAATATTATATTTAAGTGGTTAATATCATGCTGCCAAACCGGGAGATGTCAACTGTAATATACCGTTGAAACGGTCGTTGAATACAGTGATTATACCAGTTCCTGTAAGATCGGCAGCGGTTACAGGAGTTCCATTAAATGAAGTAAGAGCACGCGACGTACCATTCAGTGTGAGCGATACTGGCAGCGTGCCGGTAGTGCCGTCGGGAATGGCGTCCTAAATACGTACTGTGAAATAACCAACCGGCTATATTCTACGGAAACCGAGAGCAAAGTCTACGGCCGTATCCGTTACAGTAACATTAGTAGTGCTGAGATAGGGAACTCCATTTACATTAGTAGTTACATTGAAACTTCCCATATCTTTACTTATTAAAATGAAACATTGTTACCCCAGAAACCGTTTCCATATCCATAAAAACTGCTCATATATGGAGTAGTGTTTACAGCGGTCAGTTGAGGCCACTGAACAGGAACAGTATTAGGTTGAGCTGATTTAATAGCAACGAGCTGATTTTCGATTTCGTTGAACTTATCGTTGATAAACGTAGTCTGTCTGTCGTTGTTGATGTTAGAACGAAGCAGGGCATTGTCGGCAGTAAGAGTATTAATCTTATCCTACAATTCACGTTTCTCAAGATCACAGAACTTATCGTTGATCATTACACTCTGAGCATTGATGGCTTCAGTTATGTCGCGAGTGTTACGTTCAGCCTGAGTTGTTAATGCATTAGTCTACTGACATACAGCGAGCTGATCGGCAGCTTGATTAGCAGCAGCCTGAGCCTGCAGTGTGTTAGTCTGATTAGCAATAGCCAAACGATTCTCGCAGCAGCACTGACAGATCTGAGAAGCAATAGAAGCATTGCCTGCCTGAATGGCATTCTGAATCTGTAAGCTGCCCATACCAACTTGAGTACCAACAGAATTAATGGCGTTGTTGAGAGTAAAGATTCCATTCTGTACAGTCTGTACTTCGGTGTTCAGCAGATTAGCAAGATTACTAATTGCAGTACCGTTACCCTGTATAGCATTCATCAGCAATTCACGACCACTATCATTGCTGAGCTGATTAGACAGGAATCCATTACCACCATTACCGCCCCAGCCGTTGTTACCCCAGCCGTTGGCGCCCCAAATGAGCCACAAGAACAAAATCCAAATCCAGTTATTACCACCAAAACCACCATTGTTGTTAAGGGCCAACAGCAGGTTTGGATCAATGTTGTTGTTTGCACCCATCTCAGGGAACATCATAATTTTTGAACTTTCCATAAAATAAAAATAAATTAAATTAACATTAATTAAACTCCGCATTGCAGCGCGGAAACTGTTAATCTAAATTGTGACCCAACTCGGACTCGAACCGAGAACATGCCGTATCGGACTGTATACCGGCGGGTGCTCTACCAATTGAGCTATAAGGTCAACCCTCATTTTAGACAGTCGAGGTTCTGTTATAGATTATTATGCGATTGTATATGTATCGCTTGTTGTTGCACCTTCTACAGTAATCTCATCCCCACTTTGGAAAGTGTATGCTGTAAACAAAACAATATTGTCAGATGCTGTTACAGTTTCTACAGTCGTACCATTAACCTTCAATGTAAATGAAGTTCCATCGTTTGAGTAACACTTAATCACTCTATCGGCCTTCTTCGTATACGACTTCTGACAAATGTGTACAAACTTTTCAGACGACCATTCTGCTTTATAAAGATAGAATACGTCCTTCTTAGTAACGTGGTCTCGCATAACAAGACCTTTGTCATTCAGCCGACGCAGGCTGTTATCGGTCGTAGTTGTAGTACCATCAAGGCAAAGCTTATAACCTTCATTACGACCTTCCATAGCAAAGTCAAACAACACCCAAACGGAGGTAAATACAAGCTCCGGCATCTGACGGATAGCCGCCAGATAACCCTCGTGAATCCACATCATGTACTCAATATCATGCCTTGCACCACCAGCACCCTTGTTAGTAGTCGAACTTGGATTTTCAGAGTGACAATCTTGTGTACCGCCACATCCATATTCGCTGAGGGCAAGCGCCTTGGTGTCCATCTTTGACTATCTGTCCTCCAACAGACTTGTCGGGTCATTGCTGGTTTTGTCGTGATACCAACCTACGTAACAGTTCACACCTGCCCAATCTACAGTATTTATGTGGTAGTTGGTTAACGGGTTTGATACACCATCCGAGCAAACAAAGCCAATCGGACGCGATGTATCTATCGAGAGAACTACGTCACGCAAAATGGTCAACTGCTGTCCCGCAAGTGTTCCATTAAACGTCCCTTTGTTAGATACCTCATTACCGAGACCCCAGAACACAATGCTCGGATGATTCATGTGCTGCTTCACCATTTCTTCCGTCTGAGTGGCAAGGTGAGTCCAATAGTCCTGCGGCTGACTCGTCCAACATTTATTTACCCAGGGTATCTCCGTCTGTACAATAATGCCGAGGCGGTCGCAGTAGTCATAGAACTGACGCGGATGTGGATAGTGAGCAGTACGGATAAAATTACAGCCAAGGTCTTCAATAATTCCAAACTCCTGGTCAATATCTTCTGACGTCAGAGCGTTGGCCTTACCTACAATGTCCTCGTGCATACACACACCACGCAGCAAATACGACTGACCGTTAAGCGTGAAACCCGTATTATCTACGGTATAGTAGCGCAATCCGTAGGCTCTCGTCAGGTGATGACACTGTTCTCCATTATAGTAAAGGTCTAACGATATGTCATACAGATGCGGGTCCAATTTGCCGTTCCACAAGTGCGGATTATCAATCGTCACCACAAACTATATCTCACCCTTACCAAACTTGCGCTCAGTATAGCTAAAATCTTCATCCTGCACTCGCAGCACTACATCTGCATAAGTTGGAATGTTGGTTTTAATAGTCAGCGTGGCTTCTTCGTCTGTCACAACAGATGAGATATGGAATCCATCATAGCCGTAATTTACTGATGGCAGTACAGGACTTGCCACGAGACGAACTACACCCAGTGTAGCATTGAAATTAAAGTCTGCGCTATCAGGTGCCAACACGTCGCGCGTCTGGTTGTTCAGCACAACCTTCAACGCGTTTGTTCCAACTTGTATCGCGTTCGTGATGTCAACGAAAAATGAACAGTAACCGCCCCAGTGGGTTGTCACCTTTGTATCGTTGATGTAGATGTCAGCACTTTGGTCTGCATGGTCGAACCACAGATACGTCGGCTGTACCTTGTGTATGGTGATAGAAGAATTAAACTCCCACTCTCCCTTGGCGTAGCTGCTCGTCTGTCCGTCTATTGCGTTCACGCTGTACGGCAGGCTTATCTCATTACCATTATAAATCCAAGGGCCTACTACCTGAGACGATGCCAACAGGGGTGCCACGTTCTTGACACTCTCAAAGGCGGTCAACGGACTAACCGTCGCGCCTTGCTCTGTTATCTTGATTGTTTTCATCCTTATTCGTTGTTAGAGGGTTCTACATAATCTTCCACTGTCCATCCAGTCGGAATGCCGCTAACACCAGTAGACCATGTCACGCCCGCCGCCTTAGTAAAGGTGCCGTTAGCGATGGAACTCTGTGCTAAAGTCCAACTCACCCAATTCTTCAGCGCGTCTGTTGCCGATAAGCTGGTAGCGAGACAAACTATAGACGCAAGTTTGAAGTTCTGATTTCGAATGTCAGAACCAAACATGTACTCATAGCAGTTATTAACTAACGTGGTGGCAGGTAATACAGGCGCAGCCACAAGGTTCTCGCAGTCGCAGAACATATACTTATAGCAACTGCTTGCAAGCGTTGTTGCTGGCAGTAAATTAGTGGGAACTGACGTCAAAGATAAACACTGATTAAACATACTTCTGTAGCAGTCACTCGCAAGAGTAGTAGCAGGCAGATTTGGTACATTAGTCAGTGATGAACACCTATCAAACATGCCTCTGTAACAAGAGGATGTAAGCGTAGTTGCAAGTAACAAATTCTGCGGAACTGTCGTCAGGCTCGTACAACCATAGAACATATCTCTGTAGCAGCTATCTGCAAGCGTCGTGGCTGGCAAAGACGGTGTTGTAGTCAACGACGTACAACCGTAGAACATCTCTCTATAACACTCGCCATTTAATGTAGTCGCCGGAAGGGTTGGAGCATAAGTCAGTGTTGTACAATTTTTAAACATTCCGTCGTAACAACTTGTGCCTGTGATCAAAGGTAATACCAAATTGGACGCATCTACAACGTTGGCCCCCGAGAACAGCTGTAAGAATGTGTATGACGGAAGAACACTTTCATTGTAAGATTGGAAATTATCGCTAGCCATTAACGATAATATATTACCAGAAACGTTAACTCGTCCAGACGTCCGAATTCCATTATATGCGCTTCTACTATTTGCCCAAGGAACATTATTTCTATTACTCTTCAGCAGAATTACATCTCCCTAATTGATAGTCACCACGTCAATAATTTGATTCTTTACAGACGTAACGCCGGTCCAAGTTTGTCCACCATCTTGAGAATATTGTAATGTGGGGTTAACTAGACTTTGGAAGTTATTTAAACTGATTGTATTATTGTCGTCCAACGATTCTACGGTAACATAATCTCTCTCATAGTGATGTGTAGTATCTACTGCGATAGTCTTTGTATTAAAGACATTTTGATTATGTGTAGATGTAGCTCTGATCGTAATCTCTGAACTAACTCCAGTCAGCGTCAGTACACCGGCAGAACTTATTGTTGCATAACCGCTAGTGACTTCCCAAACAACTCCAGTCTATGTTGTATTTGCAGGGTTGTATAATATAGAATATGTAGCTTCGTTTTCAATAGTGCCTGGTCCTACGATGGTGATTCCGGTTACAGGAATAGTCGAATCAACCGTAATAGTCTTTGTCTTTGTAATTGACTAATCGTAAGTGCTAGTTGCTCTAATTACAACAGTTCCATCAGCAGTTGGCGAAAGTACACCTTGTTGACTTATAGTAGCATTTCCGCTATCTACAGACCATACTACTCCTTGTTGAGTTGTGTTATTCGGAGTATATGTGATGCTGTATGCAGTAGCTGTGGCAATAGTACTACTTCCAACAATGCTGATATCCGTTACAGGAATTGTTATACTCACAGATATTGTCTTTGTGTCATATATCAGCGAATTGTATGTACTCTCTGCTTTAATGACTACTGTACCACTTTGTGTCGGAGTAAGTACGCCAGTAACAGAATCGATTGTTGCACTGCCACTTAGCACGGACCATGTAACACCAGTCTGCGTTGTATTCTGCGGATTGTATATTACAGAATACGTAGACACACCGTCTATAGAATCACTGCCGTAAATACTTATACTTGTAAGCGGTACTACAATTGAAACAGAGATAGTCTTAGTTGCTACAATAGATCGATTGTATGTACTTTGCGCTTGTATAACAACTGTTCCGTCGGCAGACGGAGTGAGTACACCAGTATTCTGGTCTATTGTTGCATTACCACTCAACACTGTCCATTCTACACCAGTATGTTCTGTATCTTGTGGATTGTATGTTACAGTATAAGTTGATACGCCGCTAATAGAATCTGAACCTACGATCGTTATGCTTCGCAGCTATCCGTCTGCAAACGTTATCTGCCCCAGATTATCAGTTGCAAATGAAACGTTTGGAATAATAAGTGCTTTTCCCATATTAATAATTCGTTATTGTTATCGTACTTCCAGATCCTACATTCTCTAACCCTATGGCATCAAATCCATCTTCAGTCAACTGTGCACCAATATAACCGTATTCGTCGATCAGGTAAAACCCGTCTTCTCTAACGTCTACAATGTACGGCAAGCCCATGTTTAACTGTGCATTGCTCTTTTCGGCATCAATCAGATTCTGGTTTGCTTCAGTAGATACGGCTTTGAAGTTTCCAACATTATTTAATCCCAGCGCAGCTTTATTTGCAGCTATCAGAGACAATAAACTAGATGTTGGAGTATAATCAGCGAGTGCTGTAGAAATAGCGGCCTCTGTCTGTTGGCTAGTATAGTACCCAGACATATTTACTGCTGTACTACCAATCTATTCCCAGGTGTATCGTGTTTCAGCTTCTTCGCCGTTATCTATAGTAATGTATTCATCTTTTATATTCTATGCAGTAGACCCATTGGATGGTACTAAATAGATTATATACATTGTGTCTGCCGAAGCAGTTGGTAATTCTGGAGCAATTCTGTATGTGAAGTTTTCAACAGCGTCTATCAATGCTTGTACTTCGGCTTTTGTATAAGTTTCGCTCTTCAAGCAATAGTTGACCAGATCATCTGTCACATCTCCAAAGAATGCACCGTGAGTCCAAATTAAACCTCCGTTTTCGATGAATACTATAGAATCGCCACTAATCTGATTGTTTTGCAATGCACTCTGAAACGCATCATATGTGCGGAAAAATATTTTATTATTTTTTATCATCGTGCTTGTTGTTAATTTTTATAATCAAGCCGCACTTTGCGTACTTTGAGTAGAAAACGTAACCCCTAAATTAGGGTTGGACTCAAAATAATGTTTTATGGCTATTAAATCCGAAAGAGTTACTTGGTTAAAAGAGGTGGCGTCTGCGTCGAGATTTTTATAAAAATTAATCTCTCCACCATATCCGGCCGTAATTTGCATTGGTTCGTCAGAATACATGGTTATTCCGCCACTATTGCCACTTCCGGTAGCAATTGCATCAAATCTACCACACTCAACGTTTACTAAACCAGGCGTCTCTATGTTAATCCTTCCGCTGCCAACCGTCTATTGGCTTGCTCCAACTACTGACACTGATGACGTAAGCTCATTTTTTCCAGAACTCAGTTCAGCAACTGAGCCAGCATTTAAATACAATCTTTGATTTACACCATTCTAATCGTTTGTGCGGATTATAATTCCACCCATAGATGCAAGCTCCATTGAATTTGCATTAGTACTGTCAGACTCAACGTAAACTCGGTCCCTGCCGTAAATTTCTACGTTCTTTCCGGATGCAGATTCTATGGATGTGTTGCCAGACGTACTGTCAACGCCATTAGAAGAACTACTTCCAGCAATACCGGCCACTGCCTGACTCAAAGCATTCCATTCTGCAGCATCAAGTGTACTGGTACCGTTTGTTTTATTTGCCGTAGCAGTATAACTTATATTATTAATCATATCTTTTAATTTTTACGCGTAATTAGTATATATATGGTTAAAGGGGGCTCTATTCGAGTCCCCCGTACCAGTGAAGCATTGCCATTCCTATGTACGCCGCTTCTCAGGCTTTTATTACGTAATTATTCTGCCTGCTCAGGGATGTTTGCTTCCCCGCCGCTCTCGTCTGCAACGTTCTGCTGGTTTGTAGGTTCACCTTTATCTTCGGAAGAACCAGCATCGTTGGACGTCGCGCTTGATGTGTCCGTCACTGCATCCGATGATCCATAACCACCTTCGCCTCTATCTGAATCGGAAAGTTCAAATGCTTCAGTAAAGGTTACTTCTGGAACAGGAACAATCAGAAGCTGTGCAAATCGTTCACCTTCTTTGTATACCGCAGGAACCACATCTGTAGTGGAACGGAACTTGGCCATAATCTCTCCTCTATAACCAGCGTCAATGACGCCAATCGAGTTTGTGGGAGACAGAGACTTCTTGAATATAGAGCTGCGCGGAGCAAGTACACCCCAATAGCCTTCAGGAATCTCTACTGCAATATCCGTGTGGTATACCAAAATTAACTGTCCGCACTCGTTTATTTCGGTCGTGATACGAGTGGCAGTTAAATCAACACCTGCGTCCGTAGAATGGGCGCGTACCGGAGCTACTGCTCGCGGATCAAGTTTCTTAAATTTAATTTCCATTATAAATTTATATTATCATGATGAGTTGCGGAGGCTGGAATCGAACCAGCGATCTTCAGATTATGAGCCTGACGAGTTACCTCTTCTCCACTCCGCGATTTGGTATCGGCGACAGGTGTTGCACCTGCTTTGACTGTATACTTATCAATCGTCCTCAAGGGGAGTATCATGCAATCTATCCTACCTTTCTTGAACTACGCCGATGTGTTTACTGTTTTCTCAGTATTGGTCACCCCGGGCCGTCACCTGCGACCAAATGAGGGGCTAGAATCCTCTGTGTTTAAGGTATTTACACTACGGGGCAGGACCTATACTGGGGAACGATCCCAGCCTTTCTTAAGGGTGCCTTCATATAGGTCTTAATATCATAATAAAATTAAGAAAAGTTTTGATGCACGTGGTTTTTAACAGGTACCCACGTAAAACCTGTATACGGCCCACCTGCTGATCAACACCCCGCTATTGCGTGCGATGCTTCGGGAAGCATGGTGGGAACTGTTATTACTTTCTGCCGAGCATCCAGTTCCAGAAGCGCTTAAAGATGTTTGGCTTCTTTGCAGCTTTCGGACAAGTACAATCTACGATTGTAATTCGCGGACCAAATGCCTTAATAGCATCAAAAACGATTGCGCTAAGCTCTTCGTCACTAATGGCGAGACCAGCCTTTTGCTTGGCCAGACCAAAAGCAACATCGATATCTTCAAGAGTCTTTACTTTGGTCAAATCTACTGTATAACTGGGCTTTGTGTTCTTAACTGTCTTTTTCATAGTATGTTTATATTTTAACCTTAACCAATTGATTCACACGCATTACATGTTGGAATAGTACCTTTTTCTGCTTCTGCCCAACGTTCTTTTTCTTCTTGTCGAGCTTTGTCGTATGTCTTAATATTGTTTGCCCACTCTTCATTCTTTACAACTATTGCGTGTGTCGTAAAGTCTTCACTGTAGAATGTAACAATAATATCATCAACATCTACATCAAATTCCTTCTGTTCGTCCTTGTATCCGTACACAACGTGCATTGGTTCTTTTACCAAGTAGATGTTGTTTATTCCGGTTCTACTGGTTTCCAATCGATCTGCTCTATTTGTCTCAGGATCGATTATAATATTATTAGAACCGTAAGTAAGATAAAATGTCTTCATTTTGCTGTATAGGGTTTAGATTTGTTTTCTTTATATCTGCGTTTCAGTTTAAATTTTAGAAAGTGATTAAGTAGAATATCTCTAGTATCTTCGTCATCTTTCATTATTTTAACTAATTGTTCGAATACGTGTTTGCATACTCTAGCAACTTCGTCTCTGTCTTCTCCAGTCTTAACTGAAACTTCTTTTATCACTTGTTCTATGTCAATCACTTCTCAAAACCAAGTATATCGTATTGTCTAAGAAGTCTACTGTCTTTTACAAGGTCAAATCTCAATCCCGCAGCATCTCTGAAGATCACAACATCACCGACCTGCGCACCCTGCTTTACACTAGGATCGTCATAATAAGCAGGACATTTGATTACAATTCCTTTGCGATAATCGGAATCAACTTCTTTAACCTCTGTCGACGTCTCTTTAAAGTCTTCTGCTTTAACACCATTCTTATCTTCATGAACAGTAGTATCGACAGGTACTGTAAATTCTTTCTTTACTTTGATCGGGTCCAGGGGCTTTACAAGAAAGTGGTCGTAAAAAGTGTATTTAATACTATTACCAACGCTCTTTGCCAGCTCCGACTGATCTATAATCTTATCCTCTTCCATTACTTCTTTAAGCTTTTTAAGTGTTCAAGTAGTGTTACCAAGTTGGTCAAAACGACTTCGCGCTCAACTTTTACGCAAGCAGGAAGGTTCATTGTATCCTTATTGAGGGTGGCCAAACCATCCTTGTACTTTTCCAGAAGATTGTCTATCTCATCAAAGATATTTACAAATGACTTCTTATTGTCGTCTTCAACCTCTTCCAAGTAACCATCCTTAACCAAGGTCTGAGCATATTCGACAGAAATCTGAAATTCTGAACTATATGAAGACTTTATATCTTCTACACGTTCGCTATCTGCCTTATAAAACTCTTCCTTATGTTTTGAAACGTACATATTTGTTTCATCGGAGAACTCAAACGTATCTCCCAATTCCATAATGAAAAACGGATCAATTACTCTTAATGTCTTTGCCATATCAATATTTTTCAAATTACACGGCGATAACGCAATGTAGTTACTATTTGGTTGCAAAAGAAATTTAAAATTTGTAAAAATGCAACTTTTTTGCCCATTTTTACGTTATATCGGCGTAAACCCACCCTCAATAAGGGGGACTATAGGGGGTTATATAGACTATAAGAATTAGTATAACATGAAGAAAAAGAAGAGTATAATAGATACTTATGAGGCTATATATAACGTAGACTTAGTAGTAGCAAATAAGCATGTAACTACAGAAGAACTTAGGAAATTATACATATACTCAGATGGTGCTGAGATAGAAGATGATAATCCTGGAGATTTTGCTACAGTCTCTACTTGTTATAGAAAATCTGACAATAAATCTGTGGCGTTAGTACGTTTGCACGACTACAAACCAAAATATATAGATAAATTTCACTGGATCGACACTATTTCTCACGAGGCCGGTCATGTAGCACTTGACATATACGGCCATATGGACCAGCAAGTATACAATAGTAGTTCAGAACCATTCTGTTACCTACTTGGTTGGGTGACCAAATGTATCTATAAAACTTTCCAAAAGAAATAATATGAATGATATAGAACGCAATGCCATACTATATTATGCAGATTTCCTGAGTTTGAAAGCTATTAGTTAGCCTGTAACAGATAATTGTAAATATTTCTTCATTCACGGAGTACCAATAAACAGTCTGTATATCCTAAACGAAGAGCCTGTTTACGATGAAGATAATCCGTACCTCCAAAAAGCTCAAATGGAGTATGAGCAGATAAAGAATAAGTTTGGAGAGGAGGGAGTTGAGAGTTTCGTAGACGATATTTGTATGATTCGAGCATGTGGAAGCGTAGATGCAGAACGTATGCTAAAATGTATACATCAGTACAGTAGTAAAAAAGAACGAAAGCAGGCCCTCAATTCATACTATAACTGGAAAAATTCACAAACTTATTCCCATATAACAATCAATGAAGACGGAGACGAAATAGAAACAGAATGTTCAAAGTACGCATACCACGCTGAAAGATTGTTTGAACAATCCGGTATGGATGGAGGCTTACGACCTCATAGTTCGAGATACTACTTACAGACTTAAAAACCACTGTTATGGCGAGGAAACTGAATGATGAGATAGAACCACTAGATTGGGATGTAATAATTTAAAATTATGAAAAACAACAGCAACATTTACGATATTGACGGAGCTCTTATACGGGCAATTTACGATACCCACAAATGGAGTATAAAAGAAGCCCAGGAAAAGATTGAAGAATATAGAAAAAAGATCGAAGAAGTAGGCGAATACTCTGAAAAAGCCAAGATTTACGCCACTTATATGCGTAATTTGACCAAATATGTATGGCAATACGCTAAAATGACGCCAAAAGAATTTGCTGAAGCTATGCAAACGGCTCAGAAAGAAAGAAACATAACTGAGCAAGTAGAAACTGCAATAAACGAACTTAAAAAAGACCTTGAAGACGAAAATGACGGAACAACAGAAGAATGTACTAGCGACGAGGTATCAGGAACCATACCCGGAGATACAGAAAGTAATACAAACGGAGAGTTTGGAGATGATACAGCTAGCGAACGGGGGAGCGGCTACTTACATGAGGAAGTACCAACAACCCAAAGTGATCTTCTGGTCGAACGAGAAGGAATGAGTACAGAAATGGACGAATACGTAGAATTTGAAGAAGTAGCAGTATAATGGAAATGAAAGAAAACATTGTGGTTATATCCACTATAGAGTATAGAGATCTGATTGTGAGAGCCGAAAAAGCTAGAGAAAAAGAAGTAGACATTATTAGGCGTATAACTATTGAAAAAGACCGTTTTTATGAAAATATGTATAAAAAACAGATTGAAACTCTACGTGATGACTATATAAGAGCCAATGCAGAAGCAGATAAATGGAGATGTATGTATTAGGATCTACAAAAATAGCTACGTAAGAAACATTGGTGGAATTAATTTGAAGAAATGCCTAACACAAATGAGTAATAAGGATAGCAAGAAAATGCTCAGAAATCTAGTCTTTGTAAGCCTCATAAGCGCTGACAATGACAAGTACTCTGAAGACGTTAAACAAGACATTCTACAGAGATTTAATAGGGCTGGAGGAGATATTACCAAAGTAGACGATTGGGGTTGGATTCTAGATCCTTTGAAAGAGGATAAAGAAAGGTACATGAAACTATTGCAAGTGTGACAATGGGAGGTAAAAAATGACGAATAATGCTCTAGAACAGCAGGTGGGTGGCTCACACTACAAAGGTTTTGCCATCCAACCTGTGGAATTTATACACAAAAATAACTTAAGCTTTATAGTAGGTAATATAATAAAGTATATATGTAGATATAAAGATAAGAACGGTATAGAAGACCTAAAAAAGGCCAAACATTATCTTGAAATGCTAATAGAACTAGAGAGTAATAATGCATAATACATGGAAGAACCTTTAAAAATAAGTGAAATAATAGAACAACTTAAAGTCATTCAGAAGAAATACGGTGATATACAAGTTGGCACGTGGAGTGACGGAATAGTTAAATACATTAGGTCCGTTAAATTCCAACAAGCAGAGAATAATCCTAATGCAAAGTGTGCATTCCTGCAATGGTGGGAAGAAGATTAAACATAGAATCCGGGGAACAGCGATGTTCTTCGGATTTTTTTGTACACTACTACACGGTGAAAATTTTTTAAAAATTTTTTATTTTTTTGTGTGAGTGTGGAAAGGAGAAATAGCAGACTTCACACCCCAGTACATGCGTATGGGGGAAAGGTTCCCCCTATACATTACATATACTTAATACGTTTTACATCATGCAGACAAAATTTGATTTGGCAAAAATCGTGTTGGTCGAAATTCCCGACACGCTAAAAGCGCGTAATCGTGAGGAACGCGCGGGCTACGAACCCCAAACGGGTTATCGTATCGTTATTTCGTTCTCTGACGGAGATACACTCTCAGACAAAGAAAACGAAATTCTTTCGCGTGTTACTGACGAAAAAGTACGCGAGAAAATGAAACAGACGATACTAAAAAACCGCACTCAAATTCGTTATTCAGGTGTTTTTACGGCTGACGATTTGGATTTGGATTTGGGAGACGGGAAAACGTTCAAGACTCCCAAAGGCGGTCTGACTGACGAGCAACAAACGAAACTTGAAGGAAAACTTCGTGAGTACTTCGAGGGTTTGGGAAACACTTCAGTTTTTTCCGTTTTGACTGAAAGCGTGTCCGCACTCCTGAAGGGTACAAAGTACGAGGGTACAGAGTATTTGGAGTACGAAAACGCTGACGGCGCGGTTGTACGAATTTCGGAACAAAGTAAAATCTTTTACGGAGTTTTTACCGATACTGAAAGCGCGACAAATATGTTACGCAACAACTTGTTGCGTCGTATTGATGACGGAGATTTGAACGTACCGACCGAAACGAAAGCGGACACAAAAACCGCTGACGATTTAGGTCTATAAGTGGGCAGGCTCTCGCAGGAGAGCCACCTCACTTTCGGAATTGTTGTATTTTCTCTTATTCATAGGCTTATTTTCTCTTAATATATAGCCTATTGTATAAAGTTAAAATAAACACAAAATTTGCGCTCTCCACGTACAACCTGCATATTGCAGAGCAACGTGAATATCATATATCAAAGTGCTCGTGCTGCCGTGAGGCAAGAGAGTAAGTGCTAAACCGCAGTTGTTCCCATTCCTGATAATATCAGGTGGCATTAGACAGCGAGCACAATATGTAAACTTCCTCATAAGTCCAGTAGATCCCACGTGTCACGGCAACTGGCGCCTATATCGATTATTCGAGTGAGTTGGGATTTCGCAATCAATTCAAATTTTACATGGTAACAGTACCCTGTAGGTTTGACCGCTTGCAGGGGAAAGAGTTTACAAACAAATTGGCAGATGTTCGGGATACGTCCCGAAGTTCAGGCTAAAGATAGTCAGGTCAACACAAGACCATTTGTGTGTACTATCTGATGCCTGCTGCCTGGCCGATAGACTACTATCTAAGGGAGGATGCGTGTCCCCGACAAACACACGCTAGACTTGAACAGTGATGTGTCCACTGGAATAGTTGAACCCATTAGCCGAGTGGTAATCTACCTAGGTAGAATCGGTCAGTTGTATCCTATCAATACAACGGGGAGTGAGTGTCTCTGTTACTCGACTCACACGCAAATCCCTTAGAGGTTACAATCTATAGTTATTTCATCAAAGGAATAATTATACTACAATGAGTATGTTGCGTAACCATTGTGGCACACCAACCTAAACTAGTAAGTTACTAGGTGTGGATTTATAGGAGAGGTCAATGGAAGGCATTGGCTGAATCCCACATCGAGTACATCAACCCACTGGGAGGATAGAAAGCGCAACGATGTGTTAACATGTAGGGGAGCGGCTGCTTAGGCATAAGTCCGCTCCCTTTTTATATGTTTACACAACTTTGTTTGAATTCACCATTTAAACATATGATAAAACGATCATCGAGAATCCTAGGTATCATTGTCCTCATCCTTGGATTCTTAGCCATTGCGCATGGCTTGAGAGGACAAAATGTAGTTTTGAAGGGTAATACATTTATCCAACAAACTACAACTGGTGATAGTGTGAAAACAAATTTCTACTATCAAGATCTTCAGGGTTTCAAGTACCCTGTGTTTCTCTCAAGTAAGGGGAAAGCGTATTGCTGGCTCCGATCGAAAAAGACAGGTAAAATGTATCGTCGATACCTGCCGAAAATCACAGAACAACTAAATGCATTGAAGAAATGAATGCACAGTTGGCAATAATCCTCTTTGAGGCAGCGATAGCTTTCGTTGTCGTCGTAGCAATAACACAATGGCTTATAGATCGTATCAAATCATGGATGCAAAAATAAGTGTGAGATACGACTTTCGTGCACAACAATATGTGTGCGAGACAAGTCGCCGTGGAAATGTTACAACAAAGAGAAATTTCCCGGTTGAAAGATGAAAAAGCTTACGTTGTTCATAATCGCGTTGGTATGCATCGGCTTAGTTGAGTGTAATTTCGTTTCTGCACAGACTAAGTCCGATGCATATTGTGAGAAATGTGCAAGATTGGAGAAAGCAATTATCGACATCTTGTACGTGGTGGAAGAGCATGATGCAGATTTTGTGCTCGATGTACTATCTGAAACAGACGAATGGTGCATTCTTGAAGAACTGATAGGTCCTATACCTCCAGTTATTATCAAAGATAGCACGTATCGTCGTATGCGTTTGGCGTTTCCCGACTTACCTGTACAACAGGTGAAAAGGGATACTATTTGCAAAGTAGATACAATTGGCTTATGACTATCGATGAAAACTAAAGTATCTGAAAAATGAAAGTAAAGCTGTTAAAAGAGTTACGAAGAAAATTCCGTGAGAGATATGCTGTTTACGCGTTAAAAGTGGCTGGTGTAACATACTACTCTTGCTCACGCATACATAAACATGGCTGGCTTAAAAAAGATTCAATCATAGAAGAGCTAAGAAAAGAAAGCTATTTTTTTATGAAAATGTATATAGCCAGCTACAGAGCAAAGAAAACCAAACGCGTAAAACTTAATATCTGGAAATAATGTACATCGATCTATTCACAGCAAAGATGCTCCTGTCATTTGGACTCGGATTTATTCTCGGAGCCTTAATATTAGCATCACTCAAATCCGACTGAGTTAAGTGTTGGAATAGTAATCAATACTAAACAAAAACGTATGGATATACAAAAAGCTCTAAAAATGGCAAAAGAACTAAAAATTGCCGTTACATCCGGAGGTACTACACCTTGGATGGCAGTACCAGCTGTACTCGCTGTATATAACGGCGAAGTGATAACTGGTGATGAAGTTGCAGAGTTTATGAAGCTCTTGCTCAACACATTCATTGATGTGCACAACTCACTGTCAGAAACTCTAGAAGCAAACGAAGAACTTCGAGATGCTTACAACAAATACGGTGAACCGTTTGTTCACGCACTTCAAAAATCACAAGAAAAATATTCTCACAACTTTGTACAGCAGTGGAAAAAACAGCACAGAGATTGTCCTGAAGAAGATGTACATCTCATCAACTTTGGTCCAACTGATCAAGAGTCCGAAACAGATGATCCTGAAGAATCTGAAGAAGAGTCATCAGCTGCTGAAAAAATTAGGAAAATGCTTGTAGCAAAGGCAAAAGAGGACGAAAAACTTCAAGATGCTTACATTATTCATGCACTGAAAAAATCAGCAGAAGAACATCTTGATCACTCTCACAATTTTGTTCAGGAATGGCTGAACCAGCACGAGAATGATGACAAACATCTAATAGATTTTGGTGAAACAAAGAAACGTACTGTTAAGATCGATCCTGCCGGTGAAACTCCAATAGATGATAATCCTGAAGAGTCTGAAGAGGGCATTCCTCAGATCGTCATAAACATTCGTGAATTAAATATTAATCTGAATGGAGGCATATAAAAAACAAAACCAGCTAAATCCACCTCTTCCCAAAAAGAAGAGAGTGGATAAGCTGGGAAACGATAGACGTAGATTATGGTTTAAAGCCGGTAATTCTACGATGTTGGTTTGTAAAGGTGTAACAGAGAACGCTGCCAAAGTAATCTCTGAATCTCTGACGGATATATGTGAGAAGTTAGGAACACATCTTGAGGGTAATTTGATTTGTACGAGATGAGTAGATTCAAACCAGGACAACTGGTTACGATAAATCGCACTGTTTATCGTATCAGAAGACGAAAAAGTACTCTATTATCATCATGTAGACTGTGTGCACTTCCAATGCTACAATGCATAGGTTGTGTTGAAAAATTAGGACTGTGGGGATATTACGAAAAAGTATGTGGAAACCAGGACAGTTAGTGACAATCCGTGGGATAATATTTCGGGTAAAAAAGCGGCGTCGCGACAAATATAGTTTCATACCTCCGTGTATTGTATGTGATATTTCACACACGTTTGGTCCGATTCCTAGACAGCACGTATGTTCCAACGTATGTTATCGTCGAAAACTGCCAACAACCCACTATCTCCAGCGAATAAACCCAAAAAGATGATGGGTTAAGTTCATCTTTAGTAATTAATCTGTTAATTTATCAAGAATGACAGAAAAAAGAGTGCGAAAAGGAATGCTGGTTAAGCGAAAATTACCAGCATTAGGTTTACCCATCGGACCCTGGCTCATCGTTCGTAGTGTAGAACGAGAATTGGTTGCAGCCGAAGTGGTAAATATAAGCAATATGCTCTTAAAAACTGGAGAATTACGTTGTTTGTTCAAAAATAACGTATACATTCCAACAAGAGCAGCATTGAATGTGTCTCCGAATGTCGTAAAAACAATTGCCATGCATTCACAGGTAGTTGTACGACATCCTGCAACAACAAACTGGTTAAAAGTCTACAAAGACAAGCCAGAGTTAATAACCTTCTTCTCAGACAGTGATAACAAAGTCATTGTTAAACCGTGGGGAATAACTCACCAGAGAAATGGTAGAGAAACAGAGATAATAATCTATGTTGATCACGTTGTAACACAGATAATAAGATGACACGAAAAAAGAAATATGATCCTAATCGTTGCCAGCATAGGATCATTGCACAATTTGAAGATGCTTTTGGTAATAAAGTATCTTTGCTGGCACATCATGCGTTTAAGTGGGCAATCTATAAAGATGTAGATGGACGTATGATTATGACCACAATGCCTCGTGAAGAGGCAAAACGAGAATATAAGAAACTAGCACGACTAGCAAAAATGTAATACTTTAATTACTTTCATATATTCTCACGCGCGGTGGGGGAGCAAATGAATGAGTTTGAAGCCATAAGTTTGTTTTAAGTTATTAGCTCCCCTGCCGCAGTATGCATAGAAATCAGCTAAAGCGGAAACCTCAAGCCCGCAAGTATTGAGTGAATCAGACTCCATGGAAATTCCTAGGGATCTCAGTACGAATGATGAGAGGGTGCGCATGCAGATTGTAGGCGTCTGGATTTTTATCAGGTTAGTCAGAATTAAACAAGGAAACCTGAAAGACGCGTCACTCGACCTACAATCATGCCGGATCGACAATCCGTCAAGGCTTACGATAATATAGATCGTAAGTGTGTACAAAGGGGTAATGCTATTAGACCCCACAGTACCGTGACCATTCTAGATGTTGGGGCTAGTCGGTACAAAGTCGTGGTCAGAGGAGACTTAAAAAGAAGCTGACACCTGTGCGTGGGTAAATACACGTACACCTGGGGAGTAGCTCAGCGTTTAGAGCGACAGATATGGTTTCTGTAGACGGTGGTTTGAATCCGCCCTCCCTAACTAACGTTATTTTTTAAACGCATATACCTTGTTAATCTTTTTGAATTGTCTCATTCGGATTTATGAAAATCCTGGCACAATTAAACCTTTAGTTATTGGTAAAAATGATTGGCTTACTTTTGTTCTATCATAGCTCGTGAGAGTAATGTTAGATTTCAAAGTTTTGCTCATGGTATGATGTGAATCAGTATTGCTCGTGAGAGTGGTACTGATTTTTAATTCGGTCGATTCGTCTATCGGTTAGGACGAGAGATTTTCATTCTCTAAAGAGCAGTTCGATTCTGCTATCGACTACAAACCATTAAAACGGATGCTGTGGTATGGATGTTACGAAATCGGGGTCGCGCAAGAAGCAGCTTATAAATAGAAGACCCGCTGCTAGGAGATACAGAAATATCCACAGTTGTCGCCAGACGTCTATAGGCGACAGTGTCGTTAGCTCAGTTGATAGAGCACCGGCTCGATAAGCCGGAGGTCGTTGGTTTGAGTCCAACACGACACACAATGCAATATTGCAGAAACAATTAAACAATTATTATGAACAACAACGATTGTACAGAATGCAACGCAGCCGTATGCGTTTTTTGTCAGTTCAATCAAATCGTAAACAACAATGGAAGCGAAAAAGAAACTGAGAAGGTGTAGACGCACCTATGGAGAACGTGAAATGGCAGTTCGCGGTCACCACATGAATGTACGCCACATGAAAAAGTGGTGTGAAGAAAACAATGTTCAATACAAAACATGGAAAGAGGCAGATGATGCTGACATATGTGTAGTATCATTCTCTGATTATGATTTGCATGAACGTCGTGACTCTTGCTTAGAGGACAACGAATCGTATTTCCTTAACGAAAATGATTATGGGAAATGGTGTGAAAATTAAAACATTTGCGGAGAGAATTATCATCTCTACAATGTATTTCGTTGCTCTTTTGGGACTATTGGCAGTAACCGGCATGTCGTATGACGACATGAAGAAAGATGCAAATCTTCACAATACCTGTCAATTCGTTGCATCTGCAATACTCACTATAGTATTCTTAGTAATATTTATCAGTGAGTGGGAAGGAATTAGAAAATCCGACGGTCAGAAATGACCAATTGTTTAATTAAATTCTCATTATCAAAATGAAGAAATTTGTTTATGTTCTCCTGACAATAGTCGGGGTAGTAGCGCTCAGTATTGTGTCTTCGCTGGGCTATAACTACTACGAGGATCAGAAGTATGCTGATTACCTATTAGAAGACACAACAGAAAACGCACAGCTCAAAGAGGCTGTTGCCAGTGTGCTCAATCCGACGTTTATGTCGGTTGATGATGTTTATCAGTTTCGACAACGAATAGCTGATGAAAACTCTATTGATTCAACGTTCCGGGCTATCCCACAGGAAGCTTTAGTTAACATTGCTCAAGTCGTTATTAAACGGCAGGGTAGTGCAACCAAGAGGGATATTGTATATGAATATAGGCAGAATTATAATACTGTCTATAAATTCATTGACTCCTCTATCAGTACAAAACTATCCGAAAGGCCGAAAGATTCATCAGACGTACAGCTTGACAAGCTTCTGAACGAGTCGTCTCCTAAAATTAGGACTGACACAATTATTGACGGCAAGAAATTTACAATCATCGATTAACACTGGCAAAGATGCAGACACGCGCAATCCTTTTAATTTATGAGGGGGAAGCTGCCCCCGATGACACCTTCGTCATAAATCTCCAAACAGCTGTTGGTAAACAAAGCGGAGCAGAAACAGTTCACGCTGTTGTGTTCGATCAGCAGGAAATCGCTCAAGTTCTACTTGCTAGCGATCATGTCTCTGGGGTAGTAAAAACAATGACAAAGGCGACAAAAAAACCCCGAGTTAAAAATACTCCCGAAGATGAGGCCATCATCTATTTCGGTACAATTCTAGCACATGCCCTTGCAAAACCCTTTAACAAGAAGGAGTTTACAGGAGCAGTTCTGAACGCTTACCTCAGACTAGGGCAAGAGGAAGAAAAGAAGCGTTTTGACAATTCGCTAGAAATTCTGTCTAAAGAAGACTTAAACATCTCAGCAAGCCTGATGGATAAGTATAACTTCACTGGACAGAAAATCGCTGTGTTTAAAACTTTATACGGATTTATTTCAAGGTGGTAAGTATATGGGAAAGACATGGCGAGATCGGCCCTCTAAGCGACGCGATATAGAAGTAAAAAAGCACGAAAGAGGTGCACATCGAAAGATGGATCCGTATTGCAGAGCTAACGGAAAGCGATCACACTGGGAAGACCAGTAAGTTTTAGTTAATTTTTTACAATAACAAAATCATTATCAAAATGGCAAACAAGAAAGACGCTGCTCAGCAGCAAAACGGCGTTGTCGACATCGACAACATCAGCACAGTAGTACGTAGAGAAGGTACTGCAAGTGTAGAAATCACTAAGGCAGTGATGGAGAACATCAAGAAAACCAAGGACGACCGTCTGAAGGAAAACATCATGACGCGTTCGCTGCGCTCAGAGTTCCAGCGCAGACTTAAGCTTTTGCAGCTGCAGAAGCGTCGTCATGAGAACAACATCACGCTGAAGTACCTGAAAGAGGCTGAAAAGCTCCAGTATCAGATGTCCGGCTTCTTGCTCAACGAAGAGCACATCACCAAAATGGGCGGCAAGGACGGCAAGCTGGAGATGGAAGTCATCACCGACTATAAGGACGGCAACCCTGTTAAGGAGAAGAAGACATTCGAGCTCAAGAAGGGCGGCGAAGAGGTCTGGGTTCCTGGCAGCATCACCTGTCCTGAGTACGACGATCTGAGCGAGCGTATGGCAGATGCAGAGCGTAAGGAAAAGACCGCTCTGGAGAAGCAGTATGATATCGACAAGAGCAACCTCGAGTCGGAGTATCCTGGCTACTTCTCTTATTCGTGGCGTTGGTAACCCACGGTAGGAACGAATCTATACACAAGTATCTTTGTATCACGTGTAATACACCAATTTGCATTTAGGAAACGGCATTGTAATTAGACAAATAAGACCACGAAGAGTATTGCAAAGGTGTTATGTGAATCGACACATGCCTAAGTATCTTTGTATCAATGGTGGATTCAAACGTCTAGCTAAGACGTAAAATATGCTTTTATGCTCAATAGCAAAACTGTATGTGTGTCATTGTACCAGCTTAGCTCATACAGACTATCAAAGTACGTCTGTACGACATGCGAGTATCTTTGTATCAGTCATATCACCGTACACACTCATAAGCCATTTACAGCCTCTCTGACGCGTTTTATAGTTAAAGTGGAACAGCTGACCACAACGACTGTAAAATGCGCCAGGAGGCTTTAAAATAGCGTCACAGAGCATTGGCGGGTCGCGTCCACCTTTGCTCACAAATATTTATTTGATATGAAACATATATTAGTTTTTTACCAAGTATCTGATGAAAAGGCCGAGGAAATGTTAAAGTCCTTAGAAGATAACCCAGAAGTCAAAGATTATTGTTCATGCAATGAAGTAGACGGAGATGGGGAATCTCCATTATGGAATAGTTATTTCCACGATCTTTAGTGCGAAATCTTAGCGTGTGTGAGGTAAACTGTTCGGACGAGGGAGGCATACCCTCCAGGTCCACTACCAGTTCCGAAAATATACACTCAATCGAACACTGGCGGGGCGACTGTCACGCGCCCCATTTTAACACGGGCCTGAATGCATTTGACGGCAGTGGAAGTAAACACATTAAGCGCTTTGATATAAATTTAACTGGCAATATTAACATTGCAGACTACACGGGCCTCAAGGAGGCTGCGTGAAGTCGGTGCGTACTACCTAAACGCGAACAAAGAGTGAGTAATTTGGACGAGTTAATTCTGCGGGTTCGACTCCCGCACTCACTCCTAGAATCTGTAAACTTTTAAATTATAATTATTATGTGGAAACGAGGAGACACAATCAATGTTCAAGGAGCTATAGAATTAATTCTTGTTCCTGGGTATATAAGTATTGTAAGACCTGTTACAATAATATGTACCGTAGAAAGTAAAACCGGCAAACCTCTGCTCGGATACTTAAACTTTGCACGTGAAGATAGACCAACGGAATTAGCTCCGGAAGACTGTCTGATGCCAAAAGATGTCTATGTTGGCTATTGGTCGTGGGAGTATTTTGGTTATGTCACATTTAGACTAACAGAGGAATTCTTAAATCAACACCCATTGTGCGCAACAATGAAGTACGGGGAACGAATAATTCCTGGACATATTGTACCACAAGTTTCGAGATTTTGGAGAAAGCATGAATTGTATCTGTTAAATCAGAGTTTCTTTACTTTTGTAGGAATAACAAGATTCTTGATCCGGGAACAAGATGAGTGTTACAGAACGCCATTAAAATTATAAAAATATTTATAAAACAAAAAAACAATGAAGAAATCAATTCTATTCCTACTTCTTACAGTACTAATGTGTTGCTGTAAAGAAAACATTGACCAGCAACAGGTCAAAAACGAGAACTTCAAAAAGGAGTTCGTAAGTACCTATGGTGAACCACAAAAAGACCATATGTGGGGATTTGACGCTATTACACGTAGCGCTGATGTAAATGCCAATATGTGGGACTACACGCCAGCTGCCCCTACTCGTACAGAGATAGAGAAAGTGACGCGTTGGTTTGACACACACTACTTTCCTACAAACAGTATCGAAGTAGACTGGATGAACTTTTATGTTCAACACATATCTGGCAAACACTCTAATATGGACTGGCTATATTGCGGCTACGATGACCACATAGCAAACTTCAATGCCAATACTGGTAGTGTTATGAAGATGGTCAACTCTACAACGCTTAATTTCGGTTATCATAATAGTCTTGACAATAAGATGCACAACGACTATTATATAAAAGAAATCGATGGTCAATATTACGTAGGTTTTGATTTTTCTGCTGACGGTATGAATCCTAATCAGCGAGAAAGTCCTGACGGACTGTACAATGATTGGATTGTGAAAATCTCACCGGCATATTCTAAAATCATAATTGCAGAAGATTTAGGTGTACAAAGCACTGATTTCGACTACAACGATGTGGTATTTGGAATAGATGGTGATGTAGTTACATTGCTCGCCGCAGGAGGTACTTTACCATTATATATAGATGGCAATGAAGTACACAATGCGTTTGGAGTAAGTACTAAGACTATGGTTAATACTTATAGTTACAACGAAACGCCACCCGTTCAGTTCAGAATACAAACGAAGAATATAAACGATATACCTATTAAAGTTGGTGATTGTAGTATTCCTTGGTTCAAAGGACAACCATCAGCTAAAATATGTGTAGACGCTGATTACGTTTGGACGACTGAACGAGAGTCAATCGACAAGAAATATCCAAAGTTCAAAGATTACGTTAAAAACCAAACGATAAAATTTTGGAAATAATTATAAAAGTTTATACCAAGTTCTTTAAAAACTGGATATTTTATAACAGTTAAACAAAAAGCATTATCAAAATGAAAAAATGTTTATTGCATGCTAAAAGTCGCACAAATGCTTCGTGGAAAGTAAAAAAGGCGCCGAGTAAGCGACCACTTCTGTCGTCTCTCAAACGAGAACAGAAAGAAGTAGATGAGGCTACAGGAAGGAGAATTAATGCTCACCGAGTAGATCCTTCAAAAATCCACGAAAAACGATTGCTGTTCAACAAAGAACACTTTGGTTGTAAAACGTTCTATCACCAGAATGGTGAAAAGACGTGGATTGTGCCGTTGTCCAAGAAAGAGACGCCGGCTATCACTGTTAAGAGGATCCTTCAGATTCTCGTTCCTTCTAATTTCTTCTACGTTACAGATAAGACAAGGAAGAGAACTGTCTGCAAGAGAGACGTGAGACATCGTGTTGTTTCATCAGAAGAAGTTACAATAAACATTGTAGCGCATGCTGAAAATGCAGCAAAAGAGATGCTTCTTAAGGCTGGTATAGACAAGGATTCTATAATAACCAAAAGGAACGTATGCTATGTAACTTTACACAAACAAGTGTCAGAAGAGAAGATTCGCGAAATGTTCCCAACTCTGCGCATGAGAGTGTTCAAAGTACAAAAATAAAATGATTAGTTTTTACAAAATTCGAGTAGGATATCCAGAAATTCGTACTGTTGATCACATTATGAACAGAAACGTTATCTGGCAACATCGGTATAAAACAGAAATACCGCCTACGCAGAATCTACCGCAGTTATGCTGGTAAAAGATAAAACGTCGTGAGACGTATGTTGAGATTGGATGGGAGTCCTAATCTCTTAGGTGAATGGTAGCTAGGGGTGAAGTATAGTAGCCCCTAGCATAAGGACTTGTAGCTCAGTTGGTTAGAGCAACAGACTCATAATCTGGAGGTCCCAGGTTCAAGCCCTGGCTGGTCCACAACCAATTGGTCTTAGTTTAGGTTTTTATTACTTTAATGAAGCCGGTAGTCGCTGTCTGTGAAGATGGCGGCTACTTTTAAACTAATAACTAATGTTAAACCGGACGGTGGTGTAATGGTAACACTACAGAATGTGTACTTTTGTACAACTATAATGAGAATTTTGCTCGTTATTTATGTATGAAATATAATTGGACAAAAGAAAATATTGAAAGAGTCATAAAAGATTGCGACTCTTTCTGCGATGTGTTGAGAAAATTAAATATCCCAATACAAGGTAATAATGGAATAACATTAAAAAAGAAGATATTATTATATAATATTGACTTTTCACATTTTACTTATGGAAATAAGAAGAAAAAAGGATAGAAACGTAAAGACATAAAAGAATATCTAACAAAGAATTCTACAATAAAATCTGCAAAACTGAAGGATCGATTGATTAATGAAGGATATAAAGAAAACAGATGTGAAATCTGCGGAATATCTGAATGGAATGGTAAACAATTAGTATGTCAGCTTCATCATATAGATGGAGATACGACAAACAATGAATTATCAAATTTACAGATATTATGTCCTAATTGTCATTCTCAGACAGAAAATTATTGTGGAAATTCTAATAAATCAGATACCACATGTCCTTACTGTGGAGGTCCTATGAATTACGGTTCTAAAATGTGTATAAAATGTTATAACAATATACCTAACTGATTGCCCTATAGTATAACGGTAGTACTCAAGAATTTGGGTCTTGCTGCACAGGTTCGAATCCTGTTGGGGCAACTATACAAAAACACGTGTTCTGTCATTCCCGGTTCGAATCCGGGTCGTCCAACTAATTTTTAACTGTATGAACGGATACAAAGCAATGCTGGGGGACAGAATGCCCCTTATGTTAAACTTGGCGTTGAAGTGGTGTAAAGCCAA